TAAAAAAATGGCTTATAAGGATCCGGAAGACAAAGAGGATTGCATGGCATTTGCTATGGAGGATCTTTGTAAATATTGGGACAGATTCAATCCGGAAAAATCTAACAATCCATTTGCTTATTTTACCCAAATAGCTAAGAATGGATTTGCAAAAGGATGGAAGAAACTGCATCCTCCGAAAAGTCCTAAGATGATACCATTCAGTTATATAACTGGTGACGATAACACTTATAACGTTTAATCCTAATCCGAATGACCGATATAAAGAAGGTAAAGCCTAATGGTGATTATAAATCTGGAAAATTTGAGCCATCTAAGCCAGAAAAGTATATTGGTGACCTCCATAATATAATATACAGGTCTTCCTGGGAATATCGTTTTTGTGTTTATTGCGATACCAATGATTCTATATTAAAATGGAGTTCCGAACCTATAGCAATTAAGTATTTCAATCCACTGGATAAGAAAGAACATGATTATAATGTGGATTTCTATATAAAGGTACTCAAAGAATCTGAAGAAGAGCAAGAGTGGATTATCGAAATAAAACCCGAAAGACAAACACAAAAGCCCATCTACGAAGGAGCTATGACTCTTGCTAAGTTAAAGTCATATAATCACAGTATGCAGGTATGGATAACAAATCAGGCAAAATTCAAAGCAGCAAAGGAATGGGCAGAAAAAAGAGGGTTTAGATTCGGTGTGGTCGATGAAAAATTTCTATTTAAAAGTAGATGACCTATTCAGAATTAGTATTAGAATATAAAAAAGAATTTCCCAGTATTGCAGATCTTGTAAGGAATACCGATGATATATTTACAGAAAAGTATTTCCAAGGCGGGAAATCGGAGAAGAAATTCTCACCCCCGTTTATCCCTGGCGAGATATACTCCTTTCCCTATCCTACAGACAGCGAGGTCACAGAGAAAAGAAAGTTTATAGACAGAAATCCCATAGTGCTATGTACTGATTCTTACCAGACAAAAGAAAATGGGATTATACTCTCCGGTATAGATTTAATAGTAACTCCTCCCGAATATAGAGTGAAAATATTAGGTAAGATCTATGATAACTTTACTAGCATCATAGAGAAAAACCAAAATCATTACACAAAAGGTGGAGCAATAACCCCACTGCCTTTAACAAATATAAATCTTAAAAAAATTCTTTTGGGTACGGGATATGAGTATTCAGTCTTCGGATTTAAGACAACATTCATAAGGGAAATCAGCATTTTAGATCTAGATGACTGGTATAAAATACCATATCTTAGAAAATCTCAAGTAGAGGGCTTAGATATAGCAGGGATATATAAGGAATACCAATCGAAATTAATTTGAGTTTCGTAACTAGAATAACTAAAAATATACTAAATGGCCGGTTTTGTAGATAATAATGATCCATCCCAATCTCCTGTTATACAGAGGATTAGGGAATCGGTGAGAAAGCTAAGCACTTTTGGTATGAAATATGATGACATGGTCATCAGAAATTCACAAGCAGTTGGTGTAACTGAAGCTGCATTCTTAAACAAGAATAAGGCTAATGTAGAAGATGAAAGCATGCTTTGGACATTAGCGAAGCAGGATATTACTACAAGACAATTCATTTCATATTTCGATAAAGATTATAAGGGTAAAAGAGATTATTTAAGAAAATTCTCGCTTAATCCCGAAATAGAATGGGTACTAGATACTATATGCGATGAGGCTATATCTTATGATCCGGCTAACTTTTTTGCATACCCTGATTTTATTGATATAACTAATATCAATGAGAAACTTAAAGATGAGTTATATGAGAATTACAAGAAGCTTTATGATATATGGGGATTCAGTGATGATATAACAGGATGGCAATACTTCAGACAGTTTTTAGTTGATGGATTTTTATGCTTTGAGATCATATATGATGATGACGGTAAGTATATCGTAGGATTCAAAGAATTAGATTCTGTTACTATTGTACCATCGGTTGAGAAACAAATAGACGGTACCTTTATTAATACCTGGACACAATTTCCTCAGGACCCAAAAAGGAGAAGAGTACTTTACGATCCACAAATAATTTACATTTCATACGCTAAGGGAAACTCTATATCTAGAGTAAGTTACATTGAGAGATTAATTAGGCCCTATAATATTCTAAGGATTATAGAATATACCAGAATTATATGGTCAGTAATGAATTCTTCATTCAGACTAAAGATGACAGTTCCTATTGGTACTAAATCTCCTCAAAAAGGTATGCAGACTTTAGGAGAACTTATGAGTATTTATAAGGAAGACATTCAGCTAAATGATGATAGCGGAGAATTACTGGTAGACGGTAAACCTAAGATACAGTTCTATAAGAACTATCTGATGCCTTCTGGGGTTAACGGTACACCTACTATCGAGCCAGTTAATACAGAAGGACCAAATCTTAATGATCCCGCACCTTTATCATATTTCTTTGATAAGTTTGTCCAGGAATCGAAAGTTCCGCCCTCTAGATTTCATACACCCGACGGGGGTAATACTTCTCCCTACTCTAACGGTGCAGAAGGATTGGACAAGGAGGAGATAAGGTTTGCCAAATTTATCGAAAGATTAAGATCTGTATTCCAAGAGATATTAGTCAAACCACTCTGGATTCAGATGGCTAAGAAATATACACATTTAGAAAAAGATTTCATGTTTAAAAGTCAAATGGGACTTGACTACTTTTCTGATAATCCATTTAAGATTAATCAGGAAATGGACGTGATCAACAAAAGAAAAGAATCTGTTACTGCTATGTCCGGATTAGTTGGTGATGAGGAAAAGCCTTATTTCTCTACTGCATTTCTTATCGAAACATTCCTTGGTATGTCTAGACAAGATATCATTGCAAATAGAGAGGTCATGGATAGAAAAGCGAAGGAAAAGAAAAAGTCAGAGGATAAAGAAGGCGGAGAGAAGGGTGAAGAGGGAGAAGAAAAATCAACCCAAGTAACATTATAAAAATAAGAAATGGCAGGATTTTTAGATTTTTTAAGACCTAACGAGTCAGCTCTAGGCAACATAATAAGGAACCTAGGAAAGGTTTCCAAGTTTGGTATGCAGTATGATGATATGGTCGTTAGAAACTCTCAGGCCATAGGTAAAACAGAAGGAGCTTTCTCTCAGCAGGGGACTGGATTTACCCAGGATGATGCTTTCTATTGGACAGCTTCCTATCAGGATACCAAGGTAAGAAAATATATTGCTTATTTCGATAAGGATTATATAGAAAAAAGAAACTTTTTAAGAAAATTTTCACTAAATGGAGAAATTGAATTTATACTTGATACTATTACAGACGAATCTATCACATACGACGATAGAAATTATTTTGCTAATCCTTCTTTCGTTAATCTAGATATTAAGGAAAAGGTAAAGGATAAAATAGCCGATCACTATAACAGGATTTATAACGTTTTTGGATTTCAGAATTCTATACTAGGATGGCAGTATTTTAAACAATTCCTAATAGATGGATTTCTTGCTTTCGAGATTATCTATGATAATAAGGGTAAGGAGATAATAGGATTCAAAGAATTGGATGCTTCTTCACTTCAGCCAGCGGTTGAAAAAATCGGAGAGAATGAATATCAGCAATTTTGGATTCAGTATCCTAAGAATCCACAAATGACCAGGAAGCTTACAAACGAGCAGATTGTCTATATCTCTTATGCTAAAGGAAACAGTGTATCTAGGGTTAGCTATATTGAGAGATTAGTTAGATCGTATAACATCCTTAGAATCATGGAAAATTCCAGAATAATCTGGAATGTTATGAATGCTTCTTATAGACTTAAATTTATTATACCTACCGGAAGCCAATCACCTCAAAAAGCGATGCAAACTTTAGGACAGCTAATGTCAAACTATAAGGAAGATATCTCAATTAATGACGCATCGGGAGAATTAACGGTTAACGGAAGACCTAAGGTTCAGTTTTATAAAAACTATCTATTCCCGGAACAGAATGGACAATCACCTCAAATTGAGTCACTTAATCCAAGCGGACCTGATTTCAACGTTATGGATAATGTTCTTTATTTCTATAACAAGCTTAAAATGGATTCAAAGATACCTTATGCTAGGTTTGCATCCAGAGCTTCTGGTCCAGTTAACTATCAAACAGGAATAGATCAATTGGAAAGAGATGAGATAAGATTTGAGAAATTTCTAAGAAGATTAAGATCGATATTTCAAGAGATATTAGTAAAACCTTTATACATTCAGATGTGTTTAGATTTTCCTGAACTATCTAGGGATAGAAGCTTTAAAACAAATCTTGGATTAGATTTTCATAGGGAAAGTGAATTTGAAGAAATGGTTCAATTAACCAATTTTTCTAAAAGAAGTGAATTCATCAAAGGCCTAGGAGAACTTAAGGTTAAAGCAGGGGAAGAGGAAAAAGCATATTTTGATAATGATTATCTTATTCAAAGATTCCTTGGATTAACACCAGATCAATTAGCAGCTAACGAATCTTACAAGAAAAAAGAGGCAAAAGAAGCTCCTAAAGCTGAAGCCGCTGAAGGAGAAGCTGCTCCAGCTGAAGGTGCGGAAGAAGAAGCACCTGAGGTAACCTTATAGGTATTTTCTTAATACAGCTTATAGTCAGTTATAAGCGACTCTACTCATTATATCAGCATAACACCTTCAATATACCGTATGACTCAATACAGTATGGTTAAAATGTGAAATAGAAGATATTAAATACCCTTCGCCATTGTACTAATTTTCTTTCCGAAATTATCAGGAATAATTTTTTTTAACCGTTATCATTCGTTATATTTGTAGAAAATATACAATATATGAAATTTGATGAAATGGTAAACAGTATTAAGATTCTAAAGGTAGTAGAATCTCTAACAGGTGATGGCTCGCAAAAAGCAAAACAGGTATTAATTAAGGAGTCAATAAATCCTCAAATGGAGTATATCCTGGATACATGCTTTAATCCTTTTGTTACTACTAAGCTGCATAAGCTAAATTTCCCACCCCAGTGTAAAGAGCATAATCCTAATTTATGGGAGGAGTTTAAAGATTTGGTTGAAGATTTAAAGAAAGCACCCGCTGCAAACGATTCGCTAAGATCTAGAGCGGAAACATTATTATCCTCTAAATTATCAGAGGTTGAAAGCGAAGACGAAGAACTCCGCAAGACTCTTATGAAGATATTAACCAAGAGAATGAACATAGGGATTGGAGCAAAGCTAATTAATAAGGCACTTTCTAGAGAGCTAATCCCAGATCCTTCCTTAATGCTAGCTACCGACGATCATTCAACAATCGATAAATGGGACAAAATCTATTGTGAGGAAAAATATGATGGCGTCCGTGTGATTGCAGTATATAAAAATGGTGAGATAACATATTTTACCCGGGCATTCAATGAGCTTAATGCCTCTTGCTTCCCTAAGATAACTTTCGATTTAAAACTTTGTATGATAAACTCAGGTTTATCTGGTAATTGGTTTTTTGACGGCGAATTAACAGACTTAAATAGAAAGTCAGTTAGCGGTAAGGTGACACAAATACTAAAGGGAACAGCCAGTGTTAATATAGAGAGTGGATTTTTATTTAATGTTTTTGATTTCGATGAACTTGTAACCTTAGATAAAGGAGTTGGTGTTTTAGAGTATATTGATAGGAGACACACTTTAGAAAAAATTACCAATGGATTATCCGATGAATCACCAGTTAAGCTTGCCCAGATGTGGGAGCTTTCTGATCCTGGCGAAGTCCCTGCAATTTATAAAAAAATCGTAGATATTGGCGGCGAGGGTGTTATCTGTAAAGACAACGGTGCTTATGAATGCAAAAGGTCCAAATCCTGGGTTAAGTTCAAAGAGGTTAATGAATGTGACCTTGAAATTACAGGATGGTATCCTGGTGAAGGTAAAAGAGAAGGTTATATCGGTGGATTTATTATGACTGATGCTTCGAAGACACTTAATGTTAAAGTTGGATCAGGATTCACTGATCTTGATTTACAATCTTTAAGTAAAGATCCCGATTCACACATTGGAAAAATCGCAGCAGTTTTATATAACGTCACTATTACAGATAAGCACGAGAATAGATCTCTTTTCTTACCACGTTTTGTAGACATTAGACAGGACAAAGATTCTTCAGACGATCTTTCTTCGAAATTTTAAGAAACAACTTCATTTTTTAACTATAGAAACAATATGATACAGGAACTTTTAACAGAAAAGCTTAGACCAAAGGAGCTTAAGCATATGATTCTCCCTCATAGGATATCGAATCTTTTTACGAATGGCCTAGGTCATAACGTACTTTTAAGCGGACCTCCTGGATGTGGCAAAACAACTCTTGCCAAAATCTTAGCTAACGGCTATCCTAGTATATTTATAAATGTCTCCGACGAGAGCTCGGTAGAAACTATCAGAGTAAAAATAAATGACTTCTGTTCTACCATTTCTGTAATGGATGGAAAATCATCTAAAAAAATAGTTATTTTAGATGAGTTTGACGGAGCTTCCGACCAATTCTATAAAGCACTAAGGGGAACAGTCGAAAAGTTCGCTGGCAATGCTAGATTCATTGCTACATGTAACTATATCAATAAGGTTCCTGATGCAATCCAAAGCCGTTTTGAACTTATTGATTTCAACCCTGTAAATAGTAACGAGGAGGAGGAATTAAAAGCAGAATGGAATAAAAGAATAGGGTTGATTCTTGGAAAAATTGGGATTGAAATAGATTCCGAATCTCTTGTTGAGTTTCAGAAGAATTATTATCCTGATTTTAGATCAGCTCTTAACAAGGTTCAAACATGGATGATTGAAGGTATAAAGAAAGTAGATTCTGCAAAAATAAATGAGCTTGGCTGGTCATACGAGGATTTATATACCCTCATAACAACATCGAAAGATCCTGTTAAAAATTATCAAAATATAGTAGGTGAATATAACGGAAAGGTTGATGAGGTAATGTCTGCACTTGGCGAGGAGTTTATAAATTGGATAATCAATAATAAACCTGAATTAAAGAAGATAATTCCTGCTGTCATCGTATTGGTTGCAGAACATCAAGCTCAAAGGACTCAAGTTATAGACCCTATTGTTTCTTTATTATCACTCGTGTTTCAAATACAGAAACTAACCGATTGATATGAAAGATAGTTGGAGAAGAATAATAATAGCAGGAAAAGGAGGATCTGGGAAGGATCATTTAGTTAAACTTCTAAAGGGGAAAGATCTAATATATTCAGTTTCGCATACATCTAGACCTCCAAGAGAGGGTGAATTCAATGGTGTAGATTATTACTTTATTACTTACGATAAGGCTACGGAAATGATTGGGAGGGGCGAATTTTATGAATGGGTCGAATTTAATAGCTGGTTCTATGGAACGTCTCTTGATGAATTCTATAGAGCTAATCTTTTTATAATGACCCCTTCTGGAATAGAAAAACTTAAACCTGAAGATAGAAAAGAGTCACTTATAATGTTCATCGATATTGACGAACATACATTAAGGGAAAGACTAGCAGGAAGAAACGACGCAGATAAATCGGAGAGAAGAATTCAAGCAGACAGGGAAGATTTTAAAAACTTTTCTGATTTTGACTGTATAATAACAAACCCAAACTTCACAATAGATGAGGTATTAGAAAAAATAGGAGGAGGAAATGATTAATATACTGATAGATGGCAACTACATATTCCATAAAACATTTGGGGTATTTGCAGGATATGGATCTAACGTAGATCCAGGGAAAGTACTGAAAAGCAAATCAGATCAATCTATGTTTATTAGAAAAATTGCTACTGATTTATGCTCATCACTGAAGATGCTACCTATAGGGGGAAGATTAGTTTTTGCATCAGATAGTAGAAGTTGGAGAAAGGACGTAGAAATTGAAGATGGCGGATATAAATCGGGAAGGGTAAAGGATGAAAATGTAGACTGGTCAATTTTCTTTGATCTCATGCAGGCGTTTGGAACTCACCTAGAAAAAATGGGATTTATTTTTTCTAAAGTGGAGGGAGCAGAAGGCGATGATCTTCTTTTATATTGGTCAGAAAAATTCAACGATATAGGGGAAAGCTGTATTATAATAAGTGGTGATAAAGATTTACATCAGCTTGCTAGAATGAAAGGGCCTGATATCTGGACAGCAACCTGGAACAATAATTCTAAAAATAATGTACTTTCGGTACCTAAAGGATGGAAGAAAAATTGGCTAGACGAAACAAAAAGTGAGGTAAGCATATTTAATATGGGATCTACTATTTCTCCCGAGAAAGAAAGACTCAAAGATTTCTTAAAGAAAGTTGATATAGAAGAGATAGACAGCTTTCCGTTTATATTCAATAAGATATTAATAGGTGACAAGGGTGATTCTGTACCCAGCGTATGGGAATTTGAAAACGCAGGAAAGATTACTAGGTTTACCCCAAAGAGTGCAGAGAAAATCTATGATTTACTAATCGAATCGGAATGGAAAAATTTATCGATAAAATCATTAGTTGGTGATGATGATTTTTTAAATTGGATATCCCCATTAATTCTAAAGATATGCAAGGGAGTTGATAGCACAGAAAATAGGATAAAGGTAAAGAATAATTTTTTAAGAAATACCAAACTTATGTGGTTAGATAACATTGTGATACCGGAGAATGTTTCTTTCTCATGTAAAATGGAAACAACAAGAGGGATTAAGCTAGAAAAAAAATCAGTAACACTGGATAGAATAAAAATATTAGACGGAACAGAATGGATAGTTACCCCAGTCCAGCCTAAAGGATTTGATCCATTTGAAAATTTCTTAAAATAATACACTATGCAATTATTTGATATTATAAAACTTATTTTTAATAACAAAGCAAACGAATGGAAAGCTGTTGGTAAAATAGATAAGTCTAGAAACTTTTTTATGATCAACAGGATAATGTCTATACAATTCCCCGTTCAAGCAAATCAGTTCAATAAGATGAAAATCGTACCCGCACCGGTGGTAGATTGGTGGCACGGAACTCTTTCAGCAAGGTTTTCCAAACCCCCAGTTTGGTTATATACAAAGACTAAGAAATCTGAAGGAATTAAGATAGAGGAGGTTAAAGCGTCAGAATTAATAGAATCTTTCATAAGAGATAAATATAGGGTATCCAAAAGAGACATAGAAACTATTAAGAATTTTTATCCAGCTAAATATGCTTCTTGGGTATCTGATATATCAGACCAGGCAGGGCTTCAAAAATAGAAATATATAAGAAATGAAGAAACCGAATAATAAACTAATTGACAAGGTTATTTCCAGCTTGGATTGGGACTCTATTATCGGGGTTAATAAATGCTTTAAGATAGGGGTAGGCGAGGGAACATCAGTAATCCCTGGTATTAAGAGAAAGGTATTTTCAGATACTTTAAATAAAAATGACATTAAATCTGAGCTGAAGATGTTGCTTAACTATGCTATCGATAATGATGTGGCCGAGCTTTTCTATGGACCTTGGATGATATTCTGGGTTAATGGGGAATGGGTAGAATTAAGTGATGACGACTATGATGATGAAGACGATGAACCTTCTAGAGGTGATATAAAAGCGGGATTAAATATAAGATTTGATTCTAGCTTGGAAGTTATTTATTCGCCACAAAGAATTCATGTAATAGGCAATACAGAAAAAAATGATATAACAAAGGATGAATCCGATATTATCAGACTGGAAGCAATGCTTAAAAAAGCAATCGATACAGAGAATTTTGAATTAGCTACAAAAATAAAAGATCTTCTAGCGCTTCAGAATGGCGAGGCCTCCGAAGATAAATAGCATAATGAAGTATATTAAATCAATAAACGAGGACTTTGGTGGAGAAAGCGGAGCTTTTGGTGATACCTATGGTTATGGAGGAGCTAATGGCGTCCTAAAAATAAACTATAAACCTTTTAGCGATTTATCAATTTCTGTCGGTACTGACCCCAATATGCCAACCAATGTAAAGGGCGACGAATATAAGATAGGTGATGTGGTAATAGCTGAACCGTTAGATTCAAAGGACAAAGTAACTGGTGTTATTGTTAGAGCATTCAGAAATCCTAATAATATAGGCTATAGATATTTCATTCAAGTTTATAATAAAGGTAAAAAGACTGAAAGAGTTATAGAGATTAAGGGTAATACAGTTAAGTTTGCAGAAGGTGGTGAACACGGTAACATTTCCACAAAAACCAAATACAAAAACAGCGAAATCGTTGATAAAGGATATAATTCTAAAACTGTTTATAATTCGTCCGAGTTAGGACTGGAAACAACCGGGGGCTAATTTAACAGAAACTAAAAATACTTTTATCAGTACAATCTTAAAAAGATTAAATGATATTAGGACAAACGCCACCGAAATTATCTTATATAGGTCCACACTCTGAATCATATGATATAAACTACCCGATAAATTCATATGAGGAGTTTCTCTGTGTAATTAGAGATAATATAAAATTAAATCTTGAGCTCGATATAGAGATCACATGTATAGATGTATGTAATTTTAAATTTTCACCAAATTTCTTTAATGAAGTAATAGAGGAGGAATCCGCTGTATCGAATATAATCGACGAGATAAATTCGGCAATAACTAAAAATGATCTCAGAATATTTCTATGTATAAACAGGGAGTATTTTTTAGGTACGCAATTAGATAATATTAAGAGCTCTACAATATCGTTACTATCCAGACTATCTAGCATTCTGGATTTAATTGGGATTAACTACCCGTCTATAATGGTTAGAGTTGGATCAGCTTATGGAAATAGAAGAAATACTATGGATCTCTTTTGTGAGAGATTATCGGAGATGGACAGTACAGTCGTTTCTAAACTTTGTGTTGTTAATGATGACAAACCCAGTCTTTTCTCAGTTACTGATCTTCTATCTGGTATTTACTACAGATCTAATATTCCAATATGTTTTAGGCTATTGCCACATCAGTTTAATGATGGTGGACTTAGTATAAGAGAAGCCCTTTTTCTTTCCTGCTCAACCTGGAAGGCTGGGCAAAAACCTGTATTTATACATTCAGAGTCACAAGAATGTGATGCTTATGGAATACCATCTATACCAAAGCAATCAGAATACCTCAAAAGAAGGATACCAACATTCGGCTTGGATATAGACGTAATCATAGAATCCCCAGCAAGAGAAGATGCATGCTTAAAATACAGAATGGATCATAAATCTCTTCCCCCTATAGTAATAAATAAAAATTCGAAGAAATAATTTTTATTCCCGCGATATTCTATTATCTTTGTAAAAAACCAAATTATGTTTAAAAAAGAAGACATTTATAAATATCTTTATTTTGATGTTGAGACCGCAGCTCTTTATAAGGATCTCGAAACATTACATGATGCTAATCCCCGTTTATGGCAGCTATGGAAAAAGAGGGAAGCATATTATCTTGGAGCATATCCATCATTATCTGCTGAGGACCCAGAAGCTATCTATAAACAAAAGGCTGGATTAGAGCCTGAATTTTCTCGTGTTGTGTGTGTTTCCTTTGGATCATTTACCGATACTGGGGAGGTGAGATTCGCATCTTTTTATGGAGATGATGAACATGACATTCTAACTAAAACAGCTAAGGTGCTTAATAATGCAGCTTCAAAAAATTGGAAGTTGTGCGGTCATAATATAAAAGGATTTGACGTTCCATGCTTAGGTAAAAGAATGGTCTATAATGGAATCAATCCTCCAGCAAATATTAGAATCTGGGACAAGAAGCCATGGGAGATTCCGTATGTTGATACATCAGACGTGTTTGCTTTCGGTAGCTGGACACATCAAAAATACTTAAGCCTTGATCTTCTTTCTTGTTCTCTTGGTATAGAATCACCTAAGGGAATAATGGACGGGTCCAAAGTAAATGATTCATTCTGGGTTGATAAAGACTATGAAAACATTAAAACGTACTGTGAACTCGATGTTAGTACAGTAATGGAAGTTATGCTAAAGGTATGCTTCCCTAGCTAAATATTCAGTTTATAATAACATCTAAAGCTTTTCTTTGATATATACAAGAAAAGCTTTTTTTTGTGGGTTCAGTATTATCTTATAAAAATTACATTAACTTATCTTCTCCTATACTAGAGAGACAGGTAAATCCATTCTATCACGATGAGCTAAACCCTATTTTTTGGACTAAGAAAACCAAGGGAGATGATATTGAATGGACATTAGACCAGAGGGTTAGAAAAAAACTTCTTAGGATAGCAGGTGAATTCTTTGAAAAATTTGATGATATACTTAAGGAAAAGGATATAGTTGATATTCAATTAACCGGATCACTAGCCAATTTCAATTACACGGGGTTATCGGATCTTGACGTTCATGTAATAGTTAACCTCGAAGGTGTCGATGACGACAATCCGCAAATACTTAAATCAGCTTTAGATGGAATAAGATTCATTTGGAATCTAAGACATAATATATCAATTAGAGGATATGATGTTGAGCTATATGTACAGGATGCAAAAGAACCCCACACAGCATCTGGATTATTTTCTCTAATGAATAATGAATGGATAAAGAACCCAGTATTTGATCCGCCAGAGATAGACGAGAAGGATGTGAATAAAAAATTCGAGGCTATGGCATACGAGATTGAGCAGCTTCACACTAGACTAGTAGCTTCTTCAGTTCTACCACACAATGCAAAAGAGCTTTATAAGAGAAGTACTAAGCTGAAAGAGAAAATTATGAAGATGAGAAAAGAGGGATTAAGTAAAGATGGTGAGTTCTCTATAGGGAATTTAACATTTAAGAAGCTTAGAAACGAGGGATATATAGAAAAGTTAATAGATGTAAATTCCGAGTCTTACGATAAAATATACACAGAAAAATAAAAATACAATGATAATATTATTAGCAACAGACGGTAAATATGCTAGAGGAAACGATTTCCCCATGTTTACTATACCTATTAAAATGGAGGGAGCAACAAGTCAATCACTCGAAGACTTTCAGTGGTGGGCATACTCATCAGACTTTAAAAATTGGTTGGATAAAAACCCTAGCGAATGGGTTGCTGATTCCGAAGAAATACCAAACTACGGGGATATTTCTGAGATAATTAGGGAATCTTTAGGAGGCAGCGGTTACTCTATGCAAAAAGCATTAAGGGAATCTAATGAATTTCAGCCAGAAGGAAGGGTATCTAAATTTGGTGATTTCATTTCCAATTCAGTATTTGAAGATGCTGCCAATACTAAGTCAGAAGAGGAAAAGGTTGTAAAATTCCACTTTGCCTATAATAAATTAGAGGCGGACGGAAAATTGGATAGTGAATTTATTGTTAAGAGCCAGACACCAGGAAATTCAAAAGCTGTTTTTCTTTGTCTGGAAGATCAGGAGTCTGGGGCTAATCTAATTGAGACATTAGATGCCTATAAGATGATGCCTCTAGAGACAAATAACAAAAACTCTAAGTTTATGTTGTTTGACATCAGTGACAGAAAACTAACTGGAAAAGTAGATGAAGATTCTACTGGACCTGGTTTAGCAAAGGACGCACTTAATACTGGTATTAAAGTAGCTACTTATGCTGTAGCAGGAACCGCAATATTTGCTAGCCTTAAATATTTAGGTGGTGCAATTGTTCTAAGAAGAGGTTGGAAAGCAATAAAGTTTCTAAGAACAGGAAAGACTGCAGTAAAATCAGCTAGCCTGCTTACTAAAGCCAGTAAAGGTATAAAGGGAATTTGGAGCGCAGTAAATCCAATGAAAGCAGTTTCATTCTGGAGTAAGATAGGAAAGGCCGGGGTAGAAGGAGCTAAACTCCAGAGATCATTGGGCAGAATGCAGAATGCAGGTATAGCAGCAAAATCTTTAGGTATGGTCAAAGGATTTGTTACTGGAGCTAAAGCCGCAGGAAGTCTTGTTAAAGCAGCTGAATTGACAAATCCGATAGGTTGGGCACTTTTAGCTATTAATGCTGTCGGATCAACTTGGAATTGGTATAGTGGAAATCAAGCTCCTAGATTAGGAAACGTCGATGATTTTGCTAAAGAATCATTCGATCCAAAATCAATAAAGATTGGTGTGCCCATCACCGTATGTTGGTCACAACCTGCTGGAGGATGGGGAATGGCTGTTTCATTCTTATTCAGCAATGAGACTAGAACAACGATGGAGATAGTAAAGGTTGCAGATACAGGATCCGAATCAGTATTCATATTAAGCCAGATCAACTCGAAAGAAGTACAGAAGCAAATATCAAAGTATGATCTAACTTTAATCTCATTTGATAATAGTGATGTGGTAGAAAGAGGCTATTTCGATAATGAAGATCTTGATTTTAAAATGTTATCTATCGAGAATGATCTTAATGCTCTGTTTAATTACCAAGGTTCATGTGATTGGGAATTATTTGAGTCCGAGTTTGATAATTCGTCTGGAACATTATTGATATCTGATCCGGATGCACCAGAATCGTATGAGTTTCATTTCAGTGACTCTGAGGATAATATAATAAATGTTGTTGGTAAAAAAGTAACCACTGAGGAATTATCTAAATATTCTTCTGCTGATCTTGATAGGATTTTTGGAGTTACCTTATCAAGAGAGACTGAAAATAAAATAGAAACTGCTGAACAAAAACCTGTTGAGGATGAAGAGAAGGTAGAGGTAGAGGTTAATGATAACTTAAATACATCGTCTCAGGTAATAACTAAATTCTCGGACTTTAAGAAACAAGGGTATCCTGTATTAGAAGACGAAAACGTTCAGACTAAAACAGTAAGCGGAAATTCGGTAGAAGGAACGGATGATATGGATTCTAAAGGATCACAAATGATAGATCTAACTTCTGAACAAAAAAGCGGACCTGCAGAAATAGCAATCTATATTGTTGTAGAGAGGGATTATGCAGATCCTAAGCTTAGAGGAAAATATGAGACGGGTGATTTTACCAACTTCTTATTAGATCCTATCGACTGGGAGGCTAGAAATGGTGATTCAATTGAGATTGAGCCTAATACCGATGAGATGCTGGAAGAAACTAAAAGAGGACTTTATAATTACGTAGAAAAGAAAGAAGAGATTAAACCAGTTGTCAAAGATGAGGTTCAAGATGCTGATGACTCTAATAATGATAAGGATAAGGATAAGGAAAAAGAGGTAGATATCAAGGCGGATGATTATTATATAAAAACTAATGCCAAAGACGTTGATATTAAGGATAGAAAAAATTCTACAGTTATAAAAGACACACAATTGCCTGGAGGTGTCAATCTCTTTGATACCATATTAACCACAAGGGATAAGGAGGCACTTAAGATAGAAAATTGGAAAACAATAACTTTTGCAAAAGAATTTTTTGACGATAAGGGGGATACTACAGAGGTTAAGTTTAAAAACAGATATGCTGCTTTTGGAGATAAAACAAGAAAATATAGGGTGACAGATGGTGAAGCCTTTGAACTTGCTAAAAGATTTGTTGAGCAGACAAAGGATAGAATAAAATATGAATAAGCAAAAAAATAATTTTTTCTGTCGATATATAATAAACATAAAAAAGTAGTATAAAAACATGCCACAACTGCAATCAATAAACGAAAACATGGTATTCATCCTCGAAAGACAGAATTCCGTTCTAGAAGCTAAAAAGTCTGATAAAGATGATTACGTTCTGGAAGGTATTGCTGCTGTTTTCGGTAAAGAGAACAACAACAATAGAATTTACGAAGAGAGCGAATATCTACCTCACCTAGATTATTTAAAAGATAAGATATCTCAGAATAGACTAGTTGGAGAATTAGATCATCCGGAGAAATTTGACGTATCACTTAAGAATATCTCACATATGGTGACAGATCTTAACTACGACAAAAGCAATAGGGATCTTAAAATTAAGGTTAAGCTTCTTGATACCCCAGCGGGTAGAATAGCTAAGAATCTAGTAGATGCTGGTGTTCCTCTTTCTATTTCTTCAAGAGCAGCTGGATCCGTTGGCAACGATAAGAAGGTGGCGATTAAGAAAATTTTTACCTATGATCTAGTAGCAGATCCTGGATTTAAGGATGCTCAGCTTGAAAGAGTATATGAGAGTGAAGGGTTTACATCTCAATATTTTCAAGCAATGAAAAATAATAGCATATTAAATTCATTAGAATGCTTAAATGAATCTTTAGGTATCGAAAAAGAATCTTCACTGAAGATATATAAAGTTGAAAATAACGAAGAATTCAACAAAATCGTGAATAAATCAGACAATAAAAATAAATCAGTCCTTATGGAGAACAATGAATTTGTTACTGCGGAGGAGCTTAATCAGTATTCAGTATTCTTGAAAAAAGAAATGGATTCGATGAAAGCAGCTATCGCAGAGGCTAAAACCCAAAAAACATCGCTAAGCGAATCCGAAGATTTAAGTAAAGCTAATGATGCTCTTGAGGAAAGAGTTGCTAAGCTTGAAAAATATGCAGAATATTTAGCTGAGAATTTAGAAGATTCTATTAAGTATGGCGAATATCTTGCAGAAAACTTAGATAGCAATATTAGCTACAGTAAATATTTAGCTGAAAATCTAGACAAAAATATTTCTTATGCTAAATATCTAGCTGAGAATGTTGACAAATCTATTTCTTATTCAGAGTATGTAGCTGAGAGCGTAGATAAGAACATCGAGTATTCTAAATACCTAGCAGAAAAATTAGATCAAAGCGTTCAATATTCTGAGTATCTAGCAGAAAACGTAGATAAAGGTATTGCTTATTCAGAATATCTTGGCGAAAGCTTAGATAAAGGTATTGCTTACACTGAGTACGTTGCAGAAAAATTAAACAACGGAATCGAATACACTGAATACATTGCAGAGAATCTAAACAAAAACATTGAGTACTCTGATTATTTAGCAGAGAATGTTAATAAAGGATTAGATTATTCAGAATACATTGCGGAGAAATTAAACAAAGGTATTGCTTACAGTGAGTATATTGCAGAATCAGTTGCTAACAAATTGCCTGTAGGATCTACGCAATCATTAATAGAAAATGTAAATCTATCTGCAGAAGCAGGTCTTAACGAATCTGGCTTTGCTGGAAACTACGAGAACCTAACTTCACAGATTGATTCATTAATAGAATCGGTTAAGACACAAAAAACCGCTTCAAATATCAACGAAGCTGCTAAAGCAGTAAGAACATCAGCCGAAACACAAAAGGCTAACGAAACAACTCTTAACGAGTCAGAAGACACCTCTAAAACAGGTCTTAAGTTTATTGACCAAATGCCAGCAGAATATGCTCCGGTATGGGAATCTTTATCTGAAGGACATCAGCAATCAATTGTTGCTCAGTCAAACTTCTATAATTTAGATACACCTTATCAGATCAAAAATTTCTGGTCAACACGTCAGCTTGGAGCTAAAACAGTTGGAGTACAAAAACTTGACGAGAGTGAAAATGTAGCCGAGACTGCAAAACCACAAGGATATTCTTCAGATTATATGAATTATATTGCTTCTGCACTTGAGCAAAAATTTCCAAAAAGATAAAAACAAAAAAAACAACTAAAATCATGAAATTGATAAACGAACAAGAAATCTATGAAACCTGGTCACCTCTTATTGAGAGCAAGGCTGGTATCACAGACGAGAACAAAAAAGGATGGTTGACTAAATATTGTCATTACCATTCATTAAATGAATCTGCTGGTGCATACAACTCACTAGGCGTAGTAAACGGTATGGGTACTGTTGCTCCTCCAGCATTCCCAGGAGCATCATTTGGTGGTGCTGCTGCTTTAACAACTGGCGCAAACGCTGGTTTTTACAACAACACTTGGCAAGGTTCAGGCGATAAATTCCCTTCATTACTTCCATTAGCTATTCAGGTAGCTGCGAAGACTGTAGGTTTTGATATCGTTCCTGTTATCCCTATGTCAGGTCCAACTGGTATTCTGTCTTACTTAGACTACGTATACGCAGGTGGTAAAGTAGCTGCTGCTGCTGCTAGTTCAGCTGCTGATCAGTTAGCTTCTGCTCCTTCAATGATTAAATTCCCAGTTTACCAAACTGCTGCAGGTACTCCTGGTGCTACTGGTGCTACTGCCGGAACTTTCACAGTAGGTGCTACTGCTTCTGTAAGCAGCACTTTACTTTTAACTTTCGTAGGTCTATCAAGAATTGATGGTTTCCCTATCTTCCAAATCACTGCTTTAGCATCAGGTTCTAACGTTGCTTCTTACTTCAACGGTACTCCTGTACAAGTAGTTACTGGAGCTGGTGGATCAGGATTCTACACTCAAAACTCAGCTGGAACTGCACAATTAGTTAAAGCTTTAGAAGATCATATCCAAGGTTTCTCTGGAGCAGGATTTAACAATACCGATGCTTACCAAGGTCCTTACGTTGATGGTACTAAAACTTACAACCCAATGTTAAGAGGTGTTGGAGAATCTACTTACTACAACTCAATGGGTCTTTCGACTTTCACTAAGTTCGTAGAAGCTGAAACTTTCCAAGTTGCTGCTTCAGTTACAACTGAGCAAATTCAGGATCTTAACAAACAATTCGGTATCGATGTTATTTCAATGATCGAGAACGCATTGGTTAATGAGGTTTCTCAAGCAATCAACAAACACATCCTTTCAAGATCATTTGCTTTAGGATGGTCTAACCACGTACAATTCTTAAGCGTAGAAAACCAAAACCTTAACCTTAACTTAGTTATTGGTGGTGGTGCTGGAACTACAGCTGCTTACGTTAAGAAAGACGACACTACATCTACAATGGTAATCCCTGCAGGTCCTGCATCAGGAGGATATGAGAACTTATCAACTTTACAAAGAAGATTATTCTCAAGAATTCTTGCAGCTGGTAACGTGGTAGCTAACAGAGGTAGAAGAGGTCCTGCTAACTTCATCGTTACAAACGCTGCAGTTGCAAGTGCACTTCAAGATATCTCTCAATTCACTTTCGCACCATTCTCTAACACTTTAACTCAAAACAATGGTACTTTATACCCTGTAGGTTCGCTTGCTGGTATGACTGTATATGTTGATCAAAACATGAGCTACAGTGATACAAGAGTATTAGTTGGAAGAAAAGGTGGAGACGATGAACCAGGTATCAAATTTATGCCTTACATGATGGCAGAGTCTATTCAGACTATCTCTGAAGGAACAATGTCACCTAAGATCGCAGTTAAATCTAGATACGCATTAGTTGAAGCTGGTATGTTACCTGAAACTATGTACTTAACATTCTTTGTTAACGTACCTGCTGGTGGTTTAGCATAATCTAACTCACGCATAATTAAAACCCTAGGATTTATCCTAGGGTTTTTTTGTGCTTCCTGGTTAAGAATAAAAATTCCAATTGGATATATACAATATAAAAAAAGTATTGTTTTGTAATGAAGAATCTACCATCTTTTAATGATTTTAAAAAATACGAGTCTCTGATAGAAACTGTAGACCGTGAACTTAGTGAGGAGTTTGCTTCCCTAGAAAGATCAGAACCTAATCACACAGTAAACGAAGGCATCTTCGGAGACTACCTTAAAAATTCACTTTCTAAGTTTTTCTTAGGCTCTTTATCTAGGGTAGGAATGATCGATAAGGCAAGAAAGCTTCTTGTAGATTTAGAAATTGATGCTATCGAGAAAAGAGCAAATTTCGAAGAAAATATTGAAAAACTAGAATCTGAAATAGATGGTTTGAGTTCAATAAACGACAAGGGAAAAATAAGCTCTGTCGAAAGAGAAAGGGAAGTTAAAACAAAAGAGTTTGAAACTTTCATTAAGTCGCATTCACTTAAGATAAAAAAAGCAAAAGATTTCGTCTCTAAGGTTATTGATAATAACACTAGAAGGAGGGAGTATTACGAGGCAGGAAGAGCAGACGATGAAATTGCATTAGCTGAACTTGAATATAAATTGGCTAGAGATAAAGCTGACGACGTAGACATCAAGAAGTTTCAGGATAAGATTAATGCTAAAAAGAAAGAAGCAGAAGAGAAAGCTCAGAATCTGAAAGATCAAATGGATAAAAAATCGGAAGAAGAAAAGAAGGATAATGGACCCGATACGGAGGACCTTTCCTTAGATTCGGAAAAGGAAAAGAAAAAGGTTGCGGGGAGAAGAGGAAAAGATATCATCGAGAGAAAAAAGGAACTTGAAAAAGATATTGCTGATTTAAGAGCAAATATCGAGAGAAAGTTAACAGTATTGGAGAAAAGAATAGGTGCTAATCCTGATAAGGTTAGCAAATCTTACATAGAAAAATCTAAGATTGAATTACTTGAACTTAGCTCAGCTTTGGATTCTAAGAAAAATCTATTAAAATTATTCAGGAATCTAGGCAAAACTGAATCTGATATAGATAAGACATTAAGCAAGGAGCAAGAGTTCACAAAGTTAACTAATATGATAAATCAAGGAATAGCTGATGGTGAAGATGCAAACTCAGGAACTAAGAAAATAATTTCTGATGTATTCGTTACTCCTTCGGGTAATATTGACGCCAGTAAATTAAGAACTGCAAAAGATAAACTAAACAACTAAGTATGACTTTAAAATTTAAAGAATGGGACAGCTTAAATGAAGCTGGCATATTCGACACTATAAAAAACTGGCTAAGTGGAACTTTTGGTGGAAGTATAGAATCACTAGATAAATTAGCTAATGAGTACAGATCAGCAGAGCTTGAATATGTTGAAAAATGGGAAGATATTAACGTGGAGATTGATAAGTTAGATCTGGAAAGATCCCAAACCAAAAGCGATCCTGCAGAGATAAAAAGAATCGATCGTTTGATTCAAAGAAATAATGAGTTAATGGATGCTCAGTCTAGATCTCACGAGAAGAAGACGGAAAGCATATTCACTAAGGTTAGAGATGTCATAAGCGATAATAAAAGAGTTAGAATATATTGGGAAAAGCTTAAAACAAAAGTTGATGCTGATATAGCTGAGGAGATGTATAAGAGAGCTAAAAACCTAGCAGATTCTTCGCTTTCTGGATCATTATACTCTAAATATAAAGCAGCATTATTAAAAGCTAAGCAGAAAGATATTGACTTCAGAAATAAGTACGGAAACCTGATGACTAAAGACATTGAAGCAGGGGAGAGATTTAAGGATAAATCAGGATCAACTAAATCAACATCAGGTCCAGATAATTATACTAAATCAGGGAATGAAAGCGATGCCTCGTTTGAATTCATAGCTAAACTTCCTTTAGTCGAATTTACAAATGCTATAAAAGAATACGTTCCAGCTCAAGGAAAAAAACTTGTTTCTTTCCTTTTAAAAGAGAGGAACGACAGATATGTTGCTATGGATATGGAAAGGGACATCCTAAATAAAGAAGTTGAAAATTCAGCCAGTCCGGATCAAGCAAGAGAACTAGCTTCTAAAAGAATAAAGGAGATTAGAGAGAAGTATATGGATGAGATAAGAGATCTAAGATCTAAAATAACAATTGCTAGAAAGTATGCTTAAATATAGAGAATTCGTTATTAACGAGGAAGACAGCGGGGAGACCAAAATACAGGGAATAAAAACAACTCTTTCCCAAAAATTTGATGCAATTAAAAATGCTAAGAATTCTAAAAAACCTGGAGATACTGCTTCAGAGATAGCAAGTATAAACCAACAGGCTGGAATATATCAGGAAATATCGGTTTTGATGAAAACGCTTTCAGCTGAAATACAAAAGAACAATACGGGTAAGGATGCTGCTGGGCCTAAAGAAAATATATACTAAAAGATTAATAAATTATGAACAATAATCCATATATTCACAATCAGGTAGCTAAACAGCTATTAGAAGGGTATTATAGTAAGCTATTAGAAAATGAACAAGTAGATTCTTTGCTTGTTAAGGTTTGCGATAATGCTTTGAATGCTTTCAAGATATTAACCTTTGACCTAGCTCCTAAGAGAGATAGAAATCCCGATGTTATTAGACTTAAGCTTTCTGATGTTGCAAGTTCTAAAACTGTAAAATCTTTAACCGCTAAATTGATCGACTACGCAGACGATAATGATCTAGCAAATTCTAAATATGCTGAAGCTAAAAGACTGTATCTAGAGAGCTTATATAAATTTGCTGAAGCACTTGATAGGACTTCGGAAATTTCTAAATCTAAAGATGATGTTATATTTAAGCAGTTTAAGATGGCTACAACTAAACTTCAGAATTCTATAGACAATATAGCTAAACAAGCAGAAGAAGAAGCTGAAAAGCTAAATGACAGCGAAGGATTTGAATTTGATGATATACTAAATGAATCTATTTTCACTGGGTATAAAAGAAGAGTTGATAATCTAAAAAAATTACTTACTAATTTAATAAGTTCTTCTGAGGGTAAAGATCAAAAATCAGGATACGGAAGGGATTGGAAAAGAACATTTTTAGATCTTGACGAGAAGAGAAAGACTTTAGATAATACAGATGGTGGCGACAAGGATAGAAAAATGCTTGAAGAATTAGAAAAGCAAGTTGATAAATTCCAAGAAGAATTTAACAACACTATGATCCAAACAGCAAATAGGTCTTTACAAAAATTAGAGGATGATGAAGAAGTTTATACAACATATTCTGATGTTACTAATTTAGTTAGTCAAGCACTAGATCTTATGACTAGAGCAAAGACACAGTATGGAATAGCGGTTAGGGTTATCAAGGATGAAAATGAGGTTAAAGAAGTAGAAACTGCTAAAGCTATTTTTCCTTTAAAAAGAGGGGATTCAGATTCTGATAAGAAGATAAAAGGAAGCGGATTAATCTTTGCTATTCAAACTGCACTTTGTGACGGTATAACTTCTGCAGGTAAGCTGATAAAATCTAAAGGAGGTCCTAATGGAAAATATGGCCCAGCTACAACTTCTGTTATCTCAACTATCCAAAAATTATCAGGTAATAAAAATGCAAGTGGTCAGATAGACCAAGCATTGTTAACTGATATAATTGCTTCTGATTGGGTTTCAGCTAAGAATAGGAAAGCCATTAATGCAGCTTTGCACATGATAGGAACAAAAATGCATGAGAGCACATCTAATTCAGGATATGTTAAAAGTATTTCTGAATTATTCTCTAGTGTTAATGAGGGTAAAATCATTATCAACAATTCTGACTTCGAAAAGGAGCTAGCTGTTCAATACAAAGCTCAAGTAGCAATAGCATCTCCAGAAAAATCATCTGGATCATCTGATGCAAAATCAGCGTCAGGAGTACGGGGATTAGCTAAAAAGCTTAGATCTGAGTATAATATAAAAGTGGAGTCTGAGGATTTTGTTAAGCAGGACGGATCTCTTAAATCATCCTACAGCACAGAATTTATAAAAGATTGGAATTTAGCTTTAGATAAAGCTAAACCAGCGGAAGAATTTTCATACTTTTTTGCTAAAGGTGCAGTTTATAATATCAACCTAGGGTCATCGTCATTAAAAACCCCATGCAACTGGAATAAATGGGCAGAGACTAGACAGATTAAAACACTAGGTAACGAAGACGCAACGGAATTTCTTAGAAATTATCTTAAAGGCTGGACAACATTTGGTATGATTAGACCCCAGTTTAGATATGATGGTATAAAACAATTAATTAATAAAAATTCAGATAATGATGATCTAGATCTTTCCGGACCTTTTGAAATGATGGAATCGTCTATCAAGAATAAAGAAATTCCTTTTATTGATTATGATAATCTTAAGAGCGATATATCTAGAGCTTTCAATATTGCTTTACAAAAAAGTGACAGAAGCCCAGATTTAGGTAAGGAAGAATTTGTTGCTATCAACAACTTCCTCGTAATGATAGCTAACTGTGTTACCTTCGATGGAAGCAAATTTGTAAGCTGTATAAAATGGATTAATGATAATGTTTTAGGATCTTCTACAGCTAAAAGAATATCTAAGGATAGTATATTTGGTCTAACTGAAGATGACTCGGACAGCGGACCTTTATTAACTTATGCAGGATCTAAAATCATTGTAGGTGAGTATGATGATATTAAGAAAAGGAAAACAACTTCAAAAAGACAGGTGTCATCTGCACTTGAGGGAATTGGTACATTGAGTAACATGAAAGGGTCTGATAGTGGAATAAAAAACATACTAGGTAATAACTGCTATTATATAGCTGCTGACATTTATCCTAGCATAGCAACACACGTTAAAAGAATGAATTCAACTTCATTCGATGAGATACCCCAGCAATCACCTTTTAAATGCGTCAACATTGACGCAAAATAAATAAAACCCCGATTTTAATAAAGATCGGGGTTTTTCGTGCTTTCCCCGTACTAATTTATTATATTTGCTAGGTGGAACATGTGCGATGTTCCTCCATAAAAAGAAATATATGGTATACGTATTCGAAGGCCCAAGAAATTCAGGCAAGACATTTTTATCTGAATATATCTCAGAATCTTTTAGCATCCCAAGATTTCAGTTTAAGTTTGCCAATTTCTTTGCCGACTTAAATCTAAAAAGTGAGGATAGCAAAGAAGCACATGCATTTTCATTAGGTAAAGAGTTTATGCTTATGCAGTTAGCAAAGGACATCCCCGGGGAATCATTCATACATGATAGAGGAATATTAACTGTCTTAGTGTGGGGATTGCTTGAGGGTAGAATAACAGAAGACGAAGCTAGGGATCAAATAGGGATAGTTAAGAAATACTCACTTCTTGACGAGATAACTATAATCTATATAAATGGTGAAAATCCAGATAAGTCCGATAGAAGCAAAGATCAGTGGGATCACATTGATGGAGATACAAGAGAAAGAGACACTTACGAGAAAGTAATATCTATGTTTCAGGAAGCTGGACTTCATAAAATATGGACAATTACAAATAAATTTGACGATCAATCAGTGAGCAATATTAGTTCAATGTTTGAGGATATACTTTTTAATTAAAAAAACATGTGCGGAATATTATTAACAACTAGAGCGGATAAACATCCTGAAATTTTAGATACGATAAAACATAGGGGAATTGAAAGATCTGTAGAGGAACTTGATAAGATTACATTATGTCATCATAGATTGCCTATACAAACATCCGATGGTGACGAATGGAATCAGCCAAGAGAAGTTTCTCCCGGTGTGTATTTGATGTTCAATGGGGAAATATTTAATTATGACAGGAATACATTTTCTTCTGATACGGAATATTTATGCAGTTTATTCAGCGGATATAAAGGGGGAAATCTAGAATTCTTTGCTGCTGCATATTTACCCCATATACAAACATGGGATGGATTTTGGGCGGTAGTAATATACGATTCTAATAAAGGAAGTGTAATCGCATTTACTGATCCATTGGGAAAGAAATGCCTTTATAAGAATGATCTTGGTGAGATTTGTTCGGAGATCAAGGGTCTTACCACTGTATTGGATGAGCTAGACGAAACCTATATAAGTGCTATCAGAAAATGGGGTTACAATAAGGACAACAGAACACCGATTAAATCGATTAAAAGGATTCTACCTAATACGTTTTATTTTTATAATATAGCGTCTCCTCTATTTGAACAAACATATGGTCCTTATTACAGAACATGGGAATCACCAATATCCGAACTAGAAGGTGCAGATTACGAGACACACATGAGTTGGCTGTGGGATAAGATGTTTGAGAGCGTAAAAAATAGACTTGTCTCTAAGAACTACCCAATATCACTTTTGGTATCAGGGGGTCTTGATTCTTCGATTATAGCAGGGGTACTAAAAGAAATGAATGCCAAGGTTACGTGGTTTACTATAGAGAATGGGGAAACACCGTTTGTAAACGATTTAAGCGCACATTTAAGCACTTCTGTCAATTTTCTAGACTATAGTATGGATTCAAGTAAGAATGCTCTTATATACACGCTATGGAATGAAACACCGGTGGATTTAGGATCAGTGATCCCGCAGTATCATTTATTTGAGGCAGTTAAGAAAGAATCTGGTTATAGAATAGTTTTAAGTGGTGATGGATCTGATGAGCTATTTGGAGGATATTCAAGAATACATGAATATGACTCCCAGCAATCTGATGTATTTGATGAACTGTCTTATTATCATTTACCTAGATTGGATAAGATGTCTATGGCTCATACTCTAGAGCTAAGAAGCCCCTTCTTAAACCTTGATATAGTTAGATTTGCTTTACATCTTCCGCTCGAATGGAGAACTGATAAAAAGATTCTAAAAGACACATTCGGACCAATGCTTCCCGACTCTGTTGTCAATAGGAAGAAAGAGGCATTAAAAAATCCAGAGATCAAGGAGGATAAGCTTAAATACAGACAAAAAGCTGTGGATCTTTTTCTGGACAACATATAGCATACCCCTTGGATTAATAATTCTTCTGTGGATATATAGATAAAATAAAAGAATATAGATGTCTAGAATTATTAAAAATTTTGATTCATTTTCGGATGGAGAAACAAACGAATCATTCCAGTTTAGCGATTTAGGCGGATTCTTTAATGGCTTACTTGGATTTGCCGGAGAGGGTCTAAGAAAAACTATAAAGCAAAAGGTTGCTGCTAAGTTAATGGAACAGATTGGTGTTGAAGAAAACTCCAATATGTCCGTTATAGTACAGGAAGTTGTAGATCAGATTCCGATTGAGGATTACCCTGAATTATTAACAGGGGAAAAAGCTAACGTTGATTATCTTGCTCCGCTAATGGCAAAAGCTTTACAAGAGTTTATACAAAGAAAAGGTTTGGATAGTTTAGCTACCCAAATGGGTATAAAACCTACCGGATGGCTTTACTCAACATTGAGAGAAGGATTACAATCAGAAAAAGGAAAAGCTATAATTGAGAACGCATTAATAGAAGCATTCGGAGGACCAGGAGCAAAAGGATCTGTCGGAAGAGATGCTTTAGCATCACTAAGTGATACCGACAAAAATCAGCTTTCTAGTATTGCAAGAGATAAGGCATCACAATTCTACGGAAACCCTAGCTCTGCATCACAATCGAATTCTGATAAAGGAGCAATGGATTATCTTTCAACTTTCTGGAATTCTTTGACTGGAAAAAAAGAAGCTTAATATTAAAAACTAAAAACATGAATATACAAAACGTAACACAAAGGGAAATCTTAGATTTTAAGAAGTTTCTTTCAAAAGTGCATGATAACACATACAAACCTCTTTCTGGTGAAAATCAGACAGGCGAGATATCTTCAAAATCAGGACAATCCAAAATAAAAAGAGAACCAGCATACGATTATGCAGGATATGCAGATGCAGTTTTTGCTAAGCAATCTAAAATAGATTCACCTGGTTATAGAATAGATCTCAACGGGAAACCCGGTATGATGGATGTAGCAGGATTTGGTAATATTGCTAATATGGATACTAATGAGTCTTTAGATAACAATTCTTTTATTAAAAGACTAAATAATTTTTAAAAAGAATAACTCTATAATAAAAAGAGCCAATAGGCTCTTTTTTTGTGATCTTTATATCCCTATATGTTCTATGAATTTCTCTTTAGCTAACTTATAGATCTCTGATGTTTCTTCAAAGTTCTCGTATATTTCAACAACATAGAATTTAGGCGAGTATTTATTATCTGTGTTTATTTCATTTAGTATCTCATGGTAGATATACTCATAGTTCAATGAGAAGAATGAATTTTTTAGGTGTATTTTTTTTAAAATTGAAACCTCCTTTTCTCCATCTGGCGTTTCCATTCTAACGTTTGATTTAAAGAAATAATTAAGTAGTTTATCTGTTACCATATTTCTGATAATAACTATCCCTGAATTTACTAGATTATCCGCGTCATCAAATTTTGATTGAATTCTAAATATTTTTATTTTAGATTCTTCTTCTTTTAAAATGTCCAGACATATCTCCGAATAATCATATAATGTATCCAGTGAGTCTTCTATTATAATATTTAGTGTTTCCCTTTGCTCTGGTAGAAGATTAATAAGGACAAAAGAATTGATATATTCTCTGTCCTCTTTTCCTAGAGACTTCTTGACTGATTCACTAATTATCTTATCCTTTCTAAATTCGTTTAGTATTTTTACAATCCGTGATATTTCTTTCATTATAGGGTAACAATTTTCCTTGTTTAACCCCTTACTCGTTTCTTTTAAGTAATCTAATAGCACATACTCTTTGTGCTCCGGATCTATAGGCTCTCTAAGGAACCATATAGGACTTATGCTCTTTGACATACCCTTATTATTTAGTTAGTATACTTAATTATATATTCCTGCTATTAAAAATAGTAAATTGGATATATAGAAGAAAAATCTAACAAAAGTGGGAAGAATTTACGACTATTCTGCATTTAGCTCTTCTAAGAAGGGTAGTTCTAGAGGTGATTACTCATTTGGCACGGAACTAAAATATATTGAAATCGATCTTTTTAACAGACCAGAGGAATATAGCGACATTGACGATTCTAAAGCTTTTATTGAATATAGCATTGATCTGATAATTAAAAAATCAGGTATTGATGATTTCGTATTTAATATCGATCTAATAGAGCTAGAGTTTAGCGTGGATGATTATCCGAACGAGCATAAACAATTTGATATAGATTTGATACCGGGCAAAACAATAGATTATAGCCAACTTAATGTGGAAAAGCTTGCTAGTGTAATGCCTACTTATCCCAGTAATTTATCCATTGATATGAATAAATCTACGGATCCAAAGAATTTTAAAATCACGGTTTCTTTTGGAAACGATAACGTATAATAATATGGTATTAGGATTTAAAGATTTTCAGAAGAATAAAATTAACGAGGGTCAATCTTACCAGATCCCGGGGATTAAAGATTCGTGGGACGGTGGTTATATTATATCCGCAATTGATTTAACAGCTGGAGAAAAGGAAGTACCCTCAGATAAAATAATAATTCCTAAGAAAAATGGAACATCTATAGCTATATGCTATGTCGATTCAGATGGCAAAGAATCTGATCACGTTTGGATACCCAATGACGCAATTTCATTTAAAAAAGATGCTGATGGTGCTATAATAGAATTAGACTTAGATCCGAATAAGAAGTGGATATCAAAAGAAGATAACAAATCAAGAATGGATGACTTTATCGAGGAATTTGCAAATCACTTAGAACATTCAAAAACCACAGGACAAGATAGAATAAAACAAAATGCACAAGACGATGTAGAATTGCTTATGGATCTGATAGGTATACCTGGTTCCATAGAATCATTTGAATCCTGCGGTGATTATATTTGGGATGCTACACTAGATAATGGAATGCTTATCGAGATATCAAAGAGATCTAAAGATGATCTTTTATCTGAATTTAAAATATATCTAAATTCTAGCGATCATCATCCTTGTGTTTATATAAACAACGATTCTCTAAATAAAAAAACCTCTTTTAAAATTCAAGATATGGGCATAATTACAGTTCCCTGTGGTTTTAGCGATGTAAAAAATCCAGATCCTTATATTAAATATTTAACTAGGAGAGCAATGGATATACAGAGCAATTCTGATGAGGAGTCTTTACTTAACCACTATAAAAGATCCGTAGATTCAGGATCTCAAGACAGAGAGATGCTAAAAAATATAGCTTCATTACTTTCCGAATTCATCGACAAAAGAAAAGTTGAAGAGATCTCTGCAAAAATGCCAGAAGAATAAATACGTAAACCGAAACAAAGACTCTTCTGATTTCTACAATTAGGTATGGAGATAGATGAGAATTTTGTTTTACCCTATGGGGAAAGACTTACTTTAAGTAAGATTCCAGGGTATTCTGCGGTAGAGTATTCCCGGCATCCAGATAAGGATCTAGATAATATAATAGAGGTCTGGAAATATGATAAGAGAAAAAGTAAAAAAGGTGAGTCCTCCTGGATAACCACCGGAGATCTTTATAGCAACATAAGATCCCTCGGTGAATTATATAACCAAAGTACTTTAGAAACAATTACTAAAAAATCTGATAAAAAGTAAAGCTATGGGGATATTATCTTCATTATTTAATAAGGGGAATAAAAAAAAGAAAAAAATGGAAATAAGTGAACAAACAATAAATGATGCTCGCTCACATTATAGCTCATTTGATTACCAGTGGATCAAAGGGGATGACATTGGAATCGATGAAAAATACAAGGACATCGTATTAAATGGAGATATTTCATTTATAGAATTTCAGAGCGGGAAAAGAATAAATTCAGAGCTTCTTAATGAGTATGTGATTATGCTACCCGCACAACTTGCACAGGTCATTCCCGTTAATAATCAGCAGATTCATACGAGACCGAATGAGCAGACAACGGTTACATCCATCATATACGAAGATTCTAAAATCTCACAAAACGATTCTCCGATATATAAGCTACTGAAGAAACAGAAAAAGAACATGGTTGATGTTTCAATTAAAATAAAATTGAATCTTCCTCCTAAGGATCTTTATACAGTTTTATCAGGTTCTTTTGAAGATGCGGAAAGAGAAATTATAGACTTTGTTTTAGATGGAGTAGATATAGAGGATATTAAAGCTTCTCTGGCTGATTCTATTAAAAAGTCTTATTACGAAAAGGTGGAAAAATCTAAATCTCCTTCTCCTGGAGCATCAGATAAAAGAACATTAGTAACAAATAATAAAGAAACTGACAATGAATAACCCTGAGGAAAAAATACTTTTAACAACCCCAAGATTCGATGTTGTTGAGATAGACGGTAAAATAGGAATAAGATCAACAGTAGAATCTGTAGTGATTTTACCTTTTATTACTGACGATCAAGGACTACCCTTAATGCTAGGAGTTCTTAAAGAAAAAAATCCTTTTAGGGAAGGTGGATATTCGATTAGCCTAATATCAGGTACCGCAGAAGACGAAGATCCGGACTTCCTAGAAACAGCTAAAAGAGAGCTAAAAGAAGAGTCAGGATTTGATATTGATGATAACACTAAGTGGCACTTTTTAGGCACGGTAACGGCCTCTAAAATGGTGGATGCGGAGCATCCTTGCTTTGGTGTTGATGTCACTGGAATAGAAAGGGGTACTCCTACGACAGATGGGACAGAATCGGAAAGATTATCAGAGTTCATTTTCATTCCTGCTAACTACGTGGTTAAAGCAAAAGACGTATTTGTCCCTGCAATATTTTTAAAACTTTTTAAGTTTGTAGTTGGCATGGATCTTTATAATAGAGACGATTCAACTTTTGGTAAATCAAAAGGATTTAGCGTAGATATCTAAAATAAATAAATTATAAATGGAAAATAGAAGAGAGAGAAGAAAGCTACTCAGACAGTTTGGTTTACTTAAGCCAAATAAACAATTTTCACATTTTTCCAGCATAGAGGCAGGAAACGAGATTCATAGACAAAATTTACAGGATATGAAGAATCAACAGATAATCAATCAGAAGAAAGAAACACCTAATAGCATTGTAGATAACGAAATATTTACCTACCGAAACGAATCCAACGAATATGATAGCTTTCATTCGATGCTATTAAGCAAAGATTGGGACAAAATAGAAAATAGTTAATAATGGATAAAGGAACTAATGTTAATTTTTATATCTCCAAGAACTCTCCAAAAGAAGCAAGGAAAAGATCAAATTTTTCTTGCGATTTCTATGTTATAGACATAACCAAAATAATAAGGGATCTTGGGTATGAGACGATTAATCTAAATCCAGAATCAGAATTTATACTAAATCATTCAATTCGTAATAAAATAACTCAAGGAATATATAGTAACAAGTGTGATAGTATACTTGTTTGCTATAGAAACATGCCTCCTGACTTTAAATCAAATTTGGAGGAGTTTCTTGAGGAATTCCCAGAAACAATAGATTATGCTATCCACAATTTGTAAAAAAATAGTGATAGCTAAAAATGCCAGCAGATAAGCAAAAGATTGGTTTACTCTATGAAGCAACGCTTCAGGGTACTGCTAATGATATTATATCGGAAGCAAGCAATCTAGGTTCTAATAATCCATATAAGGGTCCAACTGCCAGGAGTTTATTCTACGAGGCTTCTAAGAGGAATCCTGGAAAATATGGGCAATATCTTTTTTATTCTCTAGGAAGCGGGGGAAACGATTTCATTGATGCTTATTACAGATCAGAATCTTCCGACTATAACACTAGGGTATCTTCAATACAATCTAAAAATCCAACAGCGGGTTTTCTTGTTAGAGAAACTGCAACATTCGAATCAGTAGCCGACGTGAACACTGGAATATTAAGTGGTCTTCTTGGTAGCGTTGAGGGATCAATAATAGGCGGACTTTCTGCACCTTACTACTGGAAAGACTTCTTGTACTGTAAATACTACGGTACTATCCCGAATAACTATATGATAACCCTGAGAAGATTTCCCACACCAGTTTTGGATAATCTTTCTGTACCTGGCGAAAAGAATAGTATTAAAAGCAGCGAATCATATCATGCAGGGGGAGCAGGAAGACCTGTTGCACAGGCAGTTACCTGGTTTGGAGGTAATACGGGAAATGCTCTAACCGAGCTTATTACATTTAGTACAGGCATAGCATGGAACCCCAGTTCCCAAGGTGCTGTATTAACACAGGAAGCTTTTTCGAAAGGATTTTTCCAAGACGGCCCAATTAAATTTTTTGGCGGCGCTATGCAGAAAATATCTGAAGACATGGGTAATGCTTTTGATGCGACTGCAGCTCTTTCTGAAGGAATCATGATTGCAACTGACGAGGATGAAACAATATCTAAGGGTATAAGAGCTAAGGGGCTAAGAGATCTTGCTAAGGAAAGAGCTGGTATAATGGGGGAATATATCTGGACCCCTGTTGATGTTGTTACCGATGGGTATACCAGAGGTACAGGTCTTAGTTTTACGTGGGATGGATTAAGCCTAATATTTGAATATGAATTAAGTTCTATAGGTGAGGTTAATAGTAAAGCTGCTTTTTTGGATTTAATGGGTAATCTTTTATCGATCGGTACAAATTATGGTAATTTTTTAACTCCGGATATTAGATATAACAGCAACTTTCCTGCCATAGGATTTCCTGGTGGAGATGAGGGGCTTCAAGAATACTATAAAGATCCTATGGGATGGTTACTTACCTATGGATCCAAGATAGCTAACGTCACAGGGGGTAGCGATTCATCGGAGACACCAGAAACTGTAGGTGGAGACCAAGGGGGAACCGACGAGGCATCGATTGCTAAGATAAAAGAGATCTATACAAGATTGGGTAAAAATTCAGGAAATAATATATCAGATACACTAGCAGAAATAACAAATGCTTTAGGCGACGATGCTTCTAGATTCTTGAAAACAGCTATGACTGGTGAATTTATAGAGAAGTACCAAGCACCTTTAAGCTTTTTAACAGGAGCACCAATAGGAGAATGGCATGTAGTTATAGGCAATCCATGTAATCCTATTGCAATGATTGGAAATTTAATATGCGAGGGTGTTACTATTGGATTTGGTGACACGCTAGGACCTGATGATTTTCCAACTACTATGAAAGCAACATTCACACTCAAACACGCAAGAAGCAGGGAAAGGGGTGAGATTGAAAGCATATTCAATAGAGGGGACGGAAGACTTTATCATAGCACTCAAAAAACATCTGCTAACTTACAAAGCTTTGGTGCATTTGCTGATGTAGCAGGAAACGTACTTAGCGAGGATACCCCGGATCAAGCATTATCGACCGGCTTATGGAATAGCCAGATTGACAATTTACCTGATACTTTAGGTCCGGAAGGAAATTAATTAATATAAAATGGCATTAATAATAGACACCATCACCCAGAATAAATCAGTATTCAATCCTCAAACTGATTTGAATACAACGGGAACCTATGGTATATGGGATTTAACTAAAGCTTCTATAACATATAAAAACTTACCTGTATCGATAGCTTCTTTCTTTATTGTTACCGAGTATTATCAAATGAGACCAGATCTAATAGCAGCTATTAAACTGGGAGATCCCGGTATGGTTGGGTCGCTATTAAAGTTTAATGCAATAGGTAATCCCTTTGCTTTAAAGGAGGGTATGGCTTTAGCAATCCCTGATGCCAGTACGGTAAAGGAAACTTTTAGGGTTAAGAAAATACAGAATCAGCAGGTTACTTCTAATACAAATACAAATCCTAATAACGTATTCAAGAAAAATCAGGAGCAGAAAAAATTTAAAGTGAGTGACGGCAGAAAGAAATTTTTACAGGATAAAATAAAAAATAAGCCCGAGCTTAATCTTCCACCTAATGTATTACAACCAGGGGAAAAGACAATATTAAAGGAAAAAGGATTCTTTGTATTCGCTCCGAATGCTGGCGGAGGAGGATTCAATAGACCGCAGACAAGCTAAAGATAAATGGAAAGAGATTCTATAATTATATCTAGTTCAGCACTAAACAACATGAAGCTGGACGAGCTAGTTCAGACTGACCTTGCTAACGGAGCTAGTGATGTTAATTCATTAAGAAGTTCAGGGGAAACTGCAGAAAAATCTACTGGATTAAATGTGCCGTTTATTTCGATTAACGGTTATAATATTTCGCTATATCTTACTAAATTTGACATGGATCTTGGTGGGTTTATGCCAGTCATCAGATTTTCTTTTATTGCAGCTGAAAGCATATTTATATCAGTGAATTACCCTAAAGATGGAGACATAGTTTCTCTCTACATGAGAGCACCTGGTGATTACTATAAGCCAATAAGAATGGATTTTAATATACTAAATGTTGCTAGTGATGTATCGAGTAAATACTCTGAATCTGGAAGTGATCCTGAGGGGAAGGGTATTAATTTAAGATTTAATATAGTTGCAGAATGCAGAATACCCGGAATTTACACAAACCGAATAAAATCATTCAGTAGTTTAAATTCACACGATACTCTGCTTGAGGTCTCGCAAGATTTGAATCTGGGATTTTCTTCTAATGATAAATCGCTAGCGGATAAAATGACTTGGATATGTCCAAATTATTCTTATTATGATTTCATACAGGAGGTTTCACTTAGATCTTATAAAGACGACGATACTAGCTTTTATGATTGCTGGATAGATCCTTATTATAATCTTAATTTTGTTAACCTTGGATCTCAATTTGCATTTGATAAAGATCCTAAAGCAGAGGCTAGGATTTTACCTGGATATACCTCGGCGGGTAATAAAATAGATGCTGCTCTTCCGGAGGGAACCGCACCAACAGCTCAAACTGTACCTTTGGTTATAACTAATAGGGTAGGATTTGGCTTAGTGCCTTATTTTATAAATGGATATACCTTAACCTCTAGGGCAGGTAATAATGTAAATCGGAGTGGTTATATTACCGACATAGGATTCTATGACGAAAATACAGAAAATGATGATCCTGGTCAAAAATATGTTAGCTATCCAATAGAGTCAATTACAGCTGAGCATGTTGGTGTAGGAGCTATTCTACAAAAAGGTAGAGCCAGAGGAAATGAATACAAGGAAGAAAAAAGAAGAGAATGGCTTGGAGTATTAAATACCCAGGTTTCTGATAATGGTGGTGTTCATAAGAATTACCTTCATGCTAAATATCAGAATCTTATAAATATAAACGATTGCACAAAGCTAACACTAGAAGTGGAGCTTACTGATTTCTTTCCTGGAATCTATAGGGGTCAGGTTATCCCTGTAGCTATTTACGTTTCGAGCGGAGGCATAAGACAACAGAATGTTGGAGATCTACCTAATAAAGAAAATAATACCTCAATGAGCCCAACTAAAGATGAGTTTTTGTCTGGTAATTATGTCGTTTTCTCTATGTCAATATATTGGAACAGAGGAAGTGCGGGAATGAAGCAACATTTAGTATTAGCTAAAAGAACATGGAAAGCTAACTCTTCGGGAGCTGCTCCTAAGGCATTCCCTATTTCTATTCTTAAAAATGAAGTTTAAAAAATAAGATAAATATAAAAATTAAATCTATTAATGTCACTAGGAGCAACAGATAAATTAAGGAGTCTATTTTTAAAAGGCTTTAAGCTATCCAAACAAGGAAAGTACGAGGATCCAACATATCTTGGATTTAAAATAGTGATAGATTTCGGTACACTCCCAATAAGAGATGACGACGGTCTTCCTCCCAGTCCTCTTTTTAGAGAAACATCATATATTCCTAGTGGATTTAGCTCAGATAATCCTTTCGGCCAACCGCAGTATTCCTACAGGACTACACCAAATGGAGCTATCAATTTTTATTCTGCAACATCATATCTAAGAGAAAGGGAGGCACAATTTCCTAGGGGAGGAAAAAGATCAGATATGCTTATACAGTTTAAAAATAGTTTAACTGACTTACTTAATAATTCACCTTGGTTTTTACAGACAATATCAGGATTAGATCAATTATCTTTGGTATCAAGAAAGGGATTTGCTGCTGAGTCTGGTAGTGAATTTAACTCACAAAGAACTGCAAGTAAGGCTTTAGAGTTTACCACATTGGAGTCTCTAAATTTGAGAATGAGTGCTCTTGCAGATCTATATAATCAGGCAACTTTTGACTATGATAATATGAGAGAGTTAGTTCCAAGAAACCTTAGAAAATTTACTATGTATATTTTCGTTTCTGAAATACGTAATTTTTTCAAGACATCTAGACTTATAGGATCTTCTGCTGCTTTAACTACGATAGACAATTTAACATCGATGCTTGGATCCGGCAATAACCCAGGGACAAACATAGGAGATGTTGCGGGTGAACAGAATAGCGAAAATAACGGGGGATCATCAGACACAAATCCTGCAAGCGGATTTAATTCGTTTGTAGGTAATGTCCTAGATAGGGGTGGAGTAGATAATGATTTGTCTATGTTTAGAAATCAACAAGATCAATCGGGCATAAAGCCGGTTATAGTTTTTGAGTGCAGAAATTGTGAATTCGATTTCAGCGAGAGCACAGCAATTCCAACTGAGATCAGTGCGGGTTCAGACATAGCAACACCAGTAGGACAGAAATTCAGAATTATAGTAGGTAGGGTCAGAATGAGAAACCAATATCCAAATATCAGACAAGACGGTAAGCCGATGATTCTTGGTGATAGTTGGGACGGAGCTAGATCATCGGTTCAGAGAAATCCTAGTAATTTAGGTAGTGATATTCTTTCTATGGGGGGTGAGCTATTAACTAACTTTTTAAGTAATTCACTAAATGATCTTATTAACGAAGGAGTTGCAAGCTTCATAAAACCTAATGTTGCTGGCTTAGACTCACTAGCCCTTGGTAACATATATAGCTTGAATCCTTCCCAGGTATTAGGTAATTTATCATTTAACAGTGCTCAGCAATTCTTGGATCAACTAGGTAATGTTAATGCTGGATTCAAAAAGACAGAGCTACCTAATCCACAAACAGCAGGTTTAGGTGGTCCGCCACAGAGAGTTTATAAAAAAGTATCAGATGACGTATATGGTAAAGTACCGGGTCAAGATTTAGGTGTTAGCAGCGTATCTGGTATTCAAGGTAGGGTTTACCCTGCACCCGGGGGAGACTCATACACGAGTGTACCCGGACCTGATTTAGGAGTTCCTGATAGAGTTTATACCGCACCAGTGGGTGATGCTTACAACGAAGTACCTGGTACAGATTTGGGTGTACCAGGAAGGGTATATCCTGTTCCCACGGGTGACGTCTATGCTACTGTGCCTGGGACTGATTTAGGTGTTCCTGATAGGGTATATCCTGTTCCCACTGGTGACGTCTATGCTACTGTGCCTGGAGCAGACTTAGGAGTCCCCGATAGGGTATATCCCGCACCTGGCGGGGACGCGTACACTAGCGTACCTGGAACAGACTTAGGTGTACCAGATAGGGTTTATACTAATCCTGGTGGAGACGTTTATAGTGATGTACCAGGAACTGCTCTAGGTGTTCCCGATAGGGTTTACACTAATCCAGGTGGAGACGTTTATAGTGATGTACCAGGAACTGCTCTAGGTGTACCCGATAGGGTTTACACTAATCCAGTAGGTGATGCTTATTCCAACGTTCCCGGATCTGACCTAGGTGTACCCGATAGGGTTTATACTAATCCAGGAGGTGATGCTTATTCCAACGTTCCTGGATCTGATCTAGGTGTACCTGATAGAGTTTATCCCCAAATATCAGACGATGTATATCCACCTAATCAAAATCCAATACCACTCACTGAACAAAAGGTTTATCCTGATGCTGTAAAAAATTCAAATCAAACAACTATAGAAGCAGGACCTGTTTATGCACAAACACAAAAAATTGCTTCTAATGGGGAACTTAGAGATGCAGTAAACACATTCACTACAAAGCCTAATGCAGTTTACCAAAAATCTGAAACGGAGAGTAGAAAATCAAGGGGAGATATAGGAAAAGCCTATCCGAACACGAGCGGAGATTTTATAGTCGAAAACCCTTTAGATATGGGAAATTTAAAATCGAAAGATAAGTATAATATTAGCACAGGTGGGATGAATCCTAGTCCTGAAAAATTTGAATAATTATGCCAAGTGAAAAAACATACCTTGGTAAGGTGGTTGATATTGAAGATCCACTTTACCAAGGAAGAGCAAAAATAGAAGTTTTTGGTATATTTGACGGTATTCCTTCTGATGATTTGCCCTGGGCAGAACAGATTGCAGGTTTATCTTTTGGCGGAGATTTCGGCGGAGGCAACATAAGCATACCTAGAGTAGGCTCTGTCGTAGCAGTTCATTTTGAGGATAATAATTATTACAAGATAAGCTATCAGTATATTAAGGAGATTTCTAAGGATCTTATGACAGAACTCAAGGAGGATAATTCATATGAGGGTACACATGCTTTAATTTATGACTCGGAGGCTCAACCAGGAACTCTGAAGATGATATACACAAGAAAAAAAGGTCTTGTTTTTCAACTCGGTGATGCAACTATTCAACTTGATACACAAAATGCTGGAACGGATAAGGAGAAACTTAGGATAGTTTTAAAGTTGAATGATGACGAGGTTAGAATGGAAAAACAAGGGGCAAAGCAAAAAGTGATTGTAAAATCTCAAAATATAGAGCTGGGGGAAGCCGCTATAGAGAAACTAGTTTTAGGAAGCACCTTTCTAACTTTCTTTAATGCCCATACACACCCAACTGGGGTAGGACCTTCTGGTGTACCTATTGTACCTATGACAGATCCTAAGCATTTAAGTCAAGTATCTAAAACCAAATAACGATGCCAGCAAATTGGAGTTCTTTTATAACTAATGTTTCTAATAAGCTTTCTGGACAATCGATTCAGGGACCTTATGATCCTGCAGGAAAGGATGTCGATGATTTTGCAACATATCTTGCGGATCAATATGTTTTAGCTGTAAACAATAAGGCACAAACACCGTTTGGTAACTTACACCGGAAGGGGAATTCAGAATTATTAAAGACTGCATTTTCGAAAGCTTTTAAATTGCTTGAGAGCGAAAAATCACCTACATTAGAGAAGAAATTAAAAGATCCTAAATATGAGGATCTAAAAGAGCCAATTCCGCTCATTGATATTGAGGAGTATCTGGATAAATTTGATCTTGAATTTTTAGCATGGGCAGAGTTAAACGGGGCAAGTATACCTGATTTTACATATTCAATATTTTTCTCACAATTTCCAAATTTTCCAAAGACAAGGAGTGGGCAAGTTTTAGAAATAGCTAGAAGAATAGTTCAAAAATATGACGGAACATCAGATTATATACAATGGTTATATGTAATAGGATTCGATCCTAGCTATTCTGATTGGACAAAGGAAGTTGTAGATAAATCTATAGAGATTATAAAAAGCATAGGAACTAGCAGCGATAAAAAAATAGGGGATTTTAAGAATCTTCGTAATATTAACATATCTAAGGAGCTATTTCAGGAGGAGCATATTAATGATCCGCAGAGGATTCCTAATTATATGGTAATGGATTTTATAACTAAGTTCACTTATGATAAAAGGTATGATAGTGGGCTATTCAAAAAATTAAAAATCTTGAGCAGCGATTATTATACTGATGACGAGATAAATTCTGGAGATGAATATTATGATACTGATGACGAGATAGATGCCAATATAGATGAGGCTTTTAAAGTAAGCAATATACTAACTAATGCTAATCTAGACAATCTCTTTGGTGGTAAGATTGATGCTTTTGGAGTAGGCCAGTTAGATTATCTAGTTAAAGGGTTATCTACAGGATCTGAGCTTTATTCGGAAATAGTAAACACATCTGATGGTATATCTGAATCTAAGGCTATAGAATATAAAGCAGAGGCAGAAAGATTCTTGGAGCTAAAAAGAAGATACATACAGGAATTAATAGATGCTGCAATTGCTGCTGCAAATAGATCTTCGGTGGAAGATGAGGCTAATCCTAATGATCCTTATAATATCATGGCTAAGGGGATTTCAGCTTATTGGGCATCTACAATACAACAGCCATTTTCTGCAAATCCTCCTGTACCCCCTTGTGTAATCCCTCTACCCTTAGGTGGTTTATATACACCGATTTATTACGGAAGTCGAAAAAGACTTGCTGATTATCTCAGAAGAGCATTTAATACAGGAAAAATTTTTAAAACAATACCAGAAAGAAGAATCAGTGCTATCGCAGTTTCTAGTGCTCTAGCTTTCTCCTTTGCAGCCAATATGCTTGAGTTTAAGCTAATTTATAACGGAGGTGTACCAACCCCTGGTGGGCCTGCTCCTATGGTAGGTTTTGTTCCGGTAGTTTTTTAAAAAATTACGGACTTTTAAAGGAACTTAAGCTTGGATATATACTAAGATTAATAACTTCTTAAACAAAAAAAACATGATCGATTTATCATCAAATAAAACACACAACCCGGACGATTTTAACTGGGACGTAGAGAATGGCAGAAAACCAAACACTAAACTAAAAAGGATTCCTAGTGGATCTAAAGTCTATTGCCATGAGCCTTATGCTCAGGAACTATTAGATGCTTATAATAATTATTTCGGAGAGGTTTCGGGAAATGTGAGTTTATCTAAAGATCTTGACGAGGGTAGCATTTACCCATGTAAGGTCGTTAGTGTTACTGAGACAGAAGCACTAGCACAAACAAGCACAGGGCAAACAATTTACATAGATCTTAAGAAGGAGAGAAAAGACGCTGACAAATTAAAAATAACTGACATATCTTTCAATCCAGGAGATGTATTACAGGCTAAGATTAGAAAAAGCGGGGGAGTATACTCAGGTTCTGTTGTTGAATATTACATACACAGCCTTAGAGTTGAATTATTCGAACAGATTAAGAAGGAGTCTAGTGCATACCTGGTTAAGATAGAGAGCATTAATAAGGGTGGATATATTGTTGATCTATCTGGTATTAAATGTTTCTTACCTGGATCTTTGGCTGCTGCTAATAGAATTACTGATTTTGAATCTTATATAGGTAAAGAATTACATGTAATGATTGAAGGATACATTGAAGCTAAGGACATCTTTATCGTTTCTTATAAGAAATATCTTAATAAAATTATGGAAAGCAAGATTCAGGAATTGGATCTTACTAAGAAATATAAAGGATATGTTACTGGAACAAGCAACTTTGGCGTATTTGTTGAATGGGAAGAGGTTTATACTGGACTTATACACAAAACTGAATTCAGCGAGGATAACTCAATTACTAGTGTAAATCCTGGTGATGAGATCGAATTTTACGTTAAGGAGATTAAAGACAATAACAGATTAACATTAACTCTAGAGAAACCTCTAGAAAGAAACGTTATTATACACGATCTTGATAAACAAATCAAGGACGGAACATGCGAGCCAATTGAAGCAAAAATTAAACACAAGAGAAAAAATGGTATTCTTATTGATCTTGTAGCATTTGGTCTTATGGCTCTTATCCCTCAGGAGAGAATTGGTAAAAAAACCAATAATCTTAAACCCGGGGACGATCTACTAGTTACGGTTTATCAAGTTGAACCCGCTAGCGGAAAAATTTTCGCAGAGCCGGTAAATGAGCGATAATAGAACACATTTTGATAAGCTCCATGCTCTTAGCTCTTCGGTAATAGGATTCGAGTTTGAATTCTATACCAATATGCTAAAGGGCAGAACAGCTGAATCCCTTTCCAAGCTAATAAACAAAAAAGTAGTGGTATCCGAAAGGTACCACTCTAATATTGTTGTGGATGCCAGCACATGTAAGCTAGAACCAGATTATTCCGGAGGGAGCAAAATGATGGAGTTCATTACTGGTCCACTACCTTATAATGAAGCTATTACTATATTAATTAAAGTCCTTAATTGGATAGACGAAAATGGTTGGACGACAGATAGATGTGCATTCCAATTCTCTGTTAGCTTTGACAAGTTCAGGAAAGAAGTTAAGGATAGGATAGAAAATCTAGACAAGTTAAAATTTATATTAGGATTTGACGAGAATTTTATCTATTCTAAATTTGGAGATAGATCTAAAAATGTTTATGCTAAATCTATAAAAAGAGTGGTTCCTAGGAATAGATTTTCTATGATCGAAAATCTAACTACTATTGATCCCAAAATGTTTAAAGTTCCAGAGGACAAATACTACGGGGTAAACTTCACAAAAATACCCAAGGGATATTTAGAATTTAGATATCTTGGTAATCGTGATTACCAAAAGAAAAGCAAAGACATAAGAGAGATTATAGATTATGTGATTCTTTACCTTTATGACTTGCTTAGCCACAGAATATCAGGATACTCAAAAGATGACCTTGCTAAGCTTCAGAGTATGATGAATCAGTATACTAAGGTTGTTAGATCTTTTAGTGATCCTGATTTCTTCTTTAGAAATTACCCCGATTTCCATATTTTTGTAGATCTTAAAGGATGGGACGAGAACATAAAAACATACTGGTCTGTTATCAGGGATAAAATATTTGATATAATCGTTGAGGGTAACGTTACCTCTGGGTATTTTAATTATGACACTACCACAGGAAGATGCCAATTAAAAGACGCTAGAAGTAGAGAGGCTTTGGAACTCAAAGATATTGATTTGATCCTTTGCGACATAAAGAATGGTATAATAAAAAACTGTAATATTTACAGCTCCAAGATAAAAAAATCCTCAATAGAGGAATGCTATATAGTTAATGATACTATAGTTACATCTTCGAAGATCAAAGACTGCGTTGTTGATTTTGGAAACGAACTTGAAGATTGCTTTATTGATTGCGAAGGCAAAAGTATTAACTGTAAGATAAAAGATGGAGTTTTAAGGGCTGGTGAGATTGGTGAAAATGCTGACGTAAGTAAGGAGACGCTGAAAGTTAAAGGCTGGGAAGATTTCAGAAAGGAAAGGTTCGTTACCGATAAGAGATTAAAAGATCTAAATGATAGATACAATAATTTAAGATTTGGTAACATGAACTTTTAAAAATAACCGCTAAAAGATGACAGAAGAAGAATTAATACAAGAAATAGAAGACGCACTTTCTTTTAGCTGTGCCCTTCCATATAATCTAAATCAGCAAGAAACAAAAAGAATAATCAAAAGAGCCAAAGCATGGTTTTTTGATAACTATCAGTATGCCGTCGAGGATAGGGTTTTTATTTTGCAAAATGAAATATTCAGACATCCTGAATTCAGAGCAACTCGACAAATAAAATTACCTGAATCTATTATTAGCATATATGATGTTAGAGAAGTTGGTGGCTCCGGTATATCTGGTAATCCTGATAGGGATTTTGGTGATTCTAAATTACTTGGATCTGAATTATTGCTTTCACCTTTTGTTGGGGATAACCTAGTTTATCGTACTGTTATGTACTCATATTTCGATTTAGCTAAAGCATATTTATTAGAGACTTTTGCTTTTAAATGGAATAAAAATAGCAAAAAATTAACCATTCTGGGTAGGGATCCTGGTAGATCCGGTAAAGGCCAACTTGCTCAGGGGTTTGGTGTTGGTGGTACTGATGTATCTGTTAGATGCTTTGTTGCACTAAATGACGATGATCTTTTTGCAGATGAGCTTTTTGTTAGATATTGCATTGCTAAATCTAAAATAGCATTAGCAAACATGCTTTCTGTATTTACCTATAATTTACCTGGTGGTGTTCAGATAAACGCTTCTGATATCAGAACAACAGGAGAAGCTGAATTACAAGAAGTTATGGATATGATTAATGGTGAGAACACTCCTTCATATTTTTTACAGTGGAATTAAAATAAACATTAACAAAAAACCCCTAATTTTTTATAAATTGGGGGTTTTTTGTTTACGTTCGTCGTGTTTAAAACCAGAGATATATAATATGAAAAATTTTCTATGAGAGAGATTTATAACAGGGATCCACTAGACCCAAGCTACAACCCCTACCAGATCGAAACAACCGATCCGGTAGAAATTTGCGTTGGCCAATTAAAAATGATACTTCTTACTAATAAAGGTGAAGTACTTGGCGACACTAAATTTGGGCTTAATCTAGAGGAGCTTATATTTAGTTTAAATCTTTCCGAATCTAGCATTAGAAATGAATTGGATTTGTTTTTAAAAACATATATTCCTCTTTTCAGAAAGCTAGGTGGATCTTATGACCTTAAATTTTATCAGGGAACAGAGAGAGACATAGCAACTATAGATTTTAAAATACCAGCTAACGGGGGTTTAAGTCCTCTAGTTACATTAAGAATAACCTAATATACAGAAATGAATATTTTTAAGAAAAATAATATCCTGATTAATGGTCTATTAAACGACACGTTTTCTTTCCTGCAGGACACGTATAACCAAACAACAAATCTCTTTACCGTAGCATCTGCTTGGGGACAGATTCTTTTCGTTTTGCAAAACCTTTCGCAGATGATTCTGTATTTTATAGAGGATTCAATAACGGAATTAAATATAGAACAAGCAACTAGAGATTATTCTGTTAGGAGTTTAGCTAGAATAGCCGGCTATGATCCCGGAAGAGCAAGTACTGCACAAGGTGAAGTAACATTATCCTGGAATAGAAGACAATCAGATATAGGGGGAAGCGCGGTTATAATCAACAACCATGCACAAATAAGATGTCAGGAAAATGGTAAATTATATTCTTTAGTTTTTGGATCTTCAAGGGTAACTATTCAACTTAGTGGTAGTCCAAGCCCGCTTAGAGTTAAAGTAGCACAGGGGGATTTTATTAGTTCTGTAGTAACCGGAACTGGAAACGCTTTGCAAAGTTTTAATCTTCCGTCTTCCGCTGGATCTTACCTTGACCAGTTCTATGTTGATGTTTATGTTAACGAGGAAAAATGGAGAAGATATGATTCATTATATGATATTCCTTTAAATGGAAAGGGATTTATTGTTAGAACAGGAATACAGGAAGGACTGGATGTTTATTTTGGAAATTCTAATTTTGGTATGGTTCCGCAAAGAGGCTCGAGAATAAGAATAGAATATCTTCAGACATCAGGAGGATCAGGAAACGCTATTTCCACTAAGGAAAAACCTCTAACTTATAAATTGGTTACCAGCGGAACAGATTTATTTGGAGCTGAGGTAGATCTAAATGAGTATATAGATGCTCTTAATGCTATAGATCCTTCTTTCGGAACCAATCCAGAAACTACAAATCTAATAAGATTGGTTGCACCAAAGACCAGCAGATCTTTTGTTTTTGCCAATGCGCAAAATTACGAAGTTTTTCTAAATAAACTTGGTATATTCTCTCAGATTCAAGCATTTTCCACATTTGATGATGATTATCTTGATGATGATAACGTTGTTTATATTTTCTTAGTTCCCGATATAACTTTAAATATCTCTTCTAATGAGGATTATTTCGATATTCCAGTATCAGACTTTTTACTTAGCACTAACCAGAAAAATAAGATAATAAATCTTATTGAGGATTCAGGGTCTATGATCGCAACAACTGTTGTTAGAATAGTTGAACCTCAAATTAAAAGATATGTTGCAAACGTGGTAATTACTATGTTTGAAGGGTATGATCCGGAGACAATAAGACAAGCTATAAGAAAGAAAATTTCCGAGTATATGCTAAACCTAAAAAGAAGAGATTTCATTCCTAAATCTGATATAATAGCGTTAGTTGAATCTGTTGATGGAGTAGATTCGGTTTCTTTCTATTTTGTAGGTGAAGCTAATGAAAAAAATCAAACTCTACTTAGAAGTTTAACCAACGTTTCAGCTGCTCAGTTACAAAACCAGGTTGGACTCAATGAATTTGGAGATATTGTAATAGGTAGAAATGACTTGGTTGTTTTAAGAGGAGGATGGACCGATAGAAATGGTACAGATTATCAACAGGGAATCATTCAGGGTAAACCCGGAGCTCTTAATGTAAGTATTGCTAAAATAATACCCATGAATTTTAACATGTCTCTAAATGCTGAAATGAAATCTCAACTTATAAAAAATAACTAATGGATAACTATTCACCATTTTTTCCGGACCTTAAGAAAGGAATAAACTATACCGTTGCTGGGATAAAACCGCAAACGAATAACACTACTTTCTACGATGCTAAGGATTTATACCCAACAGCAGAACTTGCTTCCGAAAGATCTTATAATATAGGATGCTCTGGATATAGAAGAATTCTTTCTAGCGGTTTAGGAGAATATAAATATGCACCTTGCTCTGATATGCTGCAATATAAAACTATTATGAAATTAATGCCAAAAATTCCAGTAGAAAGAAGGTACTATGAATTTGATCCCACCCAGAATATCTATGATATAAGAGATAGCTTTAATGACAATCTCTATAACGGATTTGATTATAAAGATCAGTTATTAAAAAGATCTTTATCTAACGTTCTTTATAGAGATCCGATCAAAGAGGGAATACTCGGATATTTTAATAGGGTAGTTTTTGGTCTAGTTGAAACGACCAAACAGATTAAGAATTTTATTAATTACACGGTTAAAAAAAATAATAAAAGGGTTTTTTAAAATATGTCAGAATTTTTCTATAGAAGGCTTAATTTTTATGATAAGACTGGAAGTCCGCTAAACTTTGACTACATTGGGGCAACAGGTCCTAGTGAACTTGATCAAAAGTTTACGTACGTAACTTCATCATCGGTTTCTTCAGAGGGCCAGATATCAGTTAGTCAGCTGGACAGTAATCCATCTTATATCGATTTGAATATAGCTGATGTAAATGGATTTAACATTGTAGCTTGGGGTGATTCGATAAACAGCGCTATACTTAATGGTGCAGATGTATACATTGAAGGTAGAATAGCAAACCAGGGGGAATTTGAAGCTAAGATATCATCTGTTGTAAATAATTCAACATATTTAAGGGTTAACTTTGAAGTCGATACTATTAATGGGCAAAGATTGATAAGTCTAAATAATCAAATTTATTTTAATGCAACTTATTCTAACAGACCTGGCGGATATTTTAAGGGTAACATATATTTTGATCCGGTTTCCTCCGGACTTTACGAGAACCAGCAGATATTCATAGTTCAGACGCTTAATAACTCAGGCAATCTAGAATATGGACTCCCTCATACAGGAGCCACCGGAGCTACTGCTGGTAAATGGAGATCCCGATGGTATAATGATAGCTATGGTGAAACTGACGTATCTGAAATTATATTCACATACAAGATAGAAGACCAACTCGAAGGTGGAGATGGACAGCCTTTAATAGTTAGCTACCCCAACCTGGTCTATAATGTGGATGCCAGTCCTACTGACAGTCTTTCTGGTAATGGTTATGTTTCAACATCTTTAATAAATTCGGAGGCTTTATCAATAAATGTTGCTATTAATGCAACTGACTTAGCATCTAATATCTATGAGAGAAAATTAATCATAGAGGATATTAGTACAGGCACGCCTGTGAAAATAATCGAGATGGATTTTTATGGCGAAATAGTCGGTGAGGATGAGAGATTTAGTGTCATGTTAAAAAACATGGGTAGAGCTTTTTACCAGGACGATTCAATTATACTAAGAGATCATGATCCTTCTGAACCCCTTCCAAATTACCTAGAAATAAATGATAAGAGGAAAGAGTTATTAATAGCAGGAGAGGAGATATTTCCTTACATAGGAAGTTACAAGGGTCTAATCAATGCAATCAGATTCTTTGGATATCAGGATTTAAGAATAAAAGAATATTGGCTAAACCTACAATACCGGAGTGCAAGATTAGAATCACCACTACAACAGAATAAGCAATTCCTCAATGCGATAAAAAGACAGCAATCTGGAGGATATACCCAGAGTTATTCGATAGGAGATGTTTTAGACAATCCAAATTCGGGTAAATATAAATTGGTTCAAACTTATGGACCAAATGCTGATGGACAATATGTTCTTGATGTTTCCTCTGATACCACAATTCTACCTAGCAGAACGTATAAAAAAACCTCTTTATTCGGTCTATATTATGATATAAATAAAACCACGGGAAATGATTCAGATTACGGGTATCCTGAAGTTGTTGATAATTTTAAATTTACTCAAGAGGAAGTTCTTATAAAAATGTTTGCCCTTAAGGAAAGGCTTAAGAGAGATTATTTACCACTTAATGCAAGAATCATTGATATAACTGGTGAGGGTATTTATTTCAACGTTTATAATACTAAGGCATGGACAGATGTCATGCAAAGACCTGATATTGAATCGGGGTTTTATACTGACATTAAGGTTACCCCGGATTTTGGATTTATCGAGGATCTTAGAAATTTTTCTACTAGACCTTTAAGCACTTCTATACAGACACCTTCTTCATATTACAATAAGTTTGATGCTTACGTGGAGGTGTCGGGAGGAACAGGAAGTGCGCTTTATATAGCTGGACTTACCGGACCAACTGGATTAAATGGACCTAACCCGGTATTAAATATTAATGCTGGTAATACCTATGAATTTAGTATTTCCCCAGCAGAATTTGATTTTTATATAACAACCGATCCCGGACTTTCCCAGGTGGACCCATTAGGTATAATTAACAATGGTGTTACATCAGGGGGTCCTAGCTTAATTTGGAATGTAACACCACAGCAGACATCACCTGTATATTATTATTCTTCCACCAATAAAGCCCTACTTAATGGGATAATAGAAGTTGCACCGGCGGAGATTTCGGATTTGGGAAATATAATAGATCCTTTATCCAATCAGCAATTATACACGGTTACACAGAATGATTCTATGTTGAATGCAATCACTAATTTCTATGATCTCAAACAGAACGGTGAATTGCTTGAACTGGGGGATGGAAAATATGATCCACCAGCTTATACTGATCCAACAACAGGATTAATTTACGATACACCTTTGGGTATGCCAATAGTATTGGAACTTATTTTAGATAGATGGACTTGGGACGAGCTGAATATAAATTGGTCGTCCATTCTTATTCCTGTATTTAAAGTTGGTAGCAGAGTTTTATACAAGCCAACAAACATATTCGGTAAAGTAACAGCTGTTAGTTATTCCACCGGTATCTATAGTGTTTTCCTTGATAACTCAACGACAGTAAACACAGACGAAGCATCATTATTCTCAACCATACAGAATTATTCTTTACTTAACTGGAGAAACGTAGATTTCTCTAACATGGTTGATATTGAGTGGATAATAAATAAACCAGCAACACAACAAGGAAGCCCTTATAATTTCCAATTTAGAGGGTCTATACTGGACTTTTATACCTTAGCCCACTTTGTACCATACACTGGTGTTTATCAGGTAACATGCAACGTCTATGACGCCTTTAACGCTAAAACGGTAGCGATAAAGAATGGAGCTATAACGGTGAGCCCAAAGATTATAGATATTGATGCGTGGACCAGATATAGAGAGGTAGAGGATTACACATGGAGAAATGTATTTAAGGGATGGGAAGATTATAATTCAATATGGGAATATCCTGCTGAGGGTGAGACGATAGAGGTTTTAGAAAAGACCATCCCTAGCGAAATCCTAGATTTTGCTACCTATGGAAATAAATCTGAAGAAGGACAAGATGCTTACGTTAAGGTAAACACAGATCCTATTGGAGCAACTGGGTATATCTCGTTTACCCAATCAAATATAGCTATAACGGAGATAACCTCTTATTTAATTATATCAGGACAATATAGTTTTGCCACAGTGATATGTGCTACCCCACATAATCTTAGCACAGGCGAAGAAGTAACCTTATTGGATACCATACCGGAATTACTAGGTAGATGGATAATAACCGTTCCTTCCGGATCTAATAATACCTTTACTGTATCCACAATAATCAGTTCTTCGTGGAGCAATACAGTAGGCTTAACCGGACCTTCCAGATTATCTGTAGATTCCGCTGTATTTACCAACCAATATGTTACCGGGGCAGGAAGTATTTCTGTCTATGTAGGTGGAAGATTAGTAGGTTCTAGTGAATCTGGAGATTCCCTATACAGAACGGTAAATGCTATAGCATCTTCTGTTAATTCGCTTAGAACCTATCCCGATTATTTTGCTTCTTGCACGGATCCAAGTAACGATCCTGTTACTTTGGTTATCAGTGCACCCGATGAACTAGGTGCAGATCAAAATGGTGTATTACTAACATATGAAGCTACTGGATCAATTTCGGTAATTTCAGATTCTGCGGGATTATCAGGTGGATCTAGTTCTGCCGAAACATACGTTTATTGGTCCGAATCTAGTTCAGCTCTACCCAATGCAAATTTAAAATATTGGGGAACTAAAAAGATAAATTGGGACATATTCACGGATAATGGATGGGACGAAGGCTATGCGCATACATGGTTTGATTATGAGTTTAATAACGATTGGCTTGGCGGATATGAACTACATAACATAACACCAGGTGATTTCTTAAAGATTAGCACAGGTAACGAATTTTATCCATTTCCTACGGGAATGACTATACAGCCAGGATTAGCTTCTTTGACTATAGGAGAATTAGCAGATCAGCTAAATAATTCAGCGGATCCTAATATTCAGAATTTTTATTATAGACCGATTCCTAATGAAAGCGGTAATTTACCTTTAAATACCCCTCCAATAAATGTTTCTGTAAATGATTCGGGGGTATCCAATTCTCAGAGTGCTCCGCCACCTTCACAAATAGGTGGTAGCGGATTATTGGTTGCCGAATTCACATACCAACTTTATCCATGATCATATTAATCTGGATATATAAATCAAACTATCTTATTCTTTAATGTCAATATCAATAAGCCAAGGGGATTACATTTTATATCAGGACATCTCAGAGGGATCACCTACTGGAAGGATCTGGAATTTCCCGGGGGGAACACCTACCGGGGCAACCGCAACTAATCCTATTGTTAGATATGCTTCCCCATCAAATACTGGATTTAGTGCTAAATTGACTGTAAGCATCGGAAGCATCAGTTCTTCCAACGAGAAGTCAAACATAATTGTTGTAGCTCCTGAGAATATCTCAATGACAATGACCAGCAACCAGACCGCTGTTGTTCCTATGGGAAAAGGAGTAACATATACTGCAGTAGGATCTACAGCTAGTGCTGCCTACTATACATGGAACGTTGCTGGTTTGGGTACCCCAGGAATTACCACGGCAAACAACCAATTGGGTGCCATAATTTACAACTGGTTGACTTTAACAGGATCTGAGTCTGGTGCTACGTATTCAACTTACGTATCAACATCCTCTGTTATTTTAACTAGCCTTTTGGGTAACACTGCATCTTCTTCTGTGACTGTGACATATAGCAAAAATGGCTTATTTGAGCGTTATAATTATTTAGCATCTCCCTTTACATTAGGCCTGCATTATCAATCCGTGGCAGACACGGGAATTCTATTAACAGCATTAGGTATATCAGGTTCTGGTAATGCATATTCTGTAAATACCACTGGTAGTTCTGCGGTACCTATTCCTATAAATAACACTCAATTCAGAGCTCAGGGAGAAATTACATCATATTGGTCTTCTTCGCAAGATATAGTAATGCCCAGCAGTATAAATTATGGTTTGTTCACTGGACAATATATTGCTTCCAGTCTTGCTTTTAATGCTCTTGGTGTACCTGGAGCAACCGGATGGGGATCATTAACAAGGTACACACAGGGTAATTATATGCTTCCTGGTGATCTTGGGACCTATTTCAATAATATATTTTATTTTGCTGATATACAAGGCTATGGAAAATCTTTAATTAGTAACAGGTATTGGACAAGTACACAGGTATCAAATCTAATTTTTAATGAATTTTACATAGGGTACCAGTCTTCTAAAGCATTAGAGGTAGCCTTTTATAGCGGTGAATATCCCGTAGCTTATGAATCTGAACTTGATGGCGCAGGAGGTGCTAGTGGGGGATACGGTGGGGCTTGTCTTCCCTCTGCATCGTATGTATCAGGTACTGTTACACTATATTTAACCCTGAGATTTAGCACGGGTTCACCTTGTATAAATAATATCGAATCTGGCTATGATATGACTGTTGATGTTACAATATCTGATATATTAATTTCAGGGGGTGTGGGAAATTCCCCCGATGGTACATTGGTATTTATGCAGGATACAGGAGCAGGATTAGGTGTTGCAAGTCTAATAAATGCTGCTTTAGTTAGTAATGGAAACGGGTTTGAAAATAACATTGTTGCTTCGGCTTCTCCCGATTATGCATGGATGTATAATATAGGATTAGTAGATCCAAATACTTTTAATGGCCTTAAAATTTCAATTATAGATAACGACTGGGGAGGTTCGGGCCTTTTTCTAGCTGCAGTAGATCTAAGCGACAACGGTCCTTGGGCTGGGAGGCGAGGAGTTCCTACAACAGCAACCATAGGTAAAACAAATTGGATTTCTTTCAATACAAATAGAATAGCCAACCCATATCAGATAGCCAACCCCGGATCTACTGGTCCTGTAAGAGGATGGTATTTCGGCAGTCCATAATTTAATATCCCTGTTATTAAAATTCAAATATATACAATACAATTTAAAAAAAGATAGATGCCTAATTCATCCCTTTATATTAATCAGATAGATCTAGATCAAGAATTTTACGCTTGGGCTTCAGGTCAGGATGTTAGAAGATTCAACGGGTCAATCTGGGAATATTACGACAGCACAAACTCTGCAGTTCCCCAGGTTTCCCCATACTATCTGGATACCAGATGTATATCAATAGATCCGGAGGATAAAGCTTGGGTTGGTGTAGCACAAGGACCAACAGCAGGAAATGCTAACATAAATCAGATTGCAGTTTTTTGGATCAATACTAATAAAGTTGACGAGGGTGATAGCTGGACATTCCAGGCTTTGGGAACTTTCAATCAGCCTCAGGAAGTTTCATTAATATACGCTTGCCCCTTTGGTGACGATATTTTAGCTTTTATCAATCCACTTAACGGGGTAGGCGGAACCGGTGCATCTGATTATACAAGAATAAATGGAGCCACCGGTGGAAGATTATTTTATTATTTTAAAGAAACCGATCAATGGGATGAAACCGTTGATGATTATACTTGGCCGCATATCTATGATATAGAAACTAAAGGGTATGACGGTAAGGATTATCTTTACTATATGGGAACTTCGGAAGGGCTTTTTGTTGTTCCCCAAGGAAAATTACAAACCATAACTTTAACAAACGGATCAAAATATATCCAGCAGGCAAAAGTTTACAACACTAGCACAAGCGGAATAATATCAGATAACGTGTATTGTTTAGACTTTGACGAGAATGGAAACCTGTGGATCGGAACTGACATAGGTATTTCGTATTTTGATGGTGTTGAATTCTGGAATTATGGGGTTAGTGGGGGTCCAATAACTTGTGTGAAAGCAAGGGATAATGGACATGTTTTTTATTCAATAGGAGACGGTGAGCTTGGACAGGGAACAGGTCTTTGGCATTTTAATGGAACATCACACACGCAATTTAATACCTTAAATTCTTCATTGAATTCAAATGCTGTGCTTGGTATAGAGCTAATAGGCCACAATACGAATCAGGATGGGCTAACTATCCACGCGAATGATTTATGGATTCTTGGATATAATCAACTTTCGCTTTTCGCTTATGATTTGCCCCACGTTTATGGATCTTCTAAATATGCAGGAGCAACGGGATGGAATTTCACTTACCATACTGCCACTGGCGGGGGTTCACCTTTACCTAAAGTAAATAAATACACATGGACTTATCCGGAGTGGATGGTTTATGATAGCTCTTTCCTTGAATATAAGCACCCTGGGCTGGATCCCCGTAATTTATTTCTGACCACAAAATTAAGTGATATAGCTGATGGTAGAGCAGGTAAACAACCATATTGGAACAATTGGGCTTTGCCTTCTTTTGAGCAAGATCAGATTTCCGAATCTATACAAGCTTCCGAATGGGAGAAATCTATTTCGTATATTTCAGGAGCATCAGGTAACATAGGAATGTTTAGAGTAACATCTTCAGCAACACAGACTTTTCTAGGGGAGAAGAAATATTATGTTGGAGGCTATATTCAGCCCGATATTTATACCGGAAATTATTCGATCCAGTTTGGATATTATGCGGACAATACCCCAGCAATATTATCTGACTATGGACCTAGTTTAAATTCAGGCACACTATCAACTTATAATTCAGTTAATAACGGAAAAACCGGGTTTATAGTTTCTTATTCAGAGAGAGGTAATGTCGAATCGATACTTCCATTTAAAGGATTTAGCACCGAAGTTCAAAGTCTTTGCTCAAGCGAGGATGGATTATATTTATATGCTTCCGGTACTTTTAATAGATTTATTGAGGTTGGCGAATTTGTCTGGGGGGCATACGGATTTCCAATTACAACGGGGGGTGCAACTGGGGCACCGGTGGGTATTACCAATCCTAATGTTCCCGGTGCTACTGCAGGGACATATCCTGGGATAGGTGTACCCTCATTTGGCACGGTGGTCATAAATAGCCCATGGAGTGTTTCAGTAGGTAGCGGTGATTCGGTTGCAAACACTTACTGTGACTTTGGGTTTACCGGATTCTCCGCAGGAACGGGGGGTAGCTACGATAATGTAAATTTGGTCTATCTTAGTTTTATAAACGGAGTAGGAGGCAATGAATTTTCATCTATTAACAACAGACTGACTGGACAAAGTTTGATAATCGTACAGGGCGGTAACACTGCTTACTATAGAATAGATCAGATTTATAGGGATACAAATTCATTCGGAATACGTACAACTTATCAGAGCGGGGCAACAGCAGCATTTCCATATACAAACGGAACATCTATTACTATTCAAGTTGGCCAACGGACTCCTTCCGTTTATCCATACACTATAGATAATGCTGGATCAAAGACTGATTCAAATGCAGCGTACGTGGTTAAAATAGGAAGAGATCTAGGAAGTTCCTCTACATTTACCGATATAAACGGGGTTACCGGTGATTATGAAAGCAACGTAAGAAAAAAATATAGAATTAATTCGTTTAGATATTTCCCTCCCGTTTCAACCGTAGCATTACCTTATCCCGGTGGGACGGTAAGCACTAAAATAGATTCTTCTAGGTATCATGTGAATCTTGCGATTACCCACACATCAAACACCCCTGTCATTTTCAGCTCTTTAAAAAATGAATGGGATAGAACGGGAGATATATCGACGGTTCCTTATTATATTGGAGACCTTGCTTCTAATGAATTTGGTGCATATATTAAACTTGATTCAGATAATCTAGATTTAGTTGAAATAAAAAGCACTTCGGGTTCAACTGGTGGATTTTCTATAGAAGATATAAAATCGTCAAATAACGAAAATGGATTTATTATAACTGGACAATCATCGGGTACTTTTAATATGATGGGGCTTAATATTCTGCATCCATCCCCATCAGCTTCTAAAAATTATCCATTCTATATAATTTCAGGTCCCACAGCTAACGGGATAACTGGAGGAATCGTAGATATAGGCGGTACTTCCTCTTATAACGGCATTAAGAAAATAATTACAGCTAAGGATAATTCTGGTTATTATGTTAATACCATTATGGGAGACTATGGTCAGGGTGTAACCGGTACTTATTTTGGAAGCCAAATAGTATTGGGCTCTACAGGACAGAACTATTTATACACAGCTGAAATAACTGATCAAGGAACATTAAGAGATATTTCATATAATTCTACTGGCGTTCTTGATAGGGATATGGGCTTTTTAGCTTTTGATAAAATCAACGAATCCCAATTTTTTACATCATATCAAATAAACACACCAGGATTAACAGGATATAGTGTCGCACTGCTCAAGACGAATAATGCTAATAAAAATTTAGATCTACAAAATTTAGGTACTTTTGAAGGCGACCTAACATTCTCTAAGGATACTTCTTCAAACGTATTTATTTTCGGAGTTAATACTAGTGGCTCTACTGGGGGTACCGGAAGTTTCATATCATTTGGTTCAACAGGAGGATTTTCTACCCTGTCTGAACAATACTATCCTGAGTTAGGTATAAATCTGGGAAATATTATTTCTAGGCCTGGGTCAGGAGCTTGGACTTGGTGCGATGTTCATTCGACAGATAACTATATGGAGATTCCGTTATTATCCACCGTGGTTTTTAATAACTATGCTTCTAATATTTACGGTAAGAAAAACAATAAGTGGATACTAAGCAACTCCGAAACAAAAGACGAGCTTCTTAACATAAAGGGCAGTCCATACTTTATCTACACTTTTGTAGATGCTGGATATTATACGATATACAATCAGGTAGAAGATTCTGCAGGAAACATCTACGAGGTTTCTAAGCCAGGATTCATAAAAGTAATAGATCACAAGGATAAAAGACCGGATGACACTAGACCTGATTTTGTTGACTCCAGCGATTATGGATATCCTAATCCACCTTTCCTTGCAAGGGATTATCAAGCAATGAGATTAGGTAAGGATCTAATGTATCAGGAAATGGAAATATTACAAGCTAATAAAGGACAATTTGGATCTGCTATAGTTATTCCAAATAACCCAGATTCAACATTCAATAGGGAATAAATCTTCGGATTATCCCTTATTTGGCTTTGAATTTTTTTCTTCCCATTCATCGAATGTTTCCTCTATAAGTTTTACTATTGGATCCCTAACTATATCATTAACACCAAAGTGCATTGTTCCGATATTATCCTTATTTTGAAATATCTTAACCACTAAATCAAGAGACGATAGCTTTGGATTTTTCATGTCTATCTGTTTGGTGTCACCGGTAATAATCATCTTAGTGTCCGTACCTATTCTAGTCATAGTAGATCTCATATTTTTCTGAGTTATATTCTGGGCTTCGTCTACTATTATAATTGCGTTGTCTATAGATCTACCCCTAATAAAAGCTAAAGGTAATACCTCGATATAACCCTGATCCAACATAATTTGGGTTAACCCCTCTCCAATAACTTTATGAAAGTTATCAAGGAAAGATATTGTAAAGGGTAACATTTTTTCTTTAAGGTCACCTTTAAGGAATCCTACCTCTTCCCCTTCTAAAACGGTTACACTTTTTACTAGTATTATTTTCTTAAATCTAGTATCGTTCTTCATGAGCTTTAGAGCTTGAGCACATGCTAGATAGGTTTTACCAGTTCCCGCTGGGCCAGCTACGATAGTGATCTTATTGTCATTTATAAGATTTGAGAGATTTTTTTGATTCTCGTTTTTAAATTTAAAGTCAACCTTTAATTTTTGCAAATCGAATCTAGATGCATTAGGAGATTGATATCCAGGAGGAAAATCCTCATAAAATTCTTCGTCGGTAATTCTTTTTTTTCTGTTAGCCATATTATATTATATTTATTTTTTTGTGTAACCACACAGATTTCTCCCAATCGGAGTGGTTTTTTTGATGCTAGTAAAATTGTCAGAATTTTTTAGTGTTTTAGGGAAATAAATCACTGGTTTTGGACTTAAAGATATGTCTTTGGTGTCCATTATGGTAAGTTCGTTTTTATGTATTGCCATATTTAAGTGTTGTCTGAGACGTAGATATATATTTCACTTCAAAAAGAAATAAAACAATAAAATGGCAACAGTAAACATTACAGAAATTTTAGGCACTGATTCTATATCAGGCTCAAGAGTAACAATTAACTCCAACTTTCTAATCTTACAGAACTGGATAAACGGATACATTACAGTTTTCGGTATAGACACGGTAAATGGTATATTAGATCTTAGCGGAGCCTCAACTGGTAAGGTTCAGGCAAAAATCGGATCATTTGATGCTTTATCAGTTCCTTCCACGGGAGCACCCACAGCATCAGTAAATAATCTAGGTCAAGCTTCGTTCGTAAGCTTACAATCAACAGACGTAACAGCTTCAGGAGCGGTAGTTCTTAACGGAACAATAACTTTAGGAACATCCTCTATTTTCGTAGCAGGTGGAACCTCTAGCTTCAACGGAAGACTAAGTGCTAATGGAGCATTTCAATTAGGTACTCAGGGACATATTATAAGTTCAAACACCACTTATAAAACAGGATTAACAGCAGGTTCAGCATTTGCATCAAACGCATCAGGAATTGGTGGTGGCGGATATGTAACATCGGTAAACTCACCTTATGCTATAACTGGTTTAGAAGATGTTATCTACGCAAACTGCGGTCCAACTGGATTCTATATAAAAGTTGTTAATGGCACATCAGCTGTAGGTGGAACACTACCTAATATTCCTCAAGGAACTAGGGTAACTATCATTAATACATCAGCAGCAACTGGGTATATTTACACTGGGATAACCGGTACATCGTCAAGCTACTATACTGGATTTAATACCAGTGCAAACTATGGGGGATATTCTTCATCTGGTATAACGGTAACTGCTAGTAAGTCCTACCGTTCATCGATAACCCTACAATGGGAAACAAGAGTTGGACAGGGGCAAGCAACTCAAAATGGTTCTTGGATCGTTTTATCATCTACTAACGTAACGGTTTAATAGAATAAAAATAAAATAAATTTAATGGCAAAGACACCATTTATAAGACCTTTACAAATACAAGGCGGGACATTCTACACCTTTTCTTCATCTGCTGAGGATCTTTCATTTACGTTCAATAATTCAGATAGTAAATTCAGATTTTCCAAGTTTGCCTTATTGAACATACCTGATATAGATAACAGTGCGTCTACCCAAACCAACTATGTGAGATTGAATGGTCCTGATAGCGCATTTCTCGATTGGGCTAATAGCACTCAGCAAATTATAACTGGCGATGCAAATATAGATTTCTCTCAAAGTTTTCAGAGTTATTGTTTAAACATAGAGTCTACCATAACAGGTGACGATCAATACGATTCTTCATTAAAGCAAAATATTTCGGAAAGAATATTTTTTAAATGGCTAAAAGAAATAGGAGCAATCAGATATTCAGCAGCTGATTCGACTGAGGTTTCCCCTGCGTTAGATCAGAATACTGTTACGATTGTCAATGACGTTCCTATAACTCAAAAAAGATACGTTGAAGGCGATGCACCTTACGGAACTACAGGAGCTTACGGAATGACCGGAGCACCATATAATAGGGTTGTTCAGTATGTGGGTAATCTAGATATTGTTAACTCTGTAAAGAATTCGACCAACGCATATTCAGAAGTTTATGTTTATATTCCTACTAAGGACGGAAATACACCCTATGTCTTATTTAAGAACGTAACCGATAAAAATTACTATCCAGATTATCAATGGACTAATAACCCAAGTAATCCTTTAAATGATGAATATCTATTTAGTAGAAATTACGATGAAACAAATCCTAGTGGATTAACAACATTAGCAATTTTTGATGATGATGTTTTAGGTTCACCTACTGCTAGTTATTATGATACCGGAGTAAATGGATCTTCGATAGCTGGTAATTGGTATTCGCCAAGAGACACTGCAAACACTTATTTTTCAGAAAACATTTTTACAGATCCATCTAACTATATTCTTACCAAGACTGATAATTCTAACACCCTAGTTTACACCAGGAGCAAATTGGATTCGATCGGTATTGATTTTGATCCAAACTCATATCAGGAGATATTAACCAACTCCAGTATTTCTACATTGGAGGAGTTTAACGCCACCGCAGACGCAGCAGATTTTGAGTTTAACGCAGTATTAATCTATTATGATGTATATGATCCGGCAAATCCTGCTACGTCAGCTACAAACCTATATGGTGTCTTATTCTTAGATGATGTAAATAGTGAAGGTGGGGACATTTATATTCCTAGATTAAAGAAATATAGACCTAATCCAGTAACAAAATTAAACGGCAACTCATACGGATTTAAGATTAATCTTAAATTTGATACCGACGTCGATCAGACTGGAGTAGAGCAGGCAATTAATGACTATTCTCCTTTCTCCCTTTCTATGTTTATGGATGCTATGAATGTTTTACAGGATGCGAGTTCAACATTGAATAACGCTTCTTCTGATTTCATAGAGTTAAGCAATAGGGTGACTAACTTGGAGAACGTAACGCTAAGCAGTCCTACGTCTATTAATATGGATATAAGGATAGGAAATATAGAACAAACATTAGCTGCAAACCAGGCTCTATTTAACAATACGCAGTCTATAATGGGACTTATTGATCAGAATTATGATTTAGTAAGGGCTATATTAAATAATCAAACTAGCGTTGAAATATCATATGATCTTAACCTAGTTAAGCAGGGTCCAGGTATTATCGTAGATAGAAGTATACCCAATCAGCTTTCCGTAATAAATGCAGTTCAGGATTTTAATATATCCGACACACAAAGTAAAGGTACATTAACACAAAGCGGATTAAATGAGATTCCTTTGGTATCTTATTCAAACTACTTTAAGCATGTTAATAATGGTGTACCCTTAACTCTAACTGGTGATTTAACAATAAGATTAAAAGACAGTACTAATGCTAGATGGAAATCTGGGCAAAGATTTAGAATATCTTTTGGAGATCAGGTATATCCAGGAGGCTTTATTATAAATATATTAACAAATGCAGATGGATTATATCCATTAAGCAATCCTTCAGGAGTTAGTTATTCTACGTTGATAATTTCTCTTGACGATAGCTCATTTTCAGGGTATGATTATATGCCAGTTTTCGAAATTGTTTGTATCGACGAGAAGAATTTAAAATTTCAAGTAGATATAGTAGGAAAAAGTTTAACTAACAACCAATAATATTAAAAATTAAATGGCAGGCACACAAAATTCAATAAGTTCATTAGTAGCTCAGTTTCTGAGACTCCAAAGAAATTCATTAGAAATCATAAATGGATTAAATGAGGTTGCGGTATCTACTAATAACACTGTTACGATAGAATACCTTGACGAACAGGGTTTACCCCAAAATCAAAACATTCCTTCTTATGGATTTCTGAGAGGAGAAATCCAAAGAATTGATAATAACATACAAGCTTTAGCTGGTATTAGTGAATCTTCTGCAACTGTTAGAAATCCTGATGGTACATACACACAGGTTTATAAAAGTGAACCATTAAAAGAACCAGCCAGATTAACAAATTTAGAGGTACCTAGTACATTTGATATTAAGGACAACTGGTTTTTTGAAAGCTTTCTTACCCCACTTTTGTACATAAATGTAAACGTAACAGGACAAGTTCCTGATGCAGCGGATAGAATAGTAGTTAAGAGAATAATCGCTAACACTACAACAGATGCTCAAAAAAACTATTTTGATACTAGTTTAAAGGGCAGAAACGACCTTTCTTATGATCAATTTATACAGGATTTAACCGATAATGGAATAGGTTATTTTGTAGACGAATCGATCGAACAGCTACCGCTAAGAACAATAAGATTTGTAGGGGGATTTAGCGTAACGACTTATTATGATGATTTAGTTACTGTTACTGATGCAGCAGGAAACCAATTTCAGGAAACAAGAAGAAACTATAAATTAGATAATCTCACTTATACAGACACACTTAGTACATTTACTGATGGGAGATCACTTAATGTAGGAGATAAGATCTCTACTAATGACGGAACACAATATCAGGTAACTTCAGTTGACAGGGATCAATCATCTATCCAAGCTAAAAGAGTTTCTGGATATCAGCCAATCATGATAGGTGCAGATACACTTTCTATATCTTCGATAGATTTTGGCCCTAGATATGCACAAGTTAATATTGGATACAACGAAAGACAAGGTATTTTCTTTAAAGCTATAGATGATAACTTTAATATTGTTGGAGCAGTTTGGTCGACGGGAATAGTATTTTGGAGCAACGAACTACAAACCAAAAATTCTAGCGGTACCATAGTAAATCTCGAAACCTATTATTTAACTGAGGTATCTGATTTGGGTAAGATTTTTGTAGGAGCTGCCAAAGAGAATAAAGTCAATGCGATAGAAGGTTTAGTTCCGACTGCTCCTACTATTGCTCAGACTAACTTCAGAGTAGTACAGATAAACAAGCAGATAACAGATTCAACTCCAATAAAAGTTGTTAATGATAAACTAGCAATGAAGTCTTCGTTAAAGAGCGAGATAAATCAGTTGGATGATTCCATCAATCAATCTAAGATTCAATTAAATACTGGGCTTTCTTCTATAAATGAAGGATCCTTACAGTTAACAAACGTAAATTCTAGTCCTATCTTAGGTTCCAATATAACACCGGTTAGTGTTGTTGGACAAAAAACAACACCAATAGGTGTTAATGTACAGGCGGTTAAAGCAAACTTAAGTTCACTGATTCAGGAGAGAATTAAAAAGGTAGAACTTTACGCATCTTTAGTATCTGAGGTTAATACTTTGAGCGTTGATGTTCCCCAGATAGTAACGCAACCTAAATATAGGGTTAGAGGATTTTGGGCATTCCCTTCTCCTCAAATTAGTCCATCTACGGGAGCTCAGCAAGTTATCCAATTCAAAGTTAGATATAGATATCTTAGCGACAATGGGTCTGCGCAACCTAATGATCAAATAGAATTTCTTGATAATGACGGTACTAAGAAAAATGCTTCTTTCTCAAACTGGACGGAATATAAAACTGACATTAGAAAAAAAGTTTACGATCCTCAAAAAGGTGTTTATGTTTGGGCACCTGAAGATCCAGGTAATTCTGATGTGCAAAACATTAACCAATTAGATCTAGCTATTACGAAAGGTGAAAAGGTAGAAATACAGATAGCTTCCATTTCTGAAGCAGGCTGGCCTGATAACCCATTAACCTCAGATTATTCTCAGACCGTTATAATTTCTTTTCCTGATAACCTATCGATTACCGGGGTGGATGTAGCACTAAGAAGAAATACAGAAGATTCTGCAGTTACTCGAATGCAAGCACAATTGGATGCACAGGGGCTTAACTTGCATTTATCGGAGCAATACACGGCAGGAAATAACACTTATTACCATAATGCAGTAGGTATTGCCAGTGGATTCTACAATAATTCAGGAACTGTTTTAAATCTATTCGATAAGCTAACGGATCTTCAGAATCAGTTAACATTAATGAAAGCTGAATTAAGCAATGCTAAAGGTGTATTGCAGGTTTATCTCGTAGATTCAAACAATAACAAGATAAAAGTTTCTAAAGGATCTGTAATCAAGCTTAATGCAGGATTTTATAACGAGATCTTTACTAGTGCAACCACTACAGACGCAGGTAAAATAGCTTCTATATCTTATAGCATCCAGTTATTTAACGAGCAAGCTTCCCCTGTTGAACTTGCTTCGATAATTCCTGGAGGATTAGAAATTCAAGCGCCTTCTTCAATAGCTTCTGCCTTTCCTTCAGGATATAATACTAATCTAAGATATGGTGATGGACCTATATCTTTAACAGGTCTAGTAACTAATGATGTTGAGAGCTCAACTGATTTTAGACAGGCTCCGCCTTACGCTTCTTCCAGCGCATACTCACAATACATTTATCCTAGATATAGAAATATCGGATTTAATCAAGTACTTTATTATAATGCATCTGTGGGTGATTTGGGTCAATATTTTACTAACTCATATAGTTCATCTTATACATATGATGGGGATTCGCCTTCTGCACAGATTAACTTTGGTTTATCTGGAACTTATCCTCAGAATGGAACTATATTTACCCCTTATGATCCTACATTATATGCTAACTATTCTACGGTAATTGGCGGAACTGCAGCAGCTGTTTGGAATGGCGCATTTAGTGGTACGACTGGAGGATCTCCTCTAGGAAGCGGATACCTATCAGAATTCTGTATTCATACAAGTCACCCTTATTTAATCTCAGTTGGTAGCGCATATTCTTTCACTAACTACTCTGATATGGTTAAACCTTTTAGCTCAACTTCAGTAAGCTATTCACCATTCCGCCACACTCAAACATTCTGGGGTGATACAACTTTATCCCAATATTGGGTTCAGCAAGCATCAAGAACACCGATAGATTTTGCTACTGGAGCAACTGCTTCTCGAGAAGATAATATGTATGCAAATAAATTAGGATTTTCATCTGATGATCAATATCTAATAGGTAAATATTCGTGTGGTGCTTATCTTTATCTTGGACCAATTTCTAATACCCCATTACAAGTTCCAGGGACAACAGCATTATCTGTTACGTATCTGGGAGAAGGCGAAACTAATGCTATAAACATCCCGTTGATATTCCAATTCAGAGCAGTGGATAAATTGGGCTATATAGGAGGATGGAGAAAGCTAGGAAATTTATCCAATATAACGTACACTAAAAAAATAGGTGTAGATATACAAATAAGAAACGATGACGCATTCTCTTTTGATGTTCAGGTCAGCGGATCTTATCAAAATGACACTTTAGTAGCTCCTAATTTTGATAGCGGAGTTAAAGCACTTAATTTTTAATAAAACATAATACGGGCTTAAAATATGTCTCAATCCAGACTTTTTGATTATAACTCTTCTTTCTCTGTTATTAGAACAAATCCTAAATTGACTGGAAATTTTAAAATTTCAGTAGATTCAGGGGGTGGCGTTTGGTTTAATTCAATGGATGTTAACAACACTTTGAGTAACGACGCATTTAAAAAGTACACAGTAACAGGAGAAAATTCATACGCCAGCGATGTCTCTACTTTCTTTTCAAATGGTAAAATTTCAAATGATATAATATTTCAAGTTGGTAAATTCACAAATGGTGAAAATGAACCAGCACAATATTTTTCTGACCAGTATGATTTCTTCTATGCAAGTGGTGCCTCAGCATTAATAGATAAAAATTATCCTGAGGACTTTAGCTACTTTGCACCGATATGGATTAAGAATGAGATACCTGATTTTTTCGTTATATTCAAGCTCGATAATCCTTTGTCCTATCCATATTCGGCAAACGTTACTCAAATAGATGCAACTAAGAGGTATAAGGTGATTGCTGATTATGACACTTCAACAGAATTTAAGATAACATACGGTAAGAATACTTCAGGTGATGATATTTATTATTACGATGGACAAATCTTTAAAGGTAACACAAATAATTCAACATATAGTATAATAAGTGGTACTGGTAAGGTTGCGGTTTATGCTGAACTTGAAAATCTTCCACTCGTAGATGATGTATCCGCTACTTTTAAAAACAAGATACTAAATAACGCAACCGCTATAAAAACTTTTGATCTTAGAGAGAATACAAAAATTGGTAAATACATAAGATCAATATTTAATAATAAACTTTTTTCTAATTCTCCATTAGATGTAAGTTGGGGATATGATTCATATACTTATTATAAAGGTATTAGCGTATCAGACGGGATCTATACAAGAAAGGGCGAGCTACTAAATCAATATCTTTCGTCTGCTAAGTCTGATCCTATGATTGATTTAGAGGATTATATAACTTCTGGATTTTCTAGAAATGGCATTGTATGCCCCAATTTATTAAATCTTGAGTTTTTCTTTGATGATGCAGATTCAGATTTGTATACTATAAATAGATATGTTGGTATGTATGTTTCACGAAATGACATTGCAACAATCAGAACTAATGGGGAATTTTTCTACGAGTATAGAAATTTATCAGGAAATGAAAACACCCCGATACCTTCGAGAGATAATGTTGGATATTACTATAACAATGAACCATATAACATAGGTGCTACCTCGGGTATTAGATTATTCTATGAAAATGCAACTGGATTTTTACCAGGATCAGATAATGTTAATCTGTTAGATCCTAATAAATTATTTTATTTAACCGATAAAAATGATAGTTTCTATAGCTTAAAAAGAACTGAAGATTACGGGGGATATGGAGGATCAGAGCCTAAGTATTCTTACGGACCTTTTGATTATACAACTGGGGAATTCTCTGCAACAGGTTCAACCGGAGCAACCTCAGGATCACTTGTAATACAAAATCAAACGATAGATCTTCTGAACTTCACGGGAAGTGACGATAAACTTGTTACTGTCAAAGGTGATCTAGCAAAAGAAGCAGGTAAAGCTTATGTGGAGATTGAATTTCTAAAGGCATATGATAATAATATACCTTTAACGTTAAAATTATATTGGCCAAATGGATCTAGAAAAGATGGAACCAGAAGATATGATTTGATAAGCTCTGCTGATTATTCTTCGATGATGGTATGGGTAGGGGGATCTTATTATTCAACGGGGAATTCCTATTATTTCAATGCTTTTAGTGGTACAACCAATGAGATAGCTTTAGCTTTTTCGTCGGTTCTTTCCGATGTAGATTCTTCAACACTGGATTATGGTAATTCTGGCGAATCATCTATTATTAGAGTTAAGAATTCTGGATTATATGGTAATAACTCTTACTCTATATCAATATTCGATAACTACCCAGAATTTATTCAAAAATATAAGGGATCATGGGATAATATAACAAATTACGTATCAGATGACATAGTTCTTTATAATAATACCTATTATTCAATAGCAGGTTCTACTGGTCCGACAGTGGGTATGCAATTCACAAATTCGCCTGACGCTTCTAGCAGTTGGGAAGAATATTCAACATTTAATTATCCGGGATATGTTAAGATTAACGGAACAGACGCATCGGGTATAAAAAAGAATACTAATTTTATCGGCGGAACAGTAAATAAAAATAATAGAATAATCTTCGATAGTAAATACTCAAATCAAGTTTTACCCGGATACTACATTAAAACAGATGCTGGATTTTCTATGATAGATTCTGTTAATGGCTATGTCGATGATCCAAAAATTGATCCTGTTACAAGAAAGATTATAGGATTTAATGATTTTGAATATAAGCTTGTATTAAATCTACAAGACATATATTCTCAGATAAATCTAGGCTCAGATCAATCTTTCAATGTATACGATTCTGCTTCTTTAAATTTAGGCGTATTTACTTTCTTTGATGTAAAAGAATTCAATTTTGATTTCTGGAGTTCTGATTATAGCTATTCACCAACCCCCGAGACATCTAAGTATTTTCAGATAAATCCTGATACAGATAATGTAATAAAACCAGGCATCCCATACTTTGTAAAAAGAGGCCAAATAAGCTATGGCGGGACTGGCAATATTTATAATGCTGGAAATTTATTCTATGGGGCTACTGGATATACCTCGTTCTCCGTATCGGACCCCAGCTTAAATCTCAGCACATCATCTGCAGTATTAAATACTCTTCAGTCGAGAACTTCTTCCTCTGGTAATGTTGTTGTATTTCCCGCTCAATATTCTAACGTTACATATTCTGATAACTCTGCATCATATTCTAATATAGGATACACAGGAGACTTAGAAACTTTCAATGGGTTTATAGGAATTCAGGGAATTCTACTAGATCCTAAAAACGTAGATCCGTCAAAGGAAGAGGTATTTTATTACGGTAAGCTTAATACTGAATACGAATATTTAAGAGAGAATTACACAACACAAAGAGCTAATATATCAAGAATAGTCCCATATATAAATAAATGGGGATCTTCTTTAGGTACAGATTCTAGAGGAAATAGGTATAGGCTAAACAGCAGTCCGGCTTTCTCCCCTACTAACTTTTCACCAAGTTTTGAAAGAACGACTCCTGATCCTAAATATCTAACGCATGAATGGTTCCTATTAGAACAACCACCTAGAGATTTTCCTAAGGAGTTTATGAACAATCAGAATAGTTATCTACCTTATAAAATAGATTTAGATAAAGCCAAAAGCTCTGATCCCGATGATGCTTTATATTTAGCGTCATACTTTACACCCGAACCTTCCGACTATACTTCAGAATTTAGAGATACGGCATACTATACTAAGGAGTTATTTACTCCTCTTGTTTATAGCGAAGCATCAGGATATTATGAGACAATATTCAGAGGTTGTAAAATAGTATTAAAAAAGAGATCAGATACTTTTTTTGATGGATCTGTTGAATCTGACAGGTACATAAAATACTATAGGGGTTATGAGGATTATAAATTCTCTGCTATATTAAGGGCAATACCCGAAGATACCACAATTATACAGTCTCCTGTTAAATATCAGGTGATAGAAAACGACCAGCAGAAGTTTATACTTTTTGTTTGCGATGTTGTTGTAAAAGATCAAAAAACATTTAATCTTGGCTATACCGGAGGAACGGGAGGAAGCCCAGTTTTAGATTACACCCTACTCTATACACTGAATGACAAGGAGAAACTAAGATCACCTTTAGCTTCCTCACAGAAGTTCTGTTCTATAGATAATATAAAATTAAGTGCTGCTTTAGATCTTTCCCTACCGTCAGGTAGCGTTGTTAATACAGCTAGAAAAACCGGGATAATAAACATAATAAATAACCCAGATTATGATACAGATTTAAGAGAGGAAATACATACGACATATGTTCCCAATGTGGACGGCGTTACTGGACCGAGTTCTACCGGGGATGGAAGTTTTATTGTTTCATCTCTGTCTACAACTTACCCATGGCCAACCGGGGTTGGCCCCAGTTTTATAGAATTCGGTAAGGTCGCTACCGGATCAGCATACTTATTTACTATTCCTTTCTCGACGGCCAATCCTGTTACAGTTCCTATCGGACCATCTTCTGTATATAAGGGCAAGCCTGTTATACAAATAGGCGGTGGATCTAGGTATTATAAAGGATTACTTTCAAGATGCTCTGTTTCGTATATTGCAGATAAATTCAACAGAAGCTCTCCATTCATAAAATATTCAACTCATGAATGGGACTCTAATTCAAGTTCAACAATATTAACCCTTGACGAATTTGAACTTTATTTCGAAAGACCAACCAGGATAACTAAACCTAGCGGATCTTTGGTTTCTCGTGATTTCAATGGACCACAAACTTTAAAGGGTTCTAGGGTAGAAACAGGATATGCTATAAGAACTCCAGATCCAACAAGACCTTCGATTTTGACGAGATATTCTGGAGAATATGAGCCTATATTCAGAAAGGTTATACATTTTGATCGTGATAAAACCGATACATTAATAGGATCGAGCTCGATAGATCTTTCTTTCAGAAACTGTAATTTTGCTCCAGATAAAGAGTATTTCGGTATTTCAAGAAACCTAGGATATACTAAAGTTTCTGAGGGATCCAATATATTGGCTGCTGCAAGCTCGTATCCGGAAGGGCCTGTTTATCCATTAATAGGATTAACCCCGATAGCAAAAAAAGATTTTAATATATTCTCTTCTTCATGGGATGCTGGATATTATGACAGATACATTGGTACTAATTCAGGATCTCCTGTTGCAGGAACAAGAGCTATGAAAGAATATAAAACTTTCTTTGGTTCTAAAGTTATGCAGACACCCGACCCTATCCAGGCTAATAATTACATAACTCTTGAAATTTCCAGAACTACAGGTAGCAAAAATGTAAAAATTATAAACGAAACTATAGACAGCTATATTAAGAGTGTCCAAGAAATAACTAGGAGCAATTCTGGTACTGGAATAGGATCTGTTGGCCCATATCTTTCTGGAGTAGATTACGATAAGCTAGATCTTAAAATATTCACTAACGCAGAAGTTATTTGGCAGAATTTTTCAGATAGATCGGGTCAGGGAAATATAAAAGGTATAATAAGATTAGATAGAATACTCAGAAGATACCTGTTAAATTCGGGGGTAAAAAAAGTATTTATTGATAATATGATATCCCAGTTTGGCGTAGGCAATCCTTTATCAATAAATGACGATATCAACACTTATATAGATTTAAACGTTGCCCCTATATACAGAGGGGATGTATTTGATCTTTACGTTAAAAAAATCGCAAACTCAACAATACCTAACCTTGAAATAGTTAGAGGTGATCTATTTGCTACCGATAGATATAAATTGGAATATTTTATAAATAACAACTATAAACTAACACCGATTACTAATTTAATATACGAGTTTGAATATCCAACAGAAGTTGGTTTTTATTACTCCTTAATGTTTAACATAAGAATAGCTAAGATATAAAAAAATGCCAAATACTAATATACAGGCCTTAAGCTACAGCGACGATCAAAGTCAACTAATAAATAAGCTGAATAATAACTTCGACGAAATTGTGGAACTACATGGCGGAAGCCAAGGCACGGTAGGTCCTACTGGTGACAGAGGAGCAATAGGGGATTCTGGAACTTTTGGTCATACTGGATTAGATGGTGCGAGAGGAACTAGATGGTTTGTTTCTTCCTTGGCTCCTGCTGGATCCGCTCAGGAGGGGGATTATTGGATAGACTCGATAACCAGTAACATATACACCCTCGAGTTAACTGGGTGGAACCCAACGGGATATAATATAAGATCGGGTGGAGATCTATTCAGAATAGACGATTTTACATATAATGGGGGAACTGGTGCTGCTATACAAATGGCTCAGACATTACCTAAGAACTATCTGTTTATACTAAGCGATGTTACCCCTGAGAATGGTGTTATAAATGAATTGCTTTCTAAATTCTCTATTTCCAACGATTCAGCTGTAAATGATTCCCCCCTTTTAGAATTTTCTAGAAGTGATGTAGCAGATGGAAGTGTGACCGATTATATACAACATCCATTTTTTTATTGGCCTTCTACTATACCAACCGACAATTCATTAGGTATAAGAGTCCCTGGGGGTACTTTAGATATTGGTGTCTCCGGAGGATTTGAATCAAGGTTTTCATCTTTGAGAATGGAATCACAAAAAGGTACCGATATAAACTACGGGGTAGACTCGACATCAGGAATATATGCAACAGGTGGATATAATATCAACTTAACTGGGCAGCTTAATGTAACAAGTAAGTATCTTAACATATCCGGGGTATCCGGAGGCTTTCTTGATCCTATTAGATCAATAGCAACAGTAGCATCCGCATCTCCCCACACACAGATAACCCCATCCGGAACAGCTGGATTTAGATCAACCAGAATAGGTGACACATATAGTACACTTTCACAAAGCGTTTATCATTTGGAACTAGTGAACTCTACAGGAAAGCAAGTTTGGCTTTCAACTAAGGGAAAGCTTAAAATGAATAAAACAGTCGAGGGTATATCATATCCGTCTACTACTGTGAGAACTGTTGGTTATTCCGGAGCTACTGCAATAAATTGGTATTTTATTTCTAGAACTTCTGCAACGCTAGGATCTCCTTTAAATAACGGAAATACCATGATAATAAATCCAGCTATAGTTTCAGGACAGCATGTTGGTCTTGGGCTATATAATGACTCTAATTTAGGATGGGGCGGATCTGGAGGACTTCAAATGGGTGAATCGATTGACATAACAGTTCACAATAGCTCAGATTCTCCAACAACATCAGCTTCAGGTTTCAAGTTTATAGGTGTGGGCACGGGGGCTTCAGCTTCTTGTGTAACCAAGGTAACCTTGCCATTCCTATCACCAACAGTGGATCTTACTATTGCCAGAGGGGTTACCGGAACTGGGGTTACTACGGTTTACTATCGTGCTTATGCACCTTGGTCATCAAGTGGTGCCATAGGATCTACTGGAGGTTCCGGGGGATCTTTCACTTATTGATATATACAATAACTTATTAAGATCCCGTAGAAAAAATGCCAGATTTAAAATTACTAAGAATACAAGAAGGAGACAATCAAAAAGTTTTTGTTGATAAGATCAACTCTAATTTTTCTGATGTTCTAACTTTCGGAGGGGGGCCTTACGGAAAGATAGGACAGCAAGGACCTGATGGTATACAGGGACAAGCTGGTCCAGTTGGTTCTTATGGTGACATGGGGAGTAGGGGTAGCATTTGGACCATAGGAGCTACTGATCCTGGATTAACTGGCTATATTAATAATGATTTCTGGTTAAATACAAGAACAGGATTAGGTAATCCGATTTATCAATTTTCTTCTTCGGGATGGAACCAATATGGATTTGGAATGCTTTCACAGGACCTATTTAGGGTTTATCCAAATATCCCAACATCTGCAGGAAATTCAGCATATAACGGATACGTATTAACTTCAACAAATCCCTACAACTACACGTTAGTACTTAGCGACAATTCATTATCATCAGTAGGTGCTACTGGAATTGCAAACCCACAATATTCTAAGGCTGTCATCGCAATAAACGGCGGAGCTACTGGAAAAAATCTGATGGAATTTACCAAGGGTATCTATTCAACAGCTACATCATTTAACACAAAGACCCCTAGATTTTACTGGACTACGACTGCAACGACATCTTTGAAATATGGGCTCTCTTGGAAAAATGGCGATTCGTTATTTTTTGATATCCCCTTTGGCCAATTAAAGCTTTCGACCACTGCTAATGGAGGTAATAATTCAAGATATAGATCTACCGGTTTTAATTTAAACCTAACAGGAAGTCAAGGGCTTTCCGTAACAACGAGCGGTAATTTCATCCTAAATCATACAGCATCGGGAGCACTATTACTATCTAATAGAAACATAAGCTATTCTTTAAATGCTTTAAATGCTTTAAATGTATTTGAAATGCCCATTGCTTTTGATTTTACTAATCCGTTAAATAGTTCTCTCCCTCCGCTTTGGATAGAAAGCACAAGATCAAATCAGGGAAATTTAAGATACCAGTCAAATGTAGCATCTAGCAGGGTTTCGAGATTATTCTTAGCTTATACACCAAGTGAAGTTATATTTGATGTTAAGGCTAACGGAGAGGTTTGGTATAACAAAAGGATTAATTCGATACAACCTGCTCAAACTGTTACTCCAACGGTAACCGGAAACACCAATTTAACCGGAGGTACTGTTTCGGTTCAGTGGTTTACAGCAATACCAGGAGCAATCTTTGCTACTAATATAGGAAGTCCTTCTACATACACTCAAAGAATAACCTGTAATAACGGAACTGATTTTGTTATTAGTCCTTCTGTATATGGTTCTAGCAACTGCGTAGGTATTTGTTTATGGACACCTGCAACAGGCGGAAGCGGCGTTGATAATAATGGAGGATGGCTTAATATGCTTAACGATCATGAGGCAATCAACTTCAGGGTTAGGACCGATTCAGAAAGCAAATTTATTAGATTTCTGGGATTAAATACATCTAATACTTTTACAGTCGCACCGTATGCCCCATATGGTTCATATCAAGCTATAGATTTAACATCTACCAATGGAGTCGGAGCATCTCACATAGATTTTACCATAATGAACATAGCGGGAACTGGAGCTACCTCTGCTAGTCGTAGATGGTTCAAAGTTTATTATAGCGCATATGGGGGTAATATAGTAGGAAATGAATGCGGGGTAATGTACACAGCAAATTCAATAGCAATTTAAAATATGCACTTTAATACTAAATATATTTTTGCTGGTGATTCAGCTTCAGTAATAAAAAGAAAGATCAATTATAATTTTGACCAGATACTTTCCTTTGCTGTTGGACCTAACGGGAAGCAAGGACTTAAGGGTCCAGCAGGATATGCTGGGCCTTCAGGAAAAAAAGGAGCTACTGGAGCTACTGGTTTAAGAGGTACCCTTTGGTCTAAGATGGATGACCAGCCAACCTCAGGTAATGCTTTCGATATGTGGATAGATTCTAATACTAGTGACTATCAGATAAGCACCTTAGGTACTGGAGGTTCCTGGTCATATACAGGATATTCGTTATTTACTTCTACGTACTTTTCCATATATGGAGGTATAGTAGGACCTGCTGGGGTAACAGACAAGTATGTGGTAGGCATAAATTCTAATTTAAGTGCGTTTAACACGTCTTTAGTTATAGGAGATGATTATACCACAATCACAGGAATAAATCCAAATAGAAGCAAGTTATTAATTTCTACTGAAGATCAGATAACCAGGCCTATATTAACTTTCTCTAAAACAGGAGCAACCTCAACGGGAGTACCTGGTTTCTATTGGAGAACAGGGGGTAATTCAGCTTCATTGAGATATTATTCTACGGGCAATCTTGAGATATCTTCTAGAGATGGGATTACTATAGACTCATATACCGCAAGATCTATATTATATGGGGATAACGCAGAGATAAGCTCCGTTCAGAATATTAATATAGGGGGAACAGGTAATTTTTATTTATACTCAAATACAACTATCGGGGTTGGAGGAAATCTTTCGATAGCTTCTTCTAACCTAACCCTTTCTTCTACAACTTTATCCTCAAGAATACCTATAAAAGTACAGTCTAATACTTACTCTTATCTCGGGCAAACAGTTTTTGATGCTACTAAGAATAACCCTTCGGGGGTATCTACATCAACAGCAGGGATATCAATTCTAGCTTCTAGCACTCAGGATTCTGCTTTTGAATTTTTTGATCTTAAAAACGCACCAATATTCTCTGCTAAAGCTAGAGGGTCGGTTTCTTCTGGAAAACATATACAGACCACGTTCGGATCTACAGGGGGACAGGCTGCTGGAGCTACAGGAGGTCCTTATCTTTATCCAGTTAAGAGAGTAAGGGAGGTTAGATCTTCGACTATTACGCTGAGCGCAAGATATTTGGCAGCAACCACGACAACTTCGGCAACTGTTTATAACGTAATGGATTTAACTCCTGTTTCTCTTTGGGACAGCAATATGATGTTAATTACGCCTACTTCATATAACTTACCAGCTGCCAATGAGGTTTTCCTTAGAATTCCTACTTCATATGATCAAAATGTGGATGGACTTTATAATACTGGATATACCAACACATATAGAATATTCTTGAATGATATTAGTAATTCTCAATCATATAAAATAGCTGGATTAGTATATAATTACTTTAGTTTCAATTCAGCTAAGGGCGGGGGATCCACTATATCATCAATCCCGTATTACATGAGATTTAGATACCAACCTTCTTTGAACGCTTACCCTACCGAGTGTTTATATGTCGATTTAACTTTTTTGGGCATAGCTAGTACAACTAACGCAAATCCTAGGGTATTTTGGAAAACGTGTGATGGAATTAGCGGATACATATCATTGACTAATTATGCTAGTGTAGGAAGTATAGTTACTACTTATGTTGCCTCTGGTGCTGCTGCTACTGCTACTGTATCAAAAACAGGGAAATGATCAGGATTGGGCTAAAAAAATAAAATAAAATGACAGAACTAACTAAAAAAGAAAAAGAAGATGTTTTAAGTATTTCCCAAGAGTTTATCAGAATTCATGGGGAAATAATGACAGTAGAGGAAACAATCAAGAAGATGGAGATCAGATCTTCTGAATTAATTCAAGAACTTGAAGAATGCAGGGAAAGAGAGAAGTACTTTTCTGATTCGTTAGCAGAAAAATATGGGGAAGGACAACTGGATCCTATGGGTCTAAAATGGAAAAAAGAAGTTATATATGAAATTATTAAATAAGGATACACTATCCGAAGTATCTTCGGTATTAAGCAGCAGATTTACGATGCTTGCTGTTATCATTATTATGATCTTGCTGTTTTTAAAACAATGCGGGCAAATATCTCACATAGAGGCAGAAGCTAAGAGAGATCACAATAACTATCTCGCATCTTTAGATAGTGTAAGAACTATTAAAAGCGAGAATGGACATTTAATTCAGGAAAAATCAGCTTACGAGCTAAAATCTTCAGAGCTTTCTAAAAGTCAGCAAGAGCTGATATATCAGTTAGGTTTAAAATCTAGCGGAAGAGGTAACACACCAAACTCAGTAATAAATATCGTTACCGGGATTAGGGATAGTGTTAAGATAGTATCAACAATTGTTAAGGATCCTAATGGAGAAGAATCAATTAATTTCCTTCATAATCCAATTATGACAGGAAAAAATAGATTGATGATATCAGGAAAAACCCCATATACAATAGGTCTTAATGTGGATCCTTTAGATTCAACCAAATACATAGCTACAATTTTACCTGGTCTTACTTCTTTGAATCTAGAACAAAATATAGATATCACAACAGGAATATACAGAGATCCAAAAACTAAAAGAATGATGACAAGGGTAACCACAACCTATCCAGGTTTAACTTTTAATGACATTAACTCTTTCGACATTACAGATAATGCAGATACTAGAAAGGCTTTAAAAGCAGCTAGAAAAGAATTTGGACTTGGGGTTCAGCTTGGATACGGTATTTCTGGATCATCTGTTGGACTTTCTCCTGGATTTTATATCGGATTTGGGGTTCACTATTCACCAAGATTTTTACAATTCGGAAAATAATTTAAAATTAAATGGCTTACAGCACAACATCAAAATACGTTCAGCTTACCCCGTATCTCCTAATGGAGTACATGTATGCTGATCAACCGCAGCCAGAGGATCACTTTGTTAACAGCGGACCATCAACAATAGGATACGATAAACTTATCAACGGTTATCAGGATAATGCTGTACAGATATTCAACCCAAATGGTGACTATGACTTAACGCACAACAGTGCAAGCAATAGTGTTGTACAAATTAGTACTAACTCTTTTATTACTTTAGATTCAAATCTAATAATTCCATTCAACGATTATTCGGATAAGTTAACTAATACTGCAGATCTCCCGATAGTATTCCCGTCTAACCTATTAGTGATTTATGACACTATTAAATATCATATTAGAGCTGGATATAACCTTTCTAATATAGATGGTTTAATACTTAAAATAGAATTTCAAGATCAGAACTTAAATTACGTAACTGCTTCTCAAATACTACTTAAGAAAGGAACTGAACAAGATTACGAGCTTAATCCTAACCCTGTAGTCATAGGCTCGAATATTTATGATAAATACTTTGAGATTAAGATACCGAATCTCAAAGATATGAACTATAAGTATCTTGCTGCTTCGGATTACTTCAGACCTCAAACTTTAGCTTCACTAATAAGCCAGAGCGGAGATGGTTTCGTTTCGGATGCACCTATCAGAATCTCTGCGTGGCAGGTACAAAGTACTACTGACTTTGAGGGGTATTCGAGATATGATTCTGCAAGAATTGCTCTTCTTTCTTTAGAGCAGGAAGATCCTTTCTCTAATATAGGGGCAACTATAAAAGAATCAGCAAAAGGTCAATTCTTTGAATATTATGCAACAGATAATGAAGGATTTGTGGAGGATTTTATTCTTTTTCAAAACTCGATAGGTAATAGCTATTACATAAGCCATCAGATAGAAGTTCTTGAACAAATAGGAGCTGCTATAATCGAGACATCTAGGTTTGAGTCAACACAAACAACTGCTTATGATTCGCCTAATTACTACAGACCTATCGTAAGAAATGCAGCGTATTCATCATCATTCTTTTTGAGATATACAATGTCATTAATAAACAGTGTCGATCAAAGTAGAGTCATTAGAATATCATCCTATGCTTCTAATAATCCTGCACAGTGGGGAACAACCATAACACCAATAAAGCTTCAAAATCTGCCTCAGGTTCAGAAAATATACAACAGAGTTTATTCCACCTCTTCTATTAGTGTAGGTTCAAGTAACACTGAGTCACCACCTCCTATTGAAATTATTAGATACACCAATGTTTTTATACAACAAAACTACGTAACCGCTACTTCAGCAAATCTAACTTTTACCAACGGAAATCTAACCCAAAATAACGGAACTTCAAATGTTACCGCTTTAGGCTCAGGTAAACTTACTATATCTATTTCCCCTTTTGATAACTATTATAAATTTAAGTTTGTTAAAGCAGGTCCTAATGGTATACCAGTTGAAATAGATTTAAGTAATAGTGGTCTTTATAAGATTGCTTTTCTGGACAATTCGGGAAATAAAAATTATGTGCCTACATTACTTGATAATGATATAGCAAAACCTGCTTTAGGTGAGCTTGCTTTCAAGATGGATGAGACACAGTCAACTAAAATACTTAAGTTTACTGATAGAAGATTCTTTATAATAAACGGCAATGTAACTGCTCAGTCTAATGCAGGGGTTCAGCCAAAAAAAAGTTTGACATTAGCCCCGGTAACATTAACATCACAAAACCCAGTGTCTAATGAATCCTCATCAGTTTTATTCTGGGGATATTGGAAAAAAGAATTCGAGGTTGTAACATTACCTACCGATGCAACTGGAGCAACTGGAGCTCAATCTGTTAAACCGAGCAGGGTACCAGCACCCCAAAGGACAGAAGCAGCACCCAGAGGTGTAGTTAAAGGGGTTACCCCAGCATCCGGTGGTACTGCCGGTACACCGGTAGTAAATACAGTACCCAGCACAAATCCTATAAACGCAGCATTGCAAGGTGATGCTCTAATAAGCGCTTTATCTGCACATATATTAGGATTTCATGATAGCGGATGGGCGGATCAAACAATAGTTGATTACTTCCTAAGTGTGGGTAAACCTGGGTACCTCCAATATCCTGGATTAACCAAGCTTGAGTTTAAAACAGCTGCAGATGGAATTCTTTTACCAGCAACATTACATAATATAAGAAGGAATTGATGCTACTTAATCCAAAATCAAATAGCTTTTACTTCAACTTTCCTAGGGGATTCTTTTCGGAAAGGGTGACTAAGAAGTATGAAGACTATATCAAGAAACAACCTATTCCATTTGATGATGTTGCTCAATATGTAAATAGCACAATACAATCGGTGGGATTTCCTGGATTATCGATAGATTCAGTAGAGCAGGTTAGAAACTTGGGTAAAAAAATAGCTTACAAGAGTGCTACGCCTACGCAGGATCTTTTCTCTAAGGAATTTACTATGATCTTTAAAATGGCTGATGGATTTATAAACTATTTTATAATGCTCGATACAGTTTTAGATTTTCTTAATTTTGCTAGTAATCAGGTTTTTATCCAGTCACTTCCACTAAGAATAATGGACAACGAGGGTAACATAGTTATGTCAGTGACATTTCAGGAGGTCTTATTTACTTCTTTCTCTGAATTAGAGTTAAACTACACAAACAATAACCCTGCATATACAACATTTAATCTAGGTTTTAAATGTAACTATTTAGATATAGTTCTTGAAGCCAAGTAAGATATATAATTAAATTAAACAATAAAGATGAAAAAGTTTTCAGACGTAAAAGAATTAAACGAAATGAAGTATGGTCAGCCACTAGGTGATGAAAAGGACCAAATGAAAAACCTTTTGGTATCTGCTGCAGGTAACGACCAAAGAGTATTAAATGACTTGGTAAGTTGTTTAACAGATGCACAAATGAAATCTTGTTTCGAAAAGCTTGCTAAAGTTTATGGATATACCGGATCGGTGGGCCAGATTATTCACCCTTCTTAATTCATAAATTTTTTATATGAATCTATATATAGGAATAGATTATAGTTTAAACTCAACCGGAATAAGCATCATTGATGGGGATTTACTTAATGTTATATCGGTATTTAAAACTGATAATGACATAAATAAAATGCTTTCTAGAAATGACCAATTCAAATTATTATCGGAAAGCTTAGAAACGAATCTTATATTAATTAAGAAGGAAAAAAATAATTCTGTTATTTATCATGTATCAGAAAGATTAAAGATTAAATCTTTCGCTTATCTTACTGATATAATAGTGTCACAAATTAGTAAATATTCCAATAATCCAGATGTTTATATAGCTATGGAGGGAATATCTTTTGGGTCAAGCGGTAATAGTTTAATTGATATATCAATGTCAACCGGTATATTAAGATCAAAAATACTTGATATTCTGGACGGCGATTCAAACAGATTTTTTGTTTTTCCCCCAACAACAATAAAGAAATTTGCAGGAAGTGGATCATTTAAAAAAGTAGATATGCTAAATAGTATAATCTCTAATAATTCAGAGTCTTACAATTTTATTAAAATATTGGAAAATAACATTAATTTGATAAAAACTAAAAGCGGTGTTGTAAAAAAACCCATAGAAGATATCGTTGATTCTGTGTGGGTTGCTAAATTTTTAAAATATACCATCGAAAATGAAAAATTATGAATTAGATATAGCTCCTGACAATATTAGAAAAAGTGGTATATATAGAATTTATAATACTATTGATAATAAATTCTATATAGGTTCAGCATTAAATTTTAGAAAAAGATTCGATAAGCATATTTCAGATCTTGGAAAAAATAAACATCACAATTTACGATTACAGAATTCGTATAATCTACATGGGTATGAATATTTTAAGTTTGCAATACTTGAGATTATAGATAATAAATTGGATTTATTGGAACGTGAGCAATATTACTTGGATACATTAAATCCGAATAATCCAAATATAGGGTATAATATATGTGGTATTGCTGGTAGTAGATTAGGTGTAACTATGAACGAGGAAGCAAGGCTTAAAAAATCAATTAAACATAAGGAGGTAATGAGTAGAACTGATGTTATTGAAAAAATTAAAAAATCGAATCTTTCTGAGTATACAAAAAAATTAAGATCCATAGCATCATCTGGTAGGAAATGGTCTGACGTTTCTAGAAAAAATCATTCTGAAAATAGAATTAAATTAATTTCTGAATCTGGTGGATTCTCGTATTTTACTAGAAATAAAATGTCTGAATCGAGGATTGGAAAGAAACCAGGTAACAGGGTTCAGGTGGAAAGATATTCTATAGACGGATTATATATTGATGTATTCCCATCAATAAGTGATGCTGTTATTTTTTTAAGAAATAAGAATATTAGTGTATCCTCCTCTAAGATATCATTGTGTATAAACGGAAAAAGAAATAAAGCAGGTGGATATATATGGAGAATGAAACAAATTTAGCAATCTTTGCTAATATATTAGAAACTAACAAAACTGAGTGGATAACACCAGCTAAGGTAGTTAACAAACCGATTGATGATATTGTGGGCGCAACTTGGATAACATTGTATTTAAAGAAAGAATTAAGAGAAATTTATGGAATTAAAGGAAATTTTGAAACAGAACACACAGCAGACCTCTAGAAAATTAAACTATTTTTCTAAAAGGTCAGAGTATTTATACTCTGCAGAAGAGGCATCTCACCCATCTTTAAATTCGTTTAGTGTTATCGCAAAGATAACAGCATCACACAATAATCGTAACGGTCATTTACAAGCTCGCTACGGAGATATAGCTAGTGCTCCAATAAAAACACATTGGTCACAAAACGGTCTTCGTACAGGTAGGTTAATCACAAAAGAATACAACATCACAAAGATATAAGTAGAAAAAAAAGAAAATTTTAATGAAAAAATAGAAATTAATAGAAACAAAAAGAAAACAAAAAGTAAAACTAAAAATTAAATTTAAAAAACATGAGCAATTTAGACATCTTCAATCTCGACGCAGAAGCGTTCGTAACCCCAACTGCTAAACAAGGAGCAGGAAAAGACCTTGAATTTTACAAACCGTATCCGGAGGATGGAAAAGACGGAGTTTATAAATCTTTAATGAGATTCGTACCTAATCCAGCTAATCCAGCAAAATCAAAAATCCACAAGTACTACGTTTACCTAAACGATCCTATTAGTGGTAATGCATTTTCTGCTGATTGTCCTTCCACAGTAGGAAAAAGATCAATTCTTAAAGATCTTTTTTGGAAATTAAAAAATTCTCATTCTGCAGCAGATCAAGAGCTTGCTAAGAAATTTTCTAGAAAAGAGGATTACTATTCTTTAGTTCAAATCGTTCAGGACAAGAATAAGCCAGAATTAGAAGGAAAGATAATGATCTTTAAATTTGGTAAAAAATTAAACGAGCTTATTGAAGCTCAGCTTCAACCCGAGTATGGCGAACCATCAAATCCTTTTGATTTATTCGAGGGTAAATTATTTGCAGTCCAAGTTAGAAAAGTAGGAGAATGGAACAACTACGATTTATGCTCTTTCGTTGGCGAGAAATGTTCGATTCAAGTAAATGGAAAATCAATGAATAAAGATCAAGATGACATGAATGCTATCTTGGAATATTTAAACGAAGGTCCTAAAAATCTAACAAGCTTTGATTACAAAGATTGGGACGATGAAATGACTGAAAAGATTATGAGTGTTATTAAGAACACCGTTCCGGAAGCTCGTATTATTAATGAAATCATAGGTGGTGTTGCCACAGCTTCGACTGGAAGCGTACCAAATGCACCTGCTAGTACATCAGATGATATCTACGCTGAAGCTGCTCAGACTAAAGTTGGATCAACTAAAAGAGAAGAACCAGCTCAAACTGAAGCTCCGTCTAGACCTAACACTAGCTCAACTTCATCTTCATTAGAGGATCTTTATAACGATCTTTAATAGATAACCTAACCGGGGACGGCTTTATTGCTGTCCCCTTTTTTATCCTATGCAACCAGAAAGAATAGAAGATCTAATCGGGGTAATACTCAACAGAGAATTTCAAGGTAATCCGGCAAAACAAATTGTTTATAAGGCGGGTAACAGATTGAATTTCTCCTGTCCGTACTGTGGTGATTCCAATGACGGTAAAAAGAAACGGGGAAATTTCTATTTGGATACTATGGCATATAAATGCTATAATGGAGGTTGCGGAATATTCAAAGATTCTATAACCCTCATGAAGGATTTTGGTTTGCTTAACAAACTAACTGGAAGCGAAAAGGATCTGATAAAAACTATCATTGAAGAAAACCGTACTAAAAGAAGAACTGTATATGGTAAGGTTGACATCAGCTATTTTTTCGATAACGATATCTCTGATATTTTAATAAAGAGAGCAGACTTTATGAATGCTTTAAGCCTCCAGGAAGTTTGGGGATCTAAAATACAAAGATACATCCAAAAAAGAAATCAGAGAATAGATTCAAGATTTGCCTGGGACGGAAAAAAAGAAAGGCTATTTCTTTTTAATCTTACCCCTGACGATAAGATAATAGGGTTACAAGTTAGAAACATGAATTCAATAAAGGGGTCATCTAAATATCTCACTTACAAATTAAGTGGTATTTACGAAAAACTCTTAAATTGGAAAGATGTAGAGCTTATAGAAAAAGCAAGAACTATCGATCCCATATCTCACGTTTTTGGTATAGGATTCTTGGACTTCGGTCAGCCTATTACAATATTCGAAGGACCAATGGATTCTTGGATGTGGACAAATTCTGCTGGACTTTGCTCAATAGAGAATAAATTTCCGTTTGAATTTGAGGATCTAAGATATTGGTATGATTGGGATAAAGCAGGAATAGAGAAAAGCGTGGATCTTTTAGCTAAAGGATTTACTGTTTTCAATTGGGGAAAATTTCTGGAAGAAAATAATATAACAAAGAATAGAAAATGGGATCTTAATGATCTAGTTGTTCACCTTAGAACTACGGGGAAAAAAATTAAGAGATTTGATAACTACTTTACCAACGAAGCACTTGACCTTAGATATTTTATTGATAAATGATCCTAGCTCAGGCACGGACAAAACTGGTGAATGGGAAAAACAGTGTGATGAGAGAAGTTCCCCTCGCATAAAATTCCCACTTAAGCTGAAGGATAATCTAATAGATCAGGTCAGCACGGAATTTGATGAACCTGTAGTAAAGGAACCTAAAGAAAAGAAGAGCGAAAAAAATAAAAATTCTGTTAAGGTGGTAAGTCTAACTAGCAGTAAAAATAAAGATAAAGATAAAAATAAACTATTTTAAATGTCAACAGAAAAAACTGATTTTAGTAAGATCTTCGAAAACGAAAGAGGCGAATGGAGAGAGAAAATACAAGTAATAGCCATCATGATGAAGGATATAAAAACCCTAGCTAAAGCTCAGGTTGATCTTTTCAGCCAACGCCAAGTTTTACTTGAGTATAGTTATAAGCTAGCAGCTATTGTATCTAAACTGAATTCAAAGGGAAGGGTAGAGAGAGCAAAGAAGTTAAAGGATTATTCGGAAAGAAGCGATGTTAGATATGGAGCTAATGAAAAGACAGTATTAATTGAAGGTGACTTAACTGAGATTGCAGAAAAGATAGAGCTTGTAGAAAGTCACAGAAAATTTATAGATCAAACAGTACAAACTGTGGATCATATGCTTTATGGGGTTCGCCAAAGAATATCGCTTGAGGAATATTTAAGAGGGTCCACCGTAAAATAAGATATATAGATAATGATTAAATTCCAAGTTTCTGACGACCATCAATGGATAGTGCTAACTGAAGCACTTGACGAGGTTGAGAAGAAACAAATAGATATATCATTAACCAAGAAGATACACAACTTCTATTTCCATCCTTTAGTTAAGAAAAAAATCTGGGATGGAAATATATGCTTTATTGAAAAGAAGGGTAACGCATGGAAAGTTCCAATAGGCCTATGGAGAGAAGTTTTACAAATCGGCGAAGATTATAGAATAGAGATCGAGATAAACGGTCTCGATAAAATAGTTAGTAAGGACTTGACCCTGGAGGAGTATACCGAATGGGTTAATGAATTTTTTGAAGGCGGCATTGGCGGTGATCCAAATAAGATGCCAAGGGATTACCAGATTGAGACAGCATGGAAGCTAATCAAATATAGATACTCGATTTCTGAGGTTGCAACATCATCTGGCAAGACTCTAATCTCGTTTATGATATTTGCATATCTTAGACAGAAAGGACTTATTAGAAAGTTCCTTATGATCGTTCCTAGTACAAACTTGGTTTTCCAAGGTAGTGAGGATTTTGAAGATTATGGATTACATAAGCTAGGTTCTAAGATACAACAAATAGGTGGCGGATCTAAATTAAGAGAAGGATGTGATGTTATTATAGGTACATTCCAGTCTTTGGTTAAACAAGATCCTGAATTCTTCGAAGAAGCTGATTTGGTTTTTGTTGACGAAGCACATCATACAAATTCAATGTCTATCAAAAAGATTGTTGCAAATTGTATGCACTCTAGGTGGAGATTCGGACTAACTGGAACACTAACTAAAAGGGGCACGGCGGATTATTTGACTATACAGCAATTTCTCGGTCCACTTATAGTTGAGATATCCCCTAGTTTTCTTTTCGATAATAATTATGCAACACCGGTTTCAATCAAGATAGTCGTTATGGATTGGTTAGAAAAAGAATATAAGGATAAACTTGCTGATTTAAAGCTTAATAATAATAATCTAGAAGGGAATGAGGTTTATAATCTGGAGAGAAAACTTGTAGTTGAAAGCAAGAAAAGGCTTAATTATGTAGTAGACTTTATAAGTAAAACATCTAAGAATTCTTTGGTGCTATTCCAATCTGTTAAGGATGAGTATGGCAAACAGATATGGAACCTACTCAGGGAGAAGAATAGCGAAAAAGAGGTTTTCTATGTAGATGGCGACACAAACGAGGGTTTAAGGGAGGAATACAAATCAAGAATGGCATCAGGAAATAATAAAATACTTATTGCAACCTATGGTACATTCTCAACGGGAATCTCAATAAACAACCTACATAACATTTTTTTGGTTGAGTCATATAAAAGTGAGGTTCTAATTAAACAAAGTTTAGGGAGGGGAATGAGACAGATGGAGGGTAAGGAAAAAGTTAACATAATAGACTTTGTTGATGACTTTTCTTCGCCTAAGTACCAAAACTATCTACTTAAACACTCAGAAGCAAGAATTCAGATCTATAAGAACGAATCCTTCGAATATAAGATATACAAGGTAAAACTTTAATTTTAGGGATATATAAAGAAAAACTACAGAAATGAGGATAAAGAAATTTGATACTTTTACAGAATCGCTAACTGAAGGTGAAATCGACTTATATAAAGGCAATACTAAACTAAGCAGATGGCTTAGAAAGGTGGATGCAAACATGGAATACGAGTACGATAAGCTTAGGGGAGATACTGATCCAGGTCCGGATGACGGAGGAAGGGCAACGATTAATAGAATAAATTCAATTATTCCACTTTTCGGAAGATTGATAGCTAGCTCAGGAGCTGCTATTTCTGATTTTTTCTTTAAAGGTGATTCTAAAGATAGCTATTCTAAAATGTCTAAAGCTGATCTTAAGTCTAAAGAGAAAGATGTCTTGGATGATTGGGAGAAGGAAAAAATAGGGGATAAGAACGTTACACAGAAAGATGCTGAAGATTTCTATAAATCAGGTGCTCTTAAAGGTAAAAGCTACTTCGGTAAAAACTATAATCCGCTTAAGCCTAAAACAGACGACGAGAAACAATATAGCAGCTATTTAAGTGGTGCTATGGGAAGATATTATGATAAGATTCAAAAAAATAATGGGTAATACTGTTTTAAATTTTTCATGCTTTTCCAAGATATTTGAGGGTGGCGCTGCCATAAAAACCTCAAGGAGAATTCGTGAAGATGAATTTCCTAAAACCCTTGATAGTATCAAAGAAATTCTTTTCCCCATTCTAGGTATAGATGTTGATAAGTACGGGGAGGAATATATTATAATCGGAAGCATAGGTAAGAAAAAGAATCCCGATGACACATCAGGTGATCTTGATCTTGGCTATGATACAACTTTCTTTTCACGAGAGCATGGGGTAGGCGCTAAAGAATGTTCGGCAACGGTTGATAGCATACTAAGAACACAACTTGCAGAAGCACTTGGATTTGAACCAGAAATAAATTATCTGAAGGGATTAAACGTGGTTAGCCTTGGCTGGCCAATAGAAGGTGATTTACAAAAGGGCATAGTTCAATTGGACCTTATCCCATTATCCAGCATGGAATGGGCAGATTTTATTTACTATTCGCCCAATTATAAAGTGGACGAGAGTAAATACAAATCAGCACACAGAAACTGGCTTTTATCAGCCATACTATCCGCTAGAAAAGAAATAATAGATACAGATGAAACTGGGGAAATCATGGACTATAATGCACCTGTATTGATTCTTAGTGACGGATTATATTGGCACACGAAATCATACAAAGGAATTAGAATCCCCCGATTAAAACACTCTAAGAAATTAGAGGGAAGCGAAAGATTTGTGACAAGAGATCCTCAAGAATTTATAAACTTTGCATTGGGTCAGGGATATAAACTAGAGGATGTTAAAACTTTCGAGGCTTTATTAGATATAATAGAAGATCCAAAATTTGATCTACACGAAAGATTACCTGAAATAAAACAAAGATTTCTGGAATATCTTGAAAGAGCTGGTCTAGAAATACCAACAGAAATAAACAGAATTGGTTAAAATTTAAAACATGGCAGGAATTAGTCATTTATACGATCTCTATAATAAGAAGGGGAAAGATTTCATCGATAATCTTTTCAACACTTATGTTACCGTTAACGAGAAAATGGACGGGTCTGCTTTCATTGTTGAAAGAGATAGCGAAACAGGAAAATTTAATTTTTATAAAAGAGATCAGAGAAATCCAATAACCCTGGTAGATAGGACTTTAATGAAGTACTACGAAAAACCAATACAGTATATTGAATCATTGCCTCCCCACATAATAAAAGAAATTCCTAGGGGATGGAGATTTGGATTAGAGTACTTTGCAAATAGTGCTCCAGTTGAGATCGTTTATGATGAAGTGCCTAAGAATAATCTAATACTTTCTTATATCCATAAGAAAGATCAGAGCGAAAAACCTAAGGGAACAATTCAAGGTAAGAATGATCTAGATACATGGGCAGATTTATTAGGGGTAGAAAGACCGCCTATCATTTTTCAGGGATATCTTGAAAAAGAGCAGAAAGATAGAATACTCGATTTCTTAAGAACACCTTTCGAAGATCTTGTAACCGAATATAAAACAAGAAGTTTCGTTGCATTTATTATTGGTGTGCTTAATCCGGAATTAAAAAAGACTGCTCTAAATGCAGATTTGGAAAAGCCAATAGAAGGAATAGTATTTAGATTCGGGGAAGAAGATGAAGAGCAAGAACCTATTTTATCTAAAATGGTAGATCCTGTTTTTACCGAGCTTGCAAAATCAAAGGCTAAGAAAAGAACAGAGGAAAAACCTAGTGATTTCTTAGGTATCACTATACTTGATGTGATGAACTTTATACTAGAAAATGGTGTGGATACTTTTGAAATAGCAGGAACTACCGAAGATGAGAGATACATTTCTTTTATTTCTGATGTCTTCTCTAAATTCCTAGACGAATATGGATACAAATACAAAGGTGCAGATTTTCAAGAGCCAGAATATTTAAAGAAAGAAGACTTCAGACTGAATAAGAATCTTATAACTGACAGAAGAGTACTAAAGTATTTGGAAGAAGACGAAGCTTTTGGATCGCTATTTAAGCTTATTCTTAATTCATTCAGAAAGATTAAAAAGAGAGCAGGTGGAATAATCACACCAGGTATAATAGATCAATTCAATTTACTCGTATCCTCAATAGAAAAAAGGGTAGAGACTGAAACAAAGAAACCTGCTGTAATGGAGTCAGAAATGCCTTCATTTTTAGATTTTAAAAAGAATAATTTAAAGCCTAAAAAAGTTGATTACGTAACTAGTGAATCTGAAGAGAGCACTAAGGATGATGATCACTTCTGTTCTTATAATGAATTTATCTCGGCTTTGGAAACAATAGATACAACTAAGAAGGACATAGAAAAACCTAAATTAGATGAAAAAGGGGAAGACAAAAAACCGGAGCTTAATGAGGTTAATATTTTAGTTGGCAGATTCCAGCCTTTCCATAATGGTCATATAAAGATGGCAAAATTACTTAAAGAGAAAAACGGTTTACCTAGTATAGTTGCTGTGGTTAATCCAGGTCATAATAAATCGGGCAAATCCCCATTCAATGAGGATCTTATTGGCAAGTATATGGAAGCAGTAGTTAAGGATCATCCTGGACTAATTGATGGATATTTTGCAACTAAAAAAGGATTATTGGGTGTTATATATGGTATAGCAAAAGAAATGGGGTATAAAGTTAATCTAATAGGAGCTGGCGACGATAGGGTGGATGATTACAGGAAACAATCAGAATACCTTAAAAAAGCTGGCGGTGATTTCTCTGAAGAAATAGAAGTTGTAGAAACCCCAAGAACAACGACAGGAACAGAAATTAGAAATTCCATAGGGAACGAAGATTTCCTAACATTTAAAAAGCTTGTACCACAGGGTGTTTCTTCTTTCTATAATAGTTTACTTTCTTCTATTAACGGAAAGGAAATTAAAGAATCAGAGGAAATCGTAACTGAGAGTGAAATCGCAGATCTTGAGAATGAATCTCTAAAAGAAAATATAGAAAAATAAAAAATAAAATGAGAAGAATAATATCTACATTCGAGCAATTCAAAATAAATGATCTGGAGTCAAGGTCTATGCATGAATCAGATGGATTCGGTACTTCTCCTTTCCTCTTGGTAAAAAACGGGGATATTTACAACTACTTCTTTAATATAGAGGATGAAAGGGGTGAGAATGAAAAAGGATTTCATTTCATAATCGGAAAATATTCCAATAATGAAGTTATAGATGGACCTAAAAATTCATATTGTGTGCTTACATTAAATGAAATTTCACATGAATTAATAGAAGACATAGCGGTAGAGAAAGAGGAAGTTCCCCAGCCTAACACTATGAAATTCAAAGCAGGTGGAAATGAGGTTTCTAGAATAATGGAATATGCATCGAAATGTTTAAGCAGCTATCTAGAATCAAATCCTAAGACCAATAGAATATATGATGAAATACAGGACAATTTAGAATTTGACGGTAAGGGTGAATATATTGAGTTTATGAAGTCAATTATCATTTCTTATTTAGGGTCTAATTGGTCAGTTCAACAGGGGTCAACAAAAAAATCTGTATTAATTAGCAGATAAGATGAAACAATCGGTAATAAACAAGTATAAATAATAACAATTTAAAAAAACAAAAAAATCATGGAAAAATTCGAACAAATCAAAGCATTAATCGAAAGCACTCAAGGAGACGCTGAAAAGTTTTTCGACAAAGGTAACGGCTCAGCTGGTACAAGAGTAAGACAAGCTATGCAGGAACTTAAAAAACTTGCTCAAGATCTTAGATTAGAAGTGCAAGAGTTTAAAAACAAAAAAGCTTAATTAACATTTTAAAACTAAAAATCTAATGAGCTATTACGTAGTTAAAACAAGTTTTGAATCTGGAGAGGTTAACAAGAACGGTGATCCTGTTTATAAAAAAGCAGAATTCTTAGTATCTGGCGAATCTGTTCTTGACGTAGAAACTAAAATGGCTGAATACTTAGATGGTTCAGTTGGAGGATTTGAGACAACTCAAGTTACGAAATCAAAAATAGAGGCTGTCGTAGGCAACTAAAAGTGTCAAAAACAAAAAATCCTGAAACAAGTTTTTATGCTCCCCCTCAATCGCCAATGGCTATTCAACCAGGGGACAGTGGATTTGCCTTAGTCGGCAAAGGATATAATCGATTTATTTGGACCTTCAATGATTGGTACAAATCTAAAAAGAAAATTATCAATCCAGATAAGAATTGGGATTTATCCTCTAAACCCATAACACAAAGTGAATGGGACAAAAAACAAAAGGACTTATATTTATAAGTCCTTTTTTGTGTGGATATATAGATCACAAAAAAATCAACAGAAGAAATGCCAGCACTTAGTACAGCACAACAACGATTAATGGCCCAGGCCTATGCAATAAAAGTGGGAGCGATGGAACCTTCCGATCTCAATCCAAAATACAAGAAAGCCATTACGAATCTTGCAGATAGCATGACTAAGAAGGAACTTCAAAAATATGCTTCTACGAAACATAAGAACTTGCCACACCATGTGGATGAGGAAGTCATTGGTGATATGCCAGTTAGTTTGGAACCTGTTGGATCTGACAGTATTCCGACGTTCCAGCCAAAAGGCCCGGGTAAAATAGTACCTTTTCTTGATCCCGATTCTAAGCAAAAGAAAAAAGGGAAGAAAAATCTGGAGAATTTAAAAGATTATAGGGATTGGCTAGATTCTAAATAGGTATTAAGCCGGAACAGTTTTTCTTTTTGTGTGTATAACCTATACTTAAAAAACAGATCAAATGGCAGTACAAATTTATTTACCAGAAAAAGTTTACGTTTCACCTAGTCCAATCCACGGATATGGTGTTTTTGCTAAATCCAGAATAGGAAAGGGTGAGATCATAGAAGAATGCACAGTTATAGGACTGGATCTACACGTAAATGCATCATGTTGGCATGTACTAGAACACTATCGATTTATGTGGCCTAGCGTGTCTCCGGTTACACAGGTTATACCAACTGGTTACGGAGCCCTTTATAATCATTCAAATTCTCCCAATGCAGCATGGAAAAGTTCAGAACCAAGGGAGACTTTTTTCTTCTATGCAATTAGAGACATAGAACAAAATGAAGAGATTTGCACCTATTACGGGGGTGCAGATTACTGGGGTCAGGGAAGCCGGATGAATCTTGAGGAGTTAAAGTAAATATATATAGAGTATGAAGTACCTATTAGAATATGAAAAATACAGTCCGGATGAGGAATACAAATCAGATTCTAGAAGATCACTTAACCTGGATCTTGTTAGAAAGACAGTTGACTATAAGAGACTAATAGAACTTGGTTTCAAAGAGGATACATCACATCAGCAGGAAATCAACAACACTCTAAAATTTATTAGGGTAACCAACAATAAAAACGAGAAGGGCCACGATAAAGTATTCTACACTATCCACCCAACAGGAAAGGTTCGAAGATATAATCCACTAAAGAATGAGGATAATCCCGGCGAAAGAATGGAGGGTAACGGAAACGATATAAAAGACTTTGGCAAGCCTTTTAGCAGACCTTCTGAGTATGCAAAGGGATTAAGATACCTTTGGCAATATATTAAACGTAAACAAGAAAAAGGAAATTATAGATAATGTGTAATTGTAAAGGAAGCAGTTTTGAATTTGAGTCTGTTAAAAGAGATATGTCAAAAGAGGAAAGCAAGATCCTAAACAAATGGGTATTGGACAATCTAAACAGAAAACTACTAATACAGTCTCCCATATATGATATATACAATGATATAATAGGATATATCACTAAGAATCCGGACGGCAATATAGTTCGTATTTTTAAAACCAATATAAAACAAACCTTAGACTAATAATATGTTTCACCCAACAGGACAATTACCAAATGGAAAAACCTTAATCTGCATGATGGATGAGGAAGAAGAATTAGATGACATTATTTGTGATTGCGAATCTTCAGAACAATACGTTAAAGCCGTTACCGAATGGCTAAATGAGAATGATTACTGTGTAGAAAGCTGGCAGCTAAAAGAATATCTTAAAGCTAAAGGCATGGACGAAGATAAAATGAATGAGGATATGGGAGCAGCAGCTCCAGCTCCGGGATTAGCTACATTGGGCAACGTATCGGGAATGGGTAATCCATCTCCACCTAGCTCAGCAGGTGCAACTAATAGCGGATTTTATGATTCAACTAATAATGGGTCCGGTGACAAATTCACAAGTCTTACTGCAGGAACAGGAGCAGCTAAGAAAAAGAAAGCAAAGACTGTTGATAATTATCTTGAATTCGTAAAGAGAAGAAAGAAGAAATAATATTTCATTGATATGACAAACCCGGTCGGTAGATCGGGTTTTTTTGTGGGCTTCGGTAGACAAAAAGTCACTTTATTTGGGAATGAAATGACAATATGACTAAAAATTTCTTTCGGATCTAATTTTGATTAATTTATTACAGGAAATATGATTCTATAACGGAATCTTTTCTCAGAAATCAACTAAAAATAATAAATTTAAAACAAATGGCAAAAGTAATTGGTATTGACCTAGGAACAACAAATTCATGTGTTTCCCTAATTGAAGGAAGCACACCCTCAGTTATTGTTAACCAGGAGGGAAAAAGAACTACACCTAGTGTGGTTTCTTTTAAAGATGGTGACATTAGAATCGGAGACTCTGCAAAGAGACAAGCGGTTACTAACCCAGAGAATACTATCTATTCAGTAAAAAGGTTTATTGGATCTAAGTATTCGGAGATTAAAAATGAGGCAGGTAAAATGTCTTATAAAGTAAAAAAAGAAAAGGGTGATAAGGTAGTAGTAGAAGCAAACGGAAAAACATACGTACCCCAAGAAATTTCGGCAATAATTTTACAGAATCTAAAAAGAACTGCAGAGGAGTATTTAGGAGAAGCTGTTACCCAAGCGGTAATTACAGTTCCTGCTTATTTCAACGATAGTCAAAGACAAGCAACTAAAGAGGCTGGTGAAATTGCAGGATTAGAAGTACTCCGTATTATTAACGAACCAACAGCAGCAGCTTTAGCTTATGGCCTGGATAAAGGTGACAAAGATCTTAAGGTTGCAGTGTATGACTTAGGTGGCGGTACATTTGACGTTTCAATCCTAGAAATAGGATCTGGAGTATTTGAGGTTCTTTCCACCAACGGTGACACCCACTTAGGTGGTGACAACTTTGATGAAATGATTATCGATTGGGTAGTTGCTGCATTTAAAGATGAAACCGGTGTGGATGCTTCTAAAGACCCTACGGCTTATCAAAGAATTAGAGAAGGTGCGGAGAAAGCAAAAGTTGAACTTTCTGCTTCTAATGAGACAGAGATTAACCTTCCTTATTTAAGTGCAGATTCAAATGGGCCTAAACATTTCGTAAAGAAATTATCTAAAGCTCAATTCGAGTCTATGTGCGGGGATCTAATTAAAAGAACATTAGAACCTTGTAAGAAAGCATTGAAAGATGCAGGTTTAACAGCTGCTCAGGTTGATGAGGTTATTTTAGTAGGCGGATCTACAAGGATACCTAAGGTACAGGAAGAAGTTGAAAAACTTTTCGGTAGGAAACCTTCCAAGGGCGTTAATCCTGATGAGGTGGTAGCTATTGGAGCTGCTATCCAAGGAGGAGTATTAGCTGGAGATATTAAAGACGTTCTTTTGTTAGACATTACCCCTCTTTCTCTAGGAATAGAAACAGTAGGTGGTGTATTTACTAAATTGATCGAATCCAACACAACTATACCAGTAACAAAGAGCGAGGTATTTTCTACAGCTGTTGATAACCAACCAGCAGTGGAGATACACGTATTACAAGGGGAAAGAGCAATGGCTACAGATAACAGATCTCTTGGCAGATTTCAGTTAACTGATATCCCGCCTTCAATGAGGGGTATTCCAAAGATTGAAGTTACATTTGATATTGATGCCAACGGTATTATTAAGGTTTCTGCTAAGGATCAGGGAACAGGTAAAGTGCAAAATATTAGAATCGAATCAGGATCTAAGCTAACTGATGAAGAAATTGAAAAGATGAAAAATGATGCTGAAGCAAATGCAGATGCAGATAAGGAGAGATTAAGAAAATCTCAGCTTTCTAATGAAGCTTCTTCTATGTGTTTTCAGATGGAAAAAGCGATTAGCGACTTTGGCGACAAGGTAAGTGATTCAGATAAACAAGAGATCTCTGATAAAATAGAAGAATTAAGAAAAATCATGGACGGTGACGATTTAGATGCTATCGAATCTACAATGAAGATTCTTTCTGATAAGATGAATGTAATAGCTTCTGCTGTATATGCAGCAGATCAGCAAGCTCAAGCAACTGAATCCCCTTCCGAACAAACTTCTGATAGTGCGGAAGATTTACAAGATGTAGAGTACGAAGAAATCAAGCAATAATATAAATAAATTATAAGGTAAAGCCGGGCTAAATTAGCTCGGCTTTATTTTTTTATACCGGGTCTATTGATTATATTTGCAAAAAGAAAAGAAATGCCAGAAGGACCGGAAGTAAGAAGAATGGCTGAGGGATTAGCCAAAAGAATAGTTTATAAAGAACTAACAGAGGCTGAAATACTCGGAGGAAAATGGTTAAAGAAAGAACCCACCGGGATTTCACTTATCAGGGAAGCGTTATCAGCAGGTCCACTCCAGGTTGACTGGGTCAGAGTTAAAGGTAAATTTATCTATGCTAAAATTGGAGATCTGTTTATGTGGAACACGTTGGGCATGAGTGGGGGATGGAGAGACCTTAGAGGGAAGCATTCGCATTTTGTACTTAGATTTTCAGACTCTTCCGAAGTTTTCTTTGAGGATGTAAGGAGATTTGGTAACATTTCTTTCTATTCTGATCACGAGGAGATTAGGAAGAAGCTAAACTCATCAGGACCAGATATGTTAAATAATGAAGTTCCTTTTGCTGAATTTTATGCTAGATTAACCAAATCACCAAACAAAAACATTTGCAAAGCTATCATGGATCAGAAGGTCATCTCAGGCGTAGGCAACTATATAAAATCGGAGGCACTTTACAGAGCTGGCATTTCTCCACATTTAAAAATATGCGACATTACGATGGATAGAATGGAGAAGCTATGCGAATGGATAAAGACCATAATTAAAACGTCGTATGAACAAGGGGGAGCAACTCTAGCCACGTACACTGACATGGACAACAACCACGGGGATTTTGTTTTCTCCTTTCATGTTTACCGTAAGGATAAGGATCCTTTAGGCAACATAGTAGTTCATGAGATTACCGATGACGGTAGAATGACCCACTGGGTACCCGGAATACAAATATAATGGAGGAAAGAGAGATACTAATACAGGAGGATTATCTGAAAGAGCCATGGAAAATGATGGTTTGTTGTATTCTATTAAATCAAACAAATAATAAGCAAGTAAGACCGATTTTAAGCTCCGTATTTGAACTTATCCCGACGCCCATATCTACTATTGGGTGTGATCCAGAAAGGCTGGCAGCGGTCATAAAAACAACCGGATTTCAGAATGTAAAAGCATCCCGGATAATAAAGTTAAGTCAGAAATGGGTTGATGGATTTAATGATGCTATAGAGCTTCCAGGAATAGGTAAATATGGAAGGGACTCTTGGGAAATCTTTGTTAAAAAAAATCTGTCGGTTGAACCGACAGATAAGAAATTAATAATTTATTTAGATTCTATAAAAATAAAATAAGAAGAAATTTTATACAGAATTTACCTTTAAGTTTCAAAGTGAAACAAAATACTACAAAATCAATAAGATAAGTAAAATAGTATTAAATGGAAATTGAAAAAAGAAAATTAATAGCCGCAATTTTACAAGCAAGTCTTAAAGTAGCTATGTATGAACGAAGAGGACCTGCAAACTATGTTAAGCTTTCACCATTAATAAATATAGGTGAAGAATTGGAACTAGCTGGAATGAGAATAGAAAGGGATAATAATTTAGTTGGAAAATTCATAGTCGGTAGAGATGTGGATAAGTTTGAAATTGAACAAGGGTTTTCTGTCTATTAATAGACCTTCCAATTAGGTATAATGACTATGCTTTTCATGTTACGCTTTTTTACCGGCATAACATACTCAATAAATTCTTCAAATAGTTTTATACGTCTCAAGCTTCGTCTATTATTTTTAAACAAACTTCATTAACGAATTCTTCCATATCTTTTGGATCAATGCTGTCTACTGAGTCTGTCATTTTGTGACAGTTGAATAGCATTTTAAAGTTTAAATATTCACCATCCTTATTTATAACCGGGCTTTTTTCATCTGTTACAGGAAGAGGATTAATCACAGTGCTATTTATTCCATATTTCTTAAATATCACTGAATCATTGAATGGCACATTTACGATTGGGCATTCAAATCTATTTGCGATCCAATCTGTTAAAGGTGTTCCCATAGCTCCAACGAAGAAGCTTTTTCCGCCCTTACCAGTTAGCTCTAGGTTAAGCACCCATTTACATTTGAAATCACCTGCTTTAATTCTTTCTGCTAATTGATTAGATCCTATACCTCCGAATTCCTCTCCGTCTAATATAACCACGTTTACCTCAGGTCTTAGTTTCTTGATCATTAAAGCGTTTATAACTGAGCAAGAATTGTCATTGGCATTATCAGAATCTTTATTTACTATATCGTGATGTGCTACAACAAATTTATCTGATGTTCCAGGAAGAACTATATTGAAGTAGTTATTAACACCTTTTTTTATCTCTCCTGCAATTCCTTTTAATTTTTCAGAGTATTCATCTTCCAGCTGGTAATATTTTTCCTCGTGGAAATCGATAGCAGAATCATCATCCTCTAGACCCGAATTTTCAAAGTCGGTGTCAAGATCTTTTACCTTTTGGGTGAATTCTTTATATAGATCCAGTGCATCCTTTCTTTTATCGGGTGACAGGGTATCTAGTATGTAGCGGAAATCCCTCATTGTCATATCATCACCAGCACTAGATCTGTTGTCTGCGAAAATATCCAACTCGTATTTAAGCCCCATTTGATCGCAAAGATCTAATATGAAGTTTACCCTTGGCGTTGGGGTTTCACCGTTTCTGTAGCAATTTCCTAAATTTTTGACCTTACAAAAGTCATATATTTTTGAGTACATATTGTTTTTTCTTACAAATCTAATGTTTTAATGCGGATATAAAAAAATTAATCCCTCTTTTTAGATGCCTTGTCTTTAAAAGAGTCTTTTATATAGCTTGTTACCTGAGCACCTGATTTTTTACCCTCGCCTAAAAATTTATTGAATTTTTCCGATTTACCCTCTTCGTCTAGAAAATCGTGAAAATATGCTGCCTCGAACATAGCATCAACAACTTCGGGAAGCTGCTGATTCTGTGTTTTGTAATTTCTAGAATTGACTCTAATTTCCGAATTCTGACCAGGAACGTCGATACTACCCGGTGAATCAAGCCACTCATTAATAAATTGGGAAATGTTTTTTAAATTCTTCATATTTTTATATATCTTCATGAAACTTAAGTAAAGATCGAAATAAAAAGATGGTATTGGTATAAAACATACGTAAATAAAAAAAATGATCGTAGACATTGAGAACAGAGGGGAATATCTTAAAGTATCACATTTCACAGAAGAAGGCGACCTAGCTTTCCTAGATGTACCCATTCCGGAATCAGAAAGATTCGTTTGGGAAAAGTGCAGCCCCAGTAATTCTTCTAAGGATAAAGAATGGAAAACCTGGACAGGTGATTCGGTAAAGAAACTAAAAACTCAAAAATACGACAAATATAGGATGGCTCAGATTCTAATCGAAGCAGATCCTGAATTAACAGCCCCGCTTTGGGTATATCAAAACCCTAAGAAATACTTTGTCGATATTGAGGTTGAGATAACCGAAGATATGGCAGCAGCACTAGACACAGAGAATGCTAAAAATCGTGTTCTATCAATAGGTATTGCAACAGACAAATGTAAATTGATAGTTTTAGGGCTAGATCCATTGACACCAGAACAACAAGCTAATATCTATAAGAAAACCAACGAATATTTCAAGAAGTTTGGAGATGAATGGTCCTTTAAATATAAACAGTTCGAGACCGAATATGATATGATGTATACATTCTTTAAAGAACTTGGACCTAAAATGCCGGTTATGACAGGATGGAACTGGCTAGGATATGACTGGCCTTATCTTATTAACAGAGCGAAGAAGCTTGGGATTGATCCAAAAATTATTTCACCTGGGGGATACCTTATAGGGAAGCAACAGCTTCCGGTTCATCTATTAATGTTTGACTACTTAGAAATCTACAAGAAGTGGGACCGAGTTATCAAGATTAAAGAAAGCAATAGATTGGACTACGTAGCAGACAAAGCAATAGGACTTAAAAAGATTGAATATAACGGAACCCTCCGAGACCTTTACCAGTCAAACTTCGAGGACTTTATTTACTATAACGTAGTTGACTGTGCTTTAGTACATTATATTGATCAGAAGTTAAAGACCATGCAGACTTTCTTTAAAATCGCTATGATTAGCGGAGTGGAGATAAATCGATGCCTTTCCCCTGTTTGGTCGACGGAAGTATTAATGCTTAGAAAGTTTTTAGACCGTAAACAGCTATTTGTCGTGGAAAAAAGAGAGGAGGTACACGTCAAGTTTGCGGGTGGATATGTTAAAGAACCTATAAAAGGATTACATGAATGGGTAGCCTGCTATGACTTTGCATCGCTATACCCAAATACAATGGTTCAGTGGAACATTTCGCCTGAAGCATATAGAGGTAAAAATCCAGTAAATCCCAAAGACGATTGGATTAGAACTGCCTCCGGGGCATGCTTTGCTTCCGATGAAGAAGATCCTATACTTAAAATAATTATTAAGGATTTGTACGGTAAACGTCGTAAAACTAAGGACCGAATGTTAGAGTTAGAATATGAAATCGATCAGCTGAAAAAAAAGATAGGCAAAATATAAAAATAAATCACGTCAAGCCCCTGTCCCCGGAAACAGATCGATATATAAAAAACCCGGTGGTGGAGGCATAGACAAAAAAACCTAGTCAAAAATCACAAATATGGCAAATACAGACAATCAATGCAAAGATCTTCCCGTTGAGGACGACTACGTAAAGTCCACGCATCACTTGGGCACATTAATGACACTCCAAAAGAACACCCAGGAGAAAGTCTATGGTTACGATTTCGCAAATCTTTCTTTAGGAGAGATTAAAGACTTTTGGCTCTGGAACACCAGAGCAATAGATGATGAAATATCGGAAGCATATGACGCTCTAGGCGGTGTTTCTAATAATGGAGAAACATCGATTGGTAACGCAGTTTGGAAGCCATGGAAAAGTAATCACAAGAAAGCTTATTCCATGAAGGTATCTGACCTGTCTCCAGAAGATGTTAAAGAACTTAAAATGGAGCTGGTTGATATTCAGCATTTCTTATTTAATATGATGGTCTCTGTTGGTATGACCGCAGATGAGCTTTATAATTATTATTTAAGTAAGAATAAAGAAAATATCAGAAGACAAGAAAACAATTATTAAAAAAACTAATTAAAAACATGAAAGATTTTTATTCTATACCTGAGCCTATTCTGCAAGAAAACCCAGATAGGTTTGTTTTATTTCCAATAGAGCACCACGACATCTGGCAGATGTATAAACAACAACAAGCTTGCATATGGACAGCGGAGGAAATTGACCTAGCTCAGGATTTAAACGATTGGAGAAACAGATTAAGCGACGACGAGAGATATTTCATCAAGAACGTTTTAGCTTTCTTTGCAGCTTCCGATGGTATAGTAAATGAAAATCTGGCTGAGAACTTTTTGTCTGAAGTTCAATACACTGAGGCAAAGTTCTTTTATAGTTTCCAAATAATGATGGAGAATATACACTCAGAGACTTATTCTCTTTTAATTGACACATATATTCAAGATCCGGAAGAAAAAAGCACTCTTCTCCATGCAATCGATACTATTCCTGCTGTTAAGAAAAAAGCTGAGTGGGCACTTAAATGGATAGACTCCCCGCACTTTCAAGAAAGAGTCGTGGCGTTTGCCGCAGTGGAAGGTATTTTCTTTAGTGGATCTTTCTGTTCTATTTTCTGGTTAAAGAAAAGAGGGCTTATGCCAGGTCTATCTTTCTCTAATGAGCTAATCTCGAGAGACGAAGGAATGCACACGGATTTTGCTGTTATGCTGCATAACAATCATTTATCAAATAAAGTTTCGGAGGAGAGAATCAAAGAAATTATTATGAGCGCTCTAGAAATTGAAAAAGAGTTCATTACCGAATCACTTCCAGTTAGATTAATAGGAATGAATTCGGATTTGATGAAACAATATCTTGAGTTTGTAGCTGATAGATTGCTTATGGATTTAGGATGTTCTAGAGTATACAATGTAGAAAATCCTTTCGATTTCATGGCAAACATTTCACTACAGGGGAAAACTAACTTCTTTGAAAAAAGAGTTGGCGAGTATCAAAAATCAGGGGTAATGAACAAATCAGAAGATTCGTTCGACTTCGACACAGACTTCTAAATAAAAATAATTAAACTAAAAAATGCAGGTAATAAAAAGGGATGGTTCGAAAGAGCCCGTGAGATTCGAGAAGATATCAAACAGAGTAAGAAAAATGACTTATGGTCTAAATGGGGATTATATTGATCCGATTGAAATCGCACAAAAAGTAATTGCAGGAATTTATGACGGTATTACAACAGATGAACTAGATAATCTTGCAGCAGAAACAGCAGCTTCTTTAATACCAAAACATCCGGACTATTCGGTATTGGCATCTAGAATTGCGGTATCTAAATTACACAAATCAACTAAGAAAAAATTCTCGGAAACAATTCAAGATCTATATTCTTACATAGATCCAGAAACTAATCAACCTGCAGGTTTAATCAACGAAGAAACCTATAGCTCTGTTATGAAAAACAAACAGAAGTTTGATGGTGGTATTATACATGAAAGGGATTTTAATTTTGAATATTTTGGATTTAAAACATTAGAGAAAAGTTATCTTTTAAAGATGAAAGGACAGCCAGCTGAAAGTCCTCAACACATGTATATGAGAGTTGCTGCTGGAATTTGGGGAGAAGACACAAAGAACGTTCTTAAAACATACGAACTTTTATCTACCCATATGATGACACACGCTACACCTACATTATTTAATGCAGGTACTAGAAAACCCCAATTATCTTCCTGTTTTCTTTTAACAATGTCTGATGATTCTATACAAGGTATTTATAAAACTTTAACCGATGTAGCCACCATATCACAGAATGCTGGAGGTATAGGTTTGGCCATACATAATATTAGGAGTACAGGCTCTTATATCAAAGGAACAAACGGTACATCAAATGGCATCGTTCCGATGCTAAAAGTATTCAATGAAACTGCAAGATATGTAGATCAAGGAGGAGGAAAAAGAAAAGGATCCTTTGCTATTTATATCGAGCCTTGGCATGCAGACATTGAAGATTTTTTAGACCTAAGAAAGAATACAGGTAAAGAAGAACTAAGAGCAAGAGATCTTTTTCTAGCACTTTGGATCTCTGATCTATTCATGAAGAGAGTTAAGGCCAGTGAGGATTGGTCATTGTTCTCTCCTTCCGACGTTCCCGGACTCTGGGAACTTTACGGTGACGAATTCGAAAAAGCTTATATTGAAGCTGAAGCTGCAGGTAAAGCAAGAAAGGTTATTAAAGCGAGAGAACTTTGGACCAAAGTGATTGATTCCCAGATTGAAACTGGAACACCTTATATGCTTTATAAAGATGCTGCTAATAGAAAATCAAATCAACAAAACCTTGGAACGATTAAAAGTTCAAATCTCTGTACAGAGATATTAGAATACACTGATAAAGATGAGCAAGCAGTTTGTAACTTAGCTTCTATACCTGTTAATAAGTTCTTAAAATCAACAGACGCAAGAACTGCTAAGATTAACAGAGGTAAATGCGAGGTTGATCATAAAGCATTATATGATGTTGCCTATCAAACAACGGTCAACTTAAATAGGGTTATTGATATTAATTATTATCCAACACCCGAGACGAAAAAATCTAACTTTAGACATAGACCAATTGGTATCGGTATCCAAGGCTTAGCAGATCTTTTTGCTAATATGAGAATAGCATTTACTTCTGGGGAAGCTATGAAAACTAACGAGGAAGTTTTCGAAACTATATACTTTGCAGCTATGACAGCTTCAATGGAGTTAGCTAAAAAAGACGGTAAATATGAAACCTTTGACGGATCACCATTAAGTAAAGGTGATTTCCAATTCAATCTTTGGGGATTTAAAGACGAGCAACTTTCAGGAAGATGGGATTGGGCTAAATTAAGAAAGGATGTTATGAAGAATGGAGCTAGAAATTCTTTATTGTTAGCCCCTATGCCAACTGCTTCAACAGCTCAGATCATGGGTAATAACGAAGCTTTCGAACCTTTCACATCTAATATCTATACGAGAAGAACATTAAGTGGAGAATTTGTTTTAGTTAATAAACACCTTGTTAAGGATTTAATATCATTAGATCTTTGGAGTGAGGATATGAAAAATCTTATTATCTTACACAAAGGATCTGTTCAGAATATCCCACAAATACCTCAGGAGATCAGAGAAGTTTATAAGACAGTATGGGAGATCAAACAAAAGGATCTAATCCAAATGTCAGCTGATAGAGGTAAATTTATTTGTCAGTCACAGTCTCTAAATCTATTCATTGAGGGTGTTAACTCTGCTAAATTAACGGCAGCACATTTTCACTCTTGGGAGCTAGGACTTAAAACTGGTATGTACTACCTAAGAACTAAATCTGCTGTTGATGCAATTGCAGGATTAGGGATAGATATGACCAAAGCTAAAGAATCTCTTAAAAGAATGGAGGACGTTGAAACTGAATCCAAGAAAATAGACTTAGGAAGCATGACTAGCGAGGAATTAAGCAAAGCAGCAGAGGAAGAGCTTACATCCGGAATAGTTTGTAGCTTGGACAACCCAGACGATTGTATCGCCTGTGGATCATAAAAAATATTAAAAAGATGGAAAGAATAAAAACTTTTGAAGATTTTGCACTAAATGAAAGACAACTTCCTGATAACCAGGGTAAAATCCTTGTTATCTTAGGAGCACCTGGATCAGGTAAGGGAACATTATCTAAGGAATTAAAAAAAGACTATAACTTTATCCACTTGTCAACTGGTGATCTCATAAGAAATTCCAAAGATGAAGATATAAAAAAAATCATAGATGCTGGAAATCTACTTCCTGATAATATGATGATAAAAATGCTCAGGGCTGAACTTAAAAAAATTGATCCCAGTTCTAATGTTATCCTTGATGGATTTCCTAGAACGATAAAGCAAGCAAAAAGACTAGATTCACTTTTAGGTAGAATGGGCTTAGGTTTGAATCATGCTATTTACTTGGATCTTCCTGATAAAGTAGCTAAGGAAAGAATAAAAAGCAGAGCTAAGGAAGAGAATAGAAAAGATGATGCTAGCGAAGAAATAGTTGAGAAAAGATTCAAAGAATATCACGAGAAGACTTTTCCATTATTAGACTTTTATCAAAAAAGTCGTAAGCTTATAAAGGTAGAAGCTAACGAAGGAAAGGATAAAGTGCTAAAACAAGTCAGGGAAAGACTTGGTTTGAAATCAAAAAAATAAATCTAGACCATGACAGAAAGTATATCTGGGAATTTTGTGAGGTCTCTAAAAGAAAAAATTTCTGAAGAAAAAAATCAAATACAAAAGAAAAGAATCCTACTACAGGATTCCCTTAATATAATACTTGGTGTATTCAAAGAGCATTCAGATCTAGAGGTAAGAACAATTAGGGATTTTGAAACTTCGGAAATATCCTGTTTTGTTGATGTATATTCTCCAGAAGACCCATACGAAAGTATAAAGAACTCATTAGAAAAATCAGGAATATCTAGCCAGTCAGCTATGTTAGGAGAATATAAGTGTTTATTTATATTGGATTTAGAAAATAGATTGGTAGCATCGGGTAATCCGCATAATATGATTTCATTAGAGATTTTTTCAAAAAGACTTAGAACTTTTAAGATTAAAATATCCCAGTGTGATTCTAAATTTGGATACTCAGTTTTTGAAAAGAATTATCATGAAATAAAATACTGGCTATATGAAAACTCAGAGATAAACGTGGAATCTATAAGACTTAAAGATTTTAATAGGAACATAAAAAAAATTAGTACACTTAGCGGAGAATCTGGCCATGAAATCACAATAACCTTTAATGAAATAGATGAACCGGATAACTTTACTTTATTTCCAAAAAAGAGGAGGAAAAACAAAAAATAGATCTATAATAATTAAAATATACAACCAATGAGTAAATTTAAGAAAAAAGCAGTCCCTATGGGGAAAATAAAACCCATAACTGCATCAATGTCAAAACCTTTATCTAACAAGCAAGAAATATCCTTATGCTTGGTTATGATAGTAAAAGACGAGGAAGATACAATAGCAAAATGTTTAAAAGCTGTTGCACCGTATATTTCGTATTGGGTTATAGTTGATACGGGATCTAAGGATAACACTTTGAATGTCATTAGAGAAACAATGGCAGAACTTAATATTGAGGGCGAGCTCCACGAAAGACCTTGGGTTAACTTTGAGGTTAATAGAACAGAGAGTTTAGTGCTAGCAAAGGGAAGATGCGATTACAGATGGATAATAGATGCGGATGATACATTCTATCCTGAAGTTCCCGGAACTAATCCATTTGCAGGATTAACAAATGAGCCTGACGGATATCAGATTTTATATAAACTTAACACATTACAATACCATAGGGTACAGATTGTAAAATCAGATCAGGACTGGGTTTATAAAGGGGTACTCCATGAATACCTACATTTGGACAAGCCCGAGATTTCACAGGGTATAATTCCAATGTCTTATGTTATTGCTGATATCTCACCATTAAAAAGAGCTAATTCATTACAGGAAAAATATGCTAATGATGCTATTATATTAGAAAAAGCTCTAGTCGATGAGCCTAATAACACCAGATATATGTTTTATCTAGCACAAAGCTACAGGGATTCAGAGCAACACGAGAAAGCTATCGAGGCTTACGAGAAAAGAATTGCCATGGGGGAATGGCCAGAGGAAGTTTATTACTCAATGTATATGATTGCTAAAATTAAAGAGAAGATTGGTGCATCTGACAAAGAAGTTACCGAGTGCTATTCTAGAGCTTGGGAATACAGACCAGAAAGACTAGAAGCTGTTTTCCATACTATGAGAAAACTTAGAGATCAGAAAAGATTTCTTATTGCTTTTGCTTATGGTGATATTGCTATAAAAACAAGGGGAACTGGGGATATCCTATTCGTTGAGCCCGAGATATGGCAATGGAGACTTCTGGATGAATATTCACTTTGCGCATATTATATAGGAAATCCTGATTTATCTGTAGAAAAGACCGCAGCAATCTTAAGTGCACCATTCTTTAACACCTTACCTGAGGATGAGAAGACGAGATTAAGAAAAAATATGGACTTCTATAAAAAGGGATCGGAAGAGAAAATGAAGAAGATCCAGCAGATGCAAGCAGCTGAAAAAGCTCAACAAATGCAAAGAAGATAATTTATTAAATTTAAAATATGTTTATTAAATAAAGCAGACTTCGGTCTGCTTTATTTTTGCTTTATAAATCTAGATTAAAATAGCGATCCCTGTGAACTGCATATAAACCACCATTAATTTTTAGATATATAATGAGTCATGAAACATGTTTTACCGTATGCACTATTCGAAGCCAGTGCGACAGCTGCACTTACAGCGAAGCAGATTGGCTGGTTGGATAAATGTACAAAAAGAGAATGGAAGCTTAATCCACAAACAGGTCTTGTTGATGTGAATGGTGATTTCGATTGTGTAGATGAGGGTCTGACAGATTTTAAAGGTGTTAAGTTCGGGAAAGTTAGCGGGTATTTCGATTGTAAGAATAATCAGCTCACCTCACTGGTGGGAGCACCACAGAGCGTTGGCGGGAGTTTCTATTGTAGTGATAACCAGCTCACCACACTGGAGGGAGCACCTCAGACCGTTGGTGGAAGTTTCCGTTGTTATGACAATCGGCTCACCACACTGGTGGGAGCACCACAGAGCGTTGACGGGACTTTCGTTTGTGTTGACAATCAGCTCACCTCACTGGTGGGAGCACCTCAGACCGTTAACGGTGATTTCTATTGTGCTGATAATCAACTCACCACACTGGTGGGAGCACCACAGAGCGTTGACGGGGATTTCTATTGTCAGAACAATGAGCTCACCACACTGGAGGGAGCACCTCAGACCGTTAAAGGTGATTTCTATTGTAAACACAATCATCTCACCTCACTAGTGGGAGCACCTCAGACGGTTGGCGGGGATTTCAGTTGTAGTGACAATGAGCTCACCTCACTGGTGGGAGCACCTCAGAGCGTTAAAGGGGGTTTCGATTGTAAGGGTAATCCAGTCTCTGGAACAACTTTGTATTACATCTTTGCGCTAATGCGAAAAGGAATTGCTTATCAACAGGCTCTAGAAAAATGTTGGCCGGAGATGGAAGATGAAGATAGGGTGTTAATGTATAAAGAAATGACTAATCTACCACCAGAAGAAACAAGAAAGTACAAGGCGCTGGCTACCTATGCTAGTATAAAGAATTATTTATAATAAATGATATATAAAGAAAAAATATTAAATTAATGAAACATTTACTAGAATATGAATCATACGAAAATCAGGTAAACGAAGGTGCTATACCAGTTTATGATGAGGCAGAATTCGTAAAGGATACAAAGTCTAAACCAGAAATGGAAATTAAATGGACCCAAATTCCTGCGGTTATCGAAGGACTTTTAAACAAGGTTGAAGCTGGTGAGCTTGCTTCTGTTAATGTTATTGCGGATTTACCTACCCAAGGTAAAAACGCTCCTGAGTATGTTAGGGATTTAATGACAAAGGAAAGAGAAAGAATGGCTCAAAGACAACAAGCTATATACGGAAGTAGAATCGAAAGAGCTGATAGGCCAGAGGATGAAGAATACAGAGACGAAATTAACGTTTTTGTTGACTCTGAATATGCTATCGAAGGAGTTGTTAGAGAGATCGGAAAGGATTATTTAATCGGTATTCCTGCTTCTTTTGTAAGCAAGATTAAAAGAGAGCCAAGTTTAAAAGACTACTACACTGTTAAGATATCACCAGATCAAATAATGGAGATTTATTTTAATAAATCTTAATTATTAGATCCCTTTAAATAACTTAAACTCCAATATTTTTTAAATGTTGGAGTTTTTTATTGAAACTTTGATTGATCTAAGCATATAATCTCCGGATCTAATTACATAAAAATATGAGTAAAGTTAATAAGACCATCGAGGTTCTTACAGATTTTGAACACATTATAAAAAGACCAACAATCTATGTTGGCAGTGTTAAAAGGAGCGAGGAAACACTTCCTATAATTGACGCAGGCATCATTAAGGGCGTCGTAAAAGAACATTCGGTTGGAATGTATAAGTTATTTGATGAAGTGTTTTCAAACTCGGTAGACGAAGCGAAAAGGATGTCTACACCGATGAAGAAAATAATAGTCGATGTTAACATAAAAGAGAATTCTGTTTCTATTACCGATACCGGAGACGGATTTACCAACGGATCTACGATAAACAAAAAGAGTGGTCTAAGTAACATCGAAACTGCTGTTTCCATGCTCCGTTCTGGATCCAATTTTGATAATGATTCAATCACAGAAACCCTCGTAGGAACGAATGGTATGGGGGTTAGCTTAGTTAATGCCTTATCAAATATGTTTGAGATTGAAACGATCAATCCAAATGAAGCTTATTTACAGACTTGGAAAACTTTTAAAGCATCTTCTGCTAAGGTTACCCCTAAAGCAAAGAGTAGGCAAACAGGGACTAGAGTAACCTTCATACCAAATCACCAGGTTTTTGATAACTCAAAATGGGATTATCAAACAATAAAATCATACCTTTGTTTAAAGAAAAGAGTATTAGAGACCGAATCTAAAACTGCCAGCCTTAAGATTGATTTCATTTGGGATGGAAAAACAGAGAATATAACAAGTCTCCTTTCACCCGATTGGACTGCAAAAACCCCGATAGGTGAAATACTAATCTGGGAAAAAACTTCGGAGTCTGGATCTTTCTCTTTTGTAAACAGTGCTCTTTGTACTGGCATCCACCAAAAGATAATTCTCGATAGAATCAACGGACAGCTGGATGATTCTTTGGGACACCATTTTTACGACACATTAATTGTATTGAATCTTTCTCCTGGCATCGTTAGATTCGGGGATCAGAATAAGACTAAATTCGTTTCTAAAAGAGAAGAGGTAGAGCCAACCATAGCAAAACACTTTGATCCTATATTGGCTAGATTCTTTAAGAGCGAGGTTTACAAGAACATCAGGAAGGCTGTAGATGCCAGAAAAAAAGAGACTGAGCTAAAAAAGATAAGAAGGGATAAGAAATCAATTAGAATAAAACAATCAAATAAATACTTTCCCTCTGCATCTTCCAGACCAGAAACCCTTTTTATAGTGGAAGGACTTAGTGCCATGGGATCTATATTACAAAAAAGAGATCCCAAGAAAGAAGCTGTTTATGCTTTAAAGGGAAAAATTAAAAATGCAAGAAGCTTATCCGATCTTTCTGATAATAGAGAAATTTTAGAATTGATGCAGATATTAAATCTGGATCCAGAGGGACAAAATATACAGTGTCCATTTGACAGGGTTGTTATAGCTACTGACCAGGATCCTGACGGAGCACACATTACTTCACTCTTAATAAATCTATTTTATCTTTGGTTTCCTTGGATGATTAAGCAGGGAAGAATACAGTTTTTGGAAACACCTTTAGTTACTACTGGCGATAAGTCTAAAAAGTATTTCTACTCACTTGAAGAATTTAAGAAGGGATCGGGTAAATCTGATAAAGGAAACGTAAGATACCTAAAAGGACTTGGCTCATTATCTCTTGAAGACTGGGATTATGTTATGAAGAATAAAAGAATAACAGTTTTAATTGAAGACAAGAAAACTAAGTACCATTTAGATATGGCATTTGGTAAGTCCGCAATGGAGAGAAAAAAATGGTTAAGTTCGATTGTTTAATTTTTTTATATCGAAATATTTTAATACATTTACTGAATGGAAAGAAGATATGGTTATTGTTGTATAAATTTAAGTTTAGCTAAGGAAAAGATTTCTACAAATAGGGGAATGGTTAAAAAGACCTTTTTAGAAAAAGGAATCGCTTATGCCTCTGAACTTGCATTAAAGAATGTATTAGATCTCAGACATATACTAGAGTGGAATGATGATAATAATATAAGGATGTTTAGGATGTCCAGTGACATCTTTCCCTGGTGCTCTGAATATGAAATAAGTGATCTTCCCGATTATCCGGCTATTTTAGAGATACTGAAATCGTGTGGAGATTTTGCAAAGAGAACTGATCAGAGAATAACATTTCACCCATCACCATATGGAGTTTTAGCTTCAGTGAATCCATCAGTAGTTACTAAAGCAATAAAAGAATTAAATCAGCATGGAGAAATCTTTGATCTAATGGGTCTCGATAGGAATTTATTTTATCCTATAAACATACATGTAAATACTACACAGCCATCAAAAGAAGAAGCTGCAGAAAGGTTCTGTTTAAATTTCCAAAGACTATCCGATTCGGTTAAGAAAAGGCTGGTTGTTGAGGTTGATGATAAGAAATCCCAGTATACATCGGTTGATCTATTTCATTTAATATATAAGCCACTAGGAATTCCAATTACCTTTGATTATTTGCATAATCGATGTAACCCTTCCCAATATTCAGAGGAAGAAGCACTAGCTCTATGCCTATCTACTTGGCCGGAAAAAATCCCAGCTATTACTCATTATTCGGATTCTAAAAAACTTTATGAAGACGAATCATCGAAAGAGGTTGCACACACCGACTGGGTGTGGGGAAGGGTTGAAACTTATGGTCTTAATTTTGATATAGAGTTTGAAGTAAAAATGAAGGATTTGGCTTTGTTGAAATTCTTGGAAGAAAATAAAAAATCATTAAATTATGAGAGAGAACATACAGAACTTTGAGAATATGATTCTTAATAAAGAAAACACAGAGGAGATTAAATATACTGTTGATAGTAATACGGAAGCTTTGGTAAAGTATGAATATCTTTGTGACAGTTTCGGTAAAGAAAAAACAGATTTAGGTATCAAAGAATCTGGGTTGGAAATGACCGATCTTTATGATATTGATAATTTCAACACTGTAGCTAGAATACTAAATGAATTTTCGATATAAAGTATGAACAGCGGGGGTTTCCAAATAAATGATTTCAGAAACGAGGGTGGGCATCCGCAGTTCGAAGTTATAAAGAAGCATATAGAAAGAGCAGTTCAGGATCTTTTTATAGATTCGCTGAGAAGTAGAACTAACGATTTACTTTATGTGTTTAATGACGAGTTCCAGCTAGATAGCTTTACTGAAAGGATTCTCAATTATTGGGAAGGATTAGAAGATTATGAAGTTTGCAAGGAAGTTCTAGATTTAAGCAAAGAATTTAAAGAAAGATGGAAAAACAGGGAATTTATAGAGGAATCTCCAAGTATTTCTAGAATAAAAAACCTTTTTAAATCTTAGAAATAACAAGATGAAAGATTACTATCAAATATTAGGAGTTCATAAAGGAGCTTCACCAGATGAAATAAAAAAGGCTTACCGAAAGTTAGCTATAAAATATCATCCGGACAAAACAGGGAATGATCCCGATGCGGAGAAAAAATTTAAAGAGGTTTCTGAGGCTTATGATAATTTATCTGACCCGAACAAAAAATCAAAACACGATAACCCAAGTCCATTCTCTGGAGCGGGTGGGGGTAATCCATTTGAACAGTTCTGGAACGGAACAAATCCATTTCAAAGCGGAGACTTCTCATCGTTTTTCAATGGTCAGGGTAAGAGATCTCAAGAGCCAATGGTAAACAAGGGTAGAAATATAAACACTATCGTAGCTTTAACTTTGGAGGAGATGATGACGGGGGTAAATAAGAGGATCAAACTTAATAGAAGAGTCCACTGCGATCCATGTAAAGGTACCGGTGCAGAAAATGCTGACGTTGTAAATTGTTCTGCATGCGGGGGAGTTGGTAGGGTTAATAAAACTATTCAATATCAATTCGGAGAAATGGTTACACAGGAAACATGTAGATCTTGCGGAGGACATGGGACTAAACCTAGAAAGCCATGTAATGACTGTTCAGGAACAGGTACGGTTAAAAAAGAGGAAGAGGTTGATTTCAATATACCTAAAGGATCTATAGATGGTGTTTCTTACGTTTTGGCTGCTAAAGGTGATTGGGCAAAGGCACCTTCAAATCCAGGGGATCTTGTTGTAGCAATAGAAGAATATGCACATCCTGTTTATCGTAGAGATGGCATAAATTTAGTAAGCGAGAAATACATTTCATTCAAAGATATTTGTCTAGGTACTGAAATGGATTTTCCCAACTTAACCGGATCTAGCTTTAGAATAAAAGTTCCCCCTGGAACACAACCAGGTAAGATATTTAGATTAAAAGGCAAAGGATTACCAGAATTTAATGGATTTGGATTTGGTGACATCCTAGTCCAGGTAAATGTTAAAATACCAGAATTCCTTACAGAAGAACAAATGAAAGCAATAGAATATTTTTAAACTATGATTACACTATATTTATTTCTTGGATGGTCACTTACGTCAATCCTAGTAAACGGATCTATATTTGATCCACTTAGAAATTACCTTCTTGTAAAGTATCCATTTTTTGGAAAACTACTTTCCTGTATACAATGCACAGGGTTATGGGTTGGGATAATTATATTCGTTCCACTTTTAGCACTAGATGAAGTTCCTTACATAACAACATACAAATGGGTTGGCTACATAGCATACCCAATAATTCAAAGCGGTGTTTCAGTATTGATCGAATCGTTTATAATTTATCTAGTTAAGGGCTCAAGAAACAGTTAATAATAAAAATTTATAATGTTACAAAATTTAAGCATATCGGATCAAATAAATCATCAATATAGAACGTACGCATTATATGTTTTACAAAGCAGAGGTATACCAAATTTCTATGATGCTTTAACCCCAGTTCAGAGATTAATATTAGAGAACTCCCCTGGAAAATTTAATAAGACCATTGGCTTGGTTGGAGAGGTAATCAAAACCGGGCTTTATCATCATGGGGATTCTTCACTTTCTGGAGCTATATCTAAATTAGCTAGACCTTTCGGATGCTCATTCAGTGTTTTAGAAGGTGACGGATTCTTTGGATCCCCAGTCAATCCAAGTCCATCTGCTCCCAGATACACGTCGGTTAAAATCAATAGCAAGATCAAAGATTTTCTATTCAAAAACTATGATCTTAATGACAAGAACGAAGAGGGTGGCCACGATTGGCTTCATGTTGAAGTTCCTGTTGGATTACTAACTCACGTTGTTGGTATTGCAGTAGGGTACAGAAGTAACATCCTTCCTAGAAAATTAGAAGATATTATAGAATATCTAAATGGATCTCCGAAATTGCTTAAACCATATTTTAAGGATTTCTCAGGTAAGATATCAAAATTTAGAAACGAGGATAATACGTGGTTATTTGAAAGTGGATTTGATGTTGATGCTAAGAAAAAAACAATACACATCTACGATTTACCACCGGTAATGAGATATGATAGCTTTATAAATAAGCTAGATTCTAAATTAGAAAACTCCGGATGTGAGTATAGGATAGAGAACAGGTCACAAAGTAAATGCGATCTTATAGTTTCACTAAGGGGTATGGATAATACCAGGTTTACCGAAATTGTTGAAATCATATCAAGGATGTGTAAGATTATAGTTACAGAGGATGTTATATTCATTCGTGACGGTGGCGTTATGGAATTCACCTCTGTCAAAGAGTACTTAGATCATTTCAAGGGTCATCTTGAATTGGTTAAGCTAAAAAGGTTATTAAAGGATCTTAGCGACTATTCTAGAGAGCTACAGTTTTTGGAAGCAAAACTAAAGTTCCTTAATTTCATGATATCTAAGAAAAGAACAAACGATGAGATCATAGCATTTCTGGGAGAATTTGAAAATTGGATCTCCCAGAGATTGCAGAGGATTGAAATAATAAGGCTAAGCTCTGATCATATTAAACAAACCGAGATTGATATCAAAGAGTTAAAAGAAAAAATAACTGAAGCTAAAAAGCTTGTAAAGGATCAGGAAAAAATACACAAAGAAGCGGCTAAGAAAATACAGGCATTAGGTAAAATTAAGTCATTCAAACCCATGATAAATCTATTCGAGACAAATCAGATAGAGGGAATAGAAGTTTATCAGGTACCAGATGAAGAGGATACGGTAATTTCTGATGAAAATTTAGAAGAAAACGAAATTTAATTGCAAAATAAATCTAGAACTATTAAATAATAAGAAAATGAAATTAAGAATAACGAGCATCCAAAATTTTCTAGTCTTTTTAAAAAGACTTAAATCAGTAGAAAAAAGTGTAATCCTTGAATTGACGAAGGATAGCTTATTCTCAAAAGTTCACACCGCGGATAAATCGGTTATGAAATACACTAGTATTTTATTATCTGATGTTATGGAGGGAGATGTTGATTGGACAAAATTAAAAACTGATAGGATTAAAATTGGTATTTTGGATGCTACAAGATTAATAGAAGCATTTAAACACTTTAGACCAGAAGAGGACGTTTACTTAGAACTTACTACTGATAATGTAGATGGTGATTGCGTATCTACTGAGATTAAACTTATCTCTGCTTCATTAAACATCAGATTAAGATGTGCAGATCTAGGATTATTATCTTATGTCGAAGATAAAATCTTAAGCATGGTACATTCACAGGAAGATGCAGTTGCACAATTCAAGATCTACCAATCAGACTTTACCACAATTCTTTCCTTATGTGGATTGGAAACAAACTCAGAGGAAGTATTAGCATTTGAAATAAACGAAAAAAATGCGCATTCATTTGGTGACTCATTCAGATACAAACTTAATTTGGGTGCTTCTGAAATAACCACGTCGGAATCTGTTATCTCAAACATATACAAAGGACAATTATCATACATGGAAGCTGAGACTTGCCAAGTTTACGTACACGATAACAGATTGGTCATGTGCTCTGAACAATCGTCTACTTCGATTGCGATAGGATTAGTTGAAAAATAATAATTAATGAGCACAAGCAACATTTCATTTGTAACCGTATCTGATGACAGATATGGGCGTAAGGATGGCAAATATTCATCAACTCAGGATTTTATTTTAGAAACTCTTAGAGGTAATTCCCATATGGAATTCTCTAATTTTTTCTTTTGGAAATTTAATGATATACTATCGACAGATTTCTATAAGGAGAATAAAAAGATGCTAGATAATTATGATCCTGCTATGAACGGTAGATGCTATAAGCCATTCACTATCCTAGAAGCTTTAAAGTCAATAGGGAATGGAGATTTTTTAATCTATAATGACGTTTCCCCCGAGCATTGGACTAATCTATCGTTCGATTCTTCGGTGTTTAGCCTTGACGTTATAAAAGAACTGTGCAACTCAAACGGTGGTATACTTAGCACTGAAAGTGTTTGGATAGTTAATAACGAAGTTGCTCCACATACGCATGAGAACTTTACCACAGAGTCCTGTATGAATAGAATGGACATGCAAAAGTATCGCCATTCCATACAGCATGCTTCAGGCATGATGGTCTTTCAAAAATCAAAGAAAACCCTAGATTTTGTATCTGAGTGGTTAAAATGGAATCTTATAGATGAGTGTGCTAGTTTATCATCATTGGATGAACCAGTAAGGGATTTTTACGGAGTTGATGTCGGAAACTGTGGTAAAGTTGGACACAGACACGATCAATCTATCTCAGGATTGCTTATAAATGATTTGAATGGTAAAATAGTTAAAAATCCAGGGGGATTCAATTTTCTAAATTTCTGCAGAAGAAATTTTGGCTATGATTTCATCGAAACCAATCAGGGGCCAAGTGATTATATTTACTGGAATACATTCGATGGAAGCAATTGGGTTTATCTAAAATCACCAAGAAATCCTGAAAATATAGGTAGGGTATCAAATGACCCAACAAATTTAAGATAAATGAATCAGGAAGAAATAAAAGAAATTGAAGAAAGAATAGAAAAACTTACCTCACTAAAGAACGAGTTAAAGAACGAGGAACAGGCTGTAAAATTAACGATGAACTCCATCTACGGAGCGATTGGAAATAATTGGTTTGTTTGCTTTAACACTGACGTTGCAGAGGCAGTTACACTTCAGGGCCAGGATTTGATTAAATATTCGGAGAAAATATTACATAAATATTTCCATGAGTATTGGCATGTAGATAAGGAACTCCACGAAAAGTTAGAATTAACCACGGTTAAGAGGGTTTCTAAACCTCTCGTAATATATGGTGACACTGACAGCCTAGTTTCCAATAGCGAGGTGATCATAAATTATGCAAATAAGCCAAGTAAAATCACGATTTGTGATCTTTTTTCGATGTTTTCTAAAACTGATGGTTTTATTAGCGATTATAAGGGTAATGAAATAATAGAACCAGATAATTTGGCATCGCTAAATTATATAGACCAATCTCTAACATTTTCACCAATCAAAAAAATAATAAGACATAAAGTCAGAAAAGCAAAATGGAAACTTGTTACTGAAACTGGTAAGGAAGTAATAGTAACTAATGACCATTCTCTTACTGTATTTAGAGACGGAATTAAGATACACATAAAGGCAAGCGAAATTAATATTGATACCGATCTAGTTTTAGAGGTTTCTGTCGATATATAATACAAATTATATAATATATGGAGACAGCAATAATAAAAATGCTAATTACAAAATACAGAAAGGATAAAACAATAGAATTATGGAAGGTCCTCGAAAACCTAATAGAAGATAAATCATACTGTAGGGATTGCAATGAATCTATATTCTATCCAAATTCATTAATTCGTTTAGGCAAAGACGGAAATGTAAAATATGAAACTAATAATCCATGTTCAAAATCATTTAAGAATGTAGGTGGTAATAAATATTATTTATCTGTATGTTCATTTTGTCTGGATAAAAAATTTGATGAATATTCGGGTATGAATAAATCTAGAGTATTCAATATTATGAACAGAATAACCAGATATGCATATAATATTCCTGATGATGTTGCTAATGAATTTACTAAAACAACAGCGGTTACATTAAAAAATTTAGTAAAAAAATATGGAGAAATAGATGGTAATATTAGATGGGAGAAATATAGAAATCTCCAGGCTGTTACTAATACTTTTGAATATAAAAAGGAGAAATATGGATGGACGCAAAGTGATTTTGATGAATTTAACCAATCCCGGGCTATAACTGAAGAAAATTTAATAAATAGACATGGCGACGAAGAAGGTAAAAAAATATTTAGCGATTATTGTAAAAAACAAATAACCAACGGTAAGTCATTGGAATGGTTCATAGAGAAACATGGTGATGAATCTGGATATAATGTATATAAATTAATGTTAATTAATAAAGCTAAAGGAATAAATTCTCCTGGATGTGTATCTAGAGCATCTCAAGATTTTTTTGATAGTCTTGACATTTTAATCGGTACTAAATTTAACACGAGCTACTCCAGAAAGAATCGCGAACGTATCTTTTACATAGAAGAATTTAATAAAACATACTCGGTTGACTATTATATAGAAGAACTGAATTTGGCTATAGAATTTAATGGTGACTATTACCACGCAAATCCAAAAAAATACAAATGTGATGTTCATTTCAATTTATGTAAGAAAGGCGGGGTAACAGCAAAAGATTTATGGGAAAAGGATGAAAAGAAATATCATTTATTAGAAAAACATCACGGAATAAGAACTATAGTTGTTTGGGAATCTGATTATTACAAAAATAAAAACAATGCTAAATTTTATAAAAATATTACTAGATTATGTATAGGGAAGAAATAGAAGCAACAACCAGATTTTCAAAAATAGTATCATGTGAACAAATCGGTGAATTTGAGGACGAGTATGTATATGATCTAGAAATAGACGAGGAGGGTTATGATAACCAAACTTTTTTTGCTAATGACATATTGGTGCATAATTCGAACTATGTCACCTTCCAGGAGGTAGTAGATTCATGTGATTGGAATGGCGATCCGAAAGATCTTATTTTAAAGATAAACGAATATAGGTTAGAAGATTATCTTAAAGCATGCTTTGAGAAATATTCCAAAAAATGGGGCACGATAAATTACCAGGATTTTGAGATGGAAAATTTAGCTATAAATGGAATATTCTTGGGTAAGAAAAAATATGTTACCAATCTAGTTTATGCAGATGGTCTACATATGGAGCCTCTCTCACAAATAAAGACAGTAGGAGTGGAAATGATCAAAGGCGGAACCCCACCTTTTGTTAGGGAGAAACTAATTTACCTAACAAAATTCATTTTTTCTAAAGGCCGTGCATTCGATATAAGAGAATTTGTAAAAGAGCTTAAAGATATTAAAAGGGACTTTAAAATACAGGAGCCTAGGAACATCTCTGCTGCAATAGCAATTAATAACTATGAAAAGTATATCCTTAATGATGTAAGTGCATTAGAAGTCACAAAGGGATGTCCTATTCAAGTTAGAGCAGCAGCTTATCATAATCTTCTGCTGAACAGATCAAAATATAAAGACAAGTACCCATTAATTAGAAGTGGAGAAAAAATCAATTATTATTTTGTTAAGACTAAGTCCATTATGGACAATAACGTTTTTGCTTATGCACAGGGAACTTATCCTTATGAATATGCACCCCCAATAGACCATGACATGCAATTTACCAAAACAATTCTGGATCCTATTAATAGATTCATTGAGGTTATGGGCTATAATACAATAAGTCCAAATTTATTCTTAATAAACGCTTTATTTTAACACTATGGGATTCAACAAAAGATATATTCAGAAGATAGAGGTACTAAAGGAAAGAAGGAAGGACTATAATTCGGACGAGGAATTTCTGGATGCGGTTGTGGGAAAATCAGATGCCCTAATAGGTCCTAAGGAATCTATGGACTATCTTGATTCGCTTTATGAAAAAATAAAATCCAATGGAGAGAGAAAACACGCCACAGGGGAACATACTTGATAACTATGATTTATACCGTAAATTCATATTAGAAGAGACCGAACTAGTCCTAAAGGGTAAAAAACGGTATATTCAAACAAATTCTATAGGCTCAATAACTAAGCTATTTAATCTGGATCAGATGATTGACCTATTCTATTTAGAGGAAGAACATGAAATTGTACAGGAGCTGAACGAATTAAAGAAGGCAATAATGGTTAAGCACTTTTTAAGAGACCAGATAAGTGATATATAGCTTATAAAAATAATAAAATATTAATGGCTGGTAAAGTATTGGATTTTTGGTCTTTTTTGAATGAAGCAAAAGGTGAAACTACTAAGGTTATAGTTCTGACCGGAAATACGCAGGGAAGTAAGACATCTAAGTCTTTCGCAGAACAATGCGAAAAAAGGGGCGTTGAATGCTATGTGGTTGACGTAAATCAAGTGATGATAGAAAAAGTTTATAATGGGCATCTATTAAAAACTGGAAAAGAGGGAATTTTAATTGATCCCAATTCAACGGTGATTATACCAAGAAGAGGAGTGATAGAAAACTCTTACACTAAGCAAATTTTGACACAATTAGAAGCTGACCGATATTTCACTGTGAATACACTGGAATCCATTGAGGTTTGTGAAAATAAGTACATAACTTCACAATATATGGAGGAAGCGGGATTACCCGTTCCTAAATATGCTTTAGTACCGAATGAGGAATTTCTTGATTCTGCACTAGAAAAGATAGGTGGCAAATTCCCAATCATCATGAAGCTTTTATCAGGAACCCAAGGTATCGGGGTTTCTATTGTGGATTCTTACGCATCTTTAAAGTCTGTATATCAAACGATAAGAAAACTTGACGAGAACAGCGAGATATTAGTTCAGGAAAAAATCGATTCAAACTTTGACCTTAGAATTCAGGTTATAATTAAGAACTTTGATCCAATCAAACCATCTTCAGACAACTGTATTATATTAGGGTCTATGAAAAGAGAGGCGGTAGATAAAGATTTTAGAACTAATTATTCTTTAGGCGGATCTGTATCAAATTACGAAATTCCAGAGGATTTAGTAGAAATAGCTTGCAAAGCAGCTAACGCAGTTGGATGCCACTGGTGTGGAGTAGATATCATGATAGATAAGAAAACTAAGAAACCATATATTTTAGAGGTTAATTCATCCCCTGGAACCGAGGGTATTTCCAAGGCTATAGGTAAACCCATTGTTAATGATGTACTTGATTACATCTTAGATAAGGCTAATTGGAGCTATGCTAATTTAGAAATTGGTTATCTTGAGAAAGTATCTGTACCTGGAATTGGTGACATGGTAGCTAAATTTGACACAGGAAATGGTGCAAAATCCTGCTCTCTTCATGCAGACGAGATTGAAGAGAATGGTAAAAAGCTTATTTGGTCAGTTGGTGATAAAAAGTTCGTTAATGATATCGTTGGATATTCTGATGCTGAAATAGGAAGCGATACACACACTAGACCTATCATAGAAATTAACCTTGAATTTAACGGAAGCCTAATACCTAATGTTAAAGTTTCCCCTGTCGGCAGAACAGATAAAAGCACACCATTCTTAGCAAATAGAACACTAATGAGAAGAATGGGATTAATAGTAAACCCTAATAAGGCATTCGTGGTTACTGAAGAGCCTGAAGATAAATATAGTCCGGGTAAAGCAAAGGGTGAAGCCCATGCAGGAATCTACTTTGAAAATAAATAAAACAATATGAGCAATCAACAAGAAAAAACAGAAAAGATACAGGTACTTCTATCTGAAGAGGATTTAACCGATCTTAGCAGAAAAATCGCTAAAAGCGCATTGGCTAAAGGCGATGCACCGGTATCAATATCTCACTATGTTAGAAGACTAATTAGAAGAGATCTAGGTAAGAGCACTTCAGAGGATTAATTTTTATTAGAGAAGTCCTTAAATGATAATACTCTGTTTGGCTCGCCTTGCAGGGTATTTTTTTGCTCTATTTCTTCCTCTTCCGAATCTATTGGATCTTCTTCCTCTTCCGAATCATTTCCAATAACTTCAGGTTCTTCCTGCCCAGTCTCAATCTCTGTGTTGGGATCTTCTTCTGGCTCCGTCTCGAACTGATCCCAAGATCCCTGTCCTTCTTCTCTTCCTATTTCTTGATTTAATTGAGACTTATCCGCAGATATCTCGTCTCCTGGTAATTGTTCTTCGCCTTCCATTTGAATGTAATTTAGATGATATATATTGAATGAAAAAAATACTAGAATTCTCCGACTATATGGACGACTTAGATCTTAATCCTGAACAACAAGCAGAGATTAGAAACTGGCTAAAAAAATATGAAAAATACTTCAACTTTCATGATAGCGGAAATTTTATGAATTCTGTCGATCAGATTACTAATGACGCACTCAATCAACTAGGTATAGACAAATCAAAGAAGGATGAGGTTCAAAGCTATATTGAGAGCATATATGATTTATCCGATGGTATTTCTGTTATAATGTCACCGAATCCTGAGATTAATTACAACGGTATAGATCAAGTTCAAAGATTTCAGTATTAAATCTATTTTTTTCCATGCTGTGAATAATCACTGAAAAATTTTTTTATCCCGTGTACTGGTCTTACATTTGTTTAAATCTTTAAAAAAGAAAAACATGGAAAAGTACAATTTTAACTTCAAGACCTTTACTGAGAATCTGAAAAAATTCTTCAACAATTTAGGCAAAGTGGCTATCATTTTTACTGCAATGGCCTCGGGTTATGCAGCATCAGAGATCTATCATAGATACGAGACGACTCTAAAAACCCACAAAATGCAAACTGCAAAAACAGGTGAGGAGACTAAGGTTTATCTGAGCGGAGATAATGAATTAATGCTAATGGACATTAAATCTGGATCATATCAACTTTATGACAAAAACGTAATGGATATTATTTTTAATCTACGTGCTAATCAGATTTATAATGCTCAAAAATCTAAATAATGTTCAGAGGCATATACACACTCTTGGGTGCAATGATGCTCGCTATTCTGACTTTCTTTTATTTAGAAACTAAAGAGATAGAGAACGAAGCAGAAATAGCGGTAAGGGGAAATCCTATAAATTCTCAATCCCCGCCTTGCCTTCAAATGTATTATTACATTGAAAAATATTCCGAACAGTACGGGATACCAAGAAACTACGCTTTTGGCGTAGCATTTAAGGAAACGAGATATGAAGGTCCATTTCATTGGAAATATAATCCGGGTCAAGAAAGTTGTGCCGGAGCAGTAGGACCAATGCAAATAATGCCGGCAACTGCTAGGATGATGTGGAAAGATAAAGTCATCGATAGAAACAATCTTAGAACAGACATAAGGTTTAATATTGAAACGAGTATGAAATTACTGAAACATCTATATGAAACTTATGGAGATTGGAAATTAGTATTCGGCGCTTATAATACAGGTAGGCCAATGGTAAATCAATATGCAATTGATGTTTATAATTATAAAATTAGATAAAGTAAATTATGGAATTTTTTATAGTATTAGCTCTCATTATCTTAGCCTTTTGGCTCACGAGCAACTCTGAGTAATAAAAAATTAAGAAATAGTAAATGCTTTTAATATCTTTGACGAGATGCATATGTCAAAACATACATTGAGACCCGGATATATACAGCATCAAGTACATTAAACCATATCAGATATTCGAAGCCAGTGCATCAGCATCTGCACCAGCACTTACCCAAGAGCAGATCAAGTGGCTGGATAAATGTGCTGATGGTGAATGGAAACTTAATCCCCAAACAGGTTTTGTCGATGTGGATGGGGATTTCGATTGTGACGAACAGGGTCTGACAGATCTTAAAGGTGTTAAGTTCGGGGAAGTGAGTGGGCATTTCGATTGTGAGGGGAATCAGCTCACCTCACTGGTGGGAGCACCTCGGAGCGTTGGTGGGCGTTTCTATTGTAAGAATAATCAGCTCACCACGCTGGAGGGAGCACCTCAGAGCGTTGGTGGGTATTTCAATTGTGAGAATAATCAGCTCACGAGTCTTGATGGAGCACCTCAGAGCGTTGGTGAGTATTTCGATTGTGATGACAATCGGCTCACCACACTGGTGGGAGCACCTCAGAGCGTTAATGGGTATTTCTATTGTGATGACAATCAGCTCACCTCACTGGTGGGAGCACCTCAGAGTGTTGGTGGGAGTTTCAGTTGTGGTCTCAATCATCTCACCACACTAGTGGGAGCACCTCAGAAAGTTGGTGGGGATTTCTATTGTGATGACAATCAGCTCACCTCACTGGTGGGAGCACCTCAGAGCGTTGATGGGGCTTTCAGTTGTAAGAATAATCAGCTCACCACCCTGGTGGGAGCACCTCAGAAAGTTGATGTGGCTTTCAGTTGTGTTGGTAATCCAGTCTCTGAAACAACTTTAGACGCCATCTTTGCGCTAATGAAAAGCGGAATGGCTTATCAGAAAGCTCTAGAAAAACGCTGGCCGAAGATGGGAGATGAAGATAGGGTGCTAATGTATAAAGAAATGACTAATCTACCACCAGAAGATGCGAGAAAGTACAAGGCTTTGGCTACCTATGCTAATATAAAGGACTATTTATAGAGCGATATGTCACCGAAACAAATAATCCATCTTAATCTATAGATACATAATAAATGGGTCTGACCGGAATTGATCCGCAGGCGTAGTTCTTTGAATGCAGGCAGTGTTAGTATTGGAAACACTTTAATAACCTATATAAAGCTATAAATGGCAAAAAATCAGTTTGGGACGCTATCAACTCGTTTGGTACTCCTGTAACTGAGGTTGAGTACGCTTACGCTGCATAACCTCCGGAGTCTCACTTACTCCGTTTAAAAAAATGTGACGTTGGGAAAAAGGGTTAACAGTACCAAAAAAGTAGAGCTTATGATCAGTAACCCTGAGATAACATCAATACCCTTAAGATCGCTGTTAGTATAAGTTCTCTGACTGAAGCTGTAAGTCACTAAAAGACAGCAAAATGTTTGCTGGTGTCATAAACCCGATTAGTTTGTAAGTTTATAAAAAACTTTCTAAGCCTGTGAATGAATTCTTAGTATTAACTGAAGGAGACCAGGGTTCGACTCCCTGCAGATCCACACGAAATCCTTGTTAATCTAATTGACAAGGATTTTTTTTGAAACAAATCAGCGTAATCAATATATAATAACCAAATTAAAAAACTAAATTTATGCAAACCTTAATCGTCTTATTAATCTTATTGGCAGTTTCCTACATCGGATATTTATTATTTAACAGAAAAAAAGAATCAACAGTAACAGAACCAGAAGTAACAGTACCCGAGGTTACAAAAAATGAATACCCTGTTATATTAGAGAATGTGCCTTCACCTACACCAGAATTAGAAAAAACCGAAGTTAAAGAAAAACCAACAAAACAAAAAGTGGTAAAGAAGGTTAAGGCGAAGATAGTTAAAAAAGAAACTGCAGTTAAAAAAGAGAGGAAGTCAAAGGATAAAGGAAACGATATGCTTCTAAGTTAATGTATAACGAAACTATATTAAAAAAACCTGCTAATATCATAAATTAGCAGGTTTTTTTGTGAAAATATTTTTTTTATTCGGGATCGCTATATAAATTTGCATAAAATAAAAAAAGTACTAATCAACAAATTAAAAAAATGGACAACAGAATTCACACGCTAAAAAGAATTACACAGAAAATAGGAATTAAATTTTATCGAATAATGAATCCGTTAAATTGCTCCAAAATAGAAGAGAGCGAAAGAGAAACCGCATCTATATTCAGAAAACTTTTAAAGGATCCTGAGTCGGAGCTTCTTACCTCCCCTTTATCAGGAAAATATTATATAAGAACTAGAGATAAGTCTATGCTTTTAGTACTAGGCCACAATCAGATATCAATAGTAAATCATGTATATGGATATAACGTTCCTCTTTCACAAAAATCAGAAAGGATGCTAACCGAAACTTTTATAGAGGAGGTAGAAAAAAGAAGGAATCAGATGGAGGATGAATATAAAAATAACGTTCAGCATAGTCTTAAATCAATAATAAAAAAACTAAATGAAAAACAAAAATAACTTTAGAGGCGTATTCTGGATAGGCATAATCCCAATTTCTGTTATAATATTAATATTTATGATGTTATTATTCGGGGTTATAATTGCTATGACCAGAAAGTCTTCTTTGGGATTACATAGTAAAGAATTGGTAAAAGAATCACACGTTTGTCCTAAGCAGGAAGTTATTTACATCCACGATACTATTAAAATTAAAGTTATTCATGCATGTAACAGAGAACACGTTTCTGTTAATATTAAGCCGGCAGAAGCTGGGCCTAATGACACTAGCAAAGCAGATCATTAAAACAATTAAAATTAAAGAAAATAATAACAGATGCCAACTTTAGTTTTAATATCAGATACCCACACCAAGCACTATGAAATAGATGCTCAACTTAAAGAGATATACGGGAACCATCCTGATGCTATTATAGTACATGCGGGTGATATTTCATATAGAGGAAGAAAATGGGAGGTTGAAGAATTTACAGAGTGGTATTCAGGATTACCATTTAAACATAAAATCATGATTGCAGGTAATCATGATTTTTTATTCGAAGACTCGCCAGAGGCAGCAAAAGATATACTGGATAGAATAGGACCAGGAATAATATACTTAAATGACAGTGGGGTTGAATTGGAAGGTTTAAGATTCTGGGGTAGTCCAGTCACCCCATGGTTTCATGATTGGGCATTTAATAGAGTCGAGGAGAAAATAAATGAACACTGGGATCTTATCCCAGTAGACACTAATATTTTAATAACCCACGGACCACCTTACCTAACACTTGATGCTACTAAATCAGGTCTTAGAGTTGGATGTCCTGAATTAGCCAATAAAATAAAGGACCTTTCTGATTTAAAGGTTCATGTTTTTGGCCATATCCACGAGGCTGATGGTGTAGTTGAAAAGGATGGCGTAATCTACGTAAATGCAAGTATTCTTGATTTGTATTACGAGGTTAAAAATTCACCAGTAATTTTACATGTATAGTGAAATTTATTTCTCACTTTATTCTAAAACTTCTATAAACTAGGATATGGCAGGCATAAAAACTTTTTACAAACCAAGCGAAGCAATTAAATGGACCAAGGAGGAACTATTTAATCACGGTTATGTTGTTAAAACAGAAAGATGGCAGGGGATAGAATCTCCTGACGATATGTGGGAAAGTATGAATCATTCTTTCCAGTTTTTTATGCCACACACCATAGATGAATTAGTAACGGAGATCAGACCAAATTTGCCTTGGGCAGATGAGCATTTTGGTGAGAGAGTAGGGGGTCAACCATTAAATCCTCCCCCATCGCATGTTAGATGGCCTTTTGCTCAGAAAAATAACGCTCAATTCGGAGGACATGATAAATTCTCACATACATACCCAGAAAGAATTTGGCCTAAATTTGCTTCGGAGGTTCCTAATAGTAAAATGGAAGGTATTAGATATGAATATGGCGATTTTGGCGATGTGGTAGATCTTATGGAGAGAGAGCCTTTTACTAGACAAGCATTTTTACCTATTTGGTTTCCAGAAGATACAGGAACAGTTCACGGGGAACGCGTACCATGCACCTTGGGATATCAGTTTATCAGGAGAGGAAATTGGATTCATATGACTTATTACATAAGATCATGTGATTATATAAGACACTTTAGAGACGATGTTTATATGGCATGCAGAAAACTTATGTGGTTGTTAGACAACTTAAAACAAAGAGATCCTGAAAGATGGTCAGATGTTACCCCTGGTTACTTTGTTATGCACATAACTTCGTTACATTGCTTTAATAGCGAGAAAGGCATATTGAGGCAGTCTAATATGTAAAAAATAACTAAATTCACAATGAATGATGAACTACAAACACCAAAAAACTACGAGGATTTGAAAGATTTAATTCTCATGATCACACAGGAAACACCAAACAACATGGAATTGGGTGATAAAATGAGAAAAATAGCAGGCTCACTAAAAGACAATAAACACATAGACATTAAAGAACTCACAAAGAACCCAATCTATTATGGAAGATAATAAAAATAAAAAGTCCGAATTAATCCCATTTAAAGCCCCCAGTAAGGAAATGCTTAAACACTATGCGGATCTTTACGGAAGGAACCAAACCAAATGGATTCGTAGAGCCTCTTTAGAGGTTAGCCATCTAGGTTCTGAATTTGTGTTCGAGGAAAAGAGCATGAAATTAATGGGTACTATAGATCAGGTATTAATGTTAGTTAAGGACTCTGAAGAAAATTACTATAGAATGAACAGTAATATCATATCAGAAATAGTAACTGGGAAAAGATAATGGTTGAATTTTACGTAAAAACCCACGATCCCAAATCTCATATAGAGGCTTGCTCCCTTATAAACTACTTTAATTGTGAAATAATAACGGATAAAGTGTGCGAAAAAGATGAGCCTTTCTATGGTGTATTTTACGTAAAAGCATCGGAAGATGCTTTCGAGGTATTCAGTGAGTTCTCAATTGGAATAACCGTTGAATATCCTCAGGGAAAAACCCTCAGATAATTTTTAAAAACCATTTAGATCTTAGACCTTCCAGGATATATAATCAGTTATCTTTTGGGAATTGGGCAAAATTAACCGAAAGACAATGGAAGAAAAAGATATAACAAGCACGTTTTTAATGAAGCAGATTTTAGATGAACTGAATCATCTTAAAGCTAATATGCCGAATGGTGAATTAAAACACCTGCAAACAACAATGGAGGATCTTAAGAAAGACCAAAGGTCTATGAAGGATGATATTTCGGATATGAAGAAAAAGCTTCTTGATCCAGAATCTGGCGTTATTGTTAAAGTTAATGAGAATACCAAATTTAGATTAGCTGAAGAAAACAGATATGAAGATTATATGAAATTTAATATCGATGTTGATTCTCTTAAGAAATGGCAAAGCGGTGTTAATAAAGCTCTTTGGATTATTTTTGGAGCTATATTAGCTATTGCACTAAAAGTTATTTTTGGAGTAGCTCCTTAAGACAATAACTAGTTAAAATACCCCTCATGTTAATATATAGCATGAGGGTTTTTTGTTTATAAAAGGCTGAACCTAGCTATTCGCAAATACTACAATTTTTGTAAATTAAATAATATCAGGATGATGATCTCATGAAAGATAATGAGAAGGAAATATACAACAAGAATCTAATAATCTATTCTGCGATAGTAAGAGAAAGAATCCGGGATAAAGATAAAATATTAGATTGCATAAAATTACTTGAGTATTTTGAGGACTATGAAAAATGCAATCATCTTTTAAGCATAATAAAAGAGATAGATAATCCAACAACAATATAATAAGAATTGGAAAGAAAAATAGATAGAGGGGTATTCGAAAATGCAATAGCTACCATGAAAAAATATGGAGTCGGTAGCATATTGTCAGCAAAAATATACCCCAAGAGGGAAAGCATCAAAAAATCTCTTCTTGTATACTATGAGTCTACCGAGGAATTTGAAAAATGCACTTATATAAAAGAGTTCTTCGAGGAGCTGGAAAGAGAAGCGGAAGAGTCTAAAATATATGATGATATAGTAGGAGCTACAGGAGAAAGATTTTCTGATAAAGCTTATAATTTTTAACTGCTTATCCGTTTTTATATAATTGAAACCTTTAATTGGAAAAAGTATATAATAACCAGTAACTTTAACACTTGCTAATAATAAACTTAACACTTGCTAATGAAGTTTGAAGAATTAAACGACGAGCAAATATCTAAAATGTCGGATATTTACTGGAACAGAGATTTAACATGGGATCAGAGAATGAAAACCCTAAGTGATCTTATAGGAAAATCCGAAAGGACAATACAAAAATGGATTTCTAAATTAGGCATAACAGAAAAAGCACTAACAGAGTCACCACAGTACATAAAGGCTAAGGAAAGAAAATTTGACAAGAAGAAAAAGAAATTTATAATTACTTGGGCACAGAACGATACTCCAGTTCATGAGGATTTTATAATGAACATAGAGGCTTACGCCAAAGAGATAGATGCAGACATTCACGTCATTGCAGGAAGATATAAAAATCCAACTTCAGTTTTTTCTGACAGAAGTTATGACGAATGGTCAAATAGAATAGCAATATATCTTGATGCCAATCGTCATGAGGTTCATAAACATATGTGGATCATGTCAGATGTCAAGATTCAACCTACTGCGGTAGATCCAATGACAGGACTACAAGGTATGAGCGGAATTAATTCTTGCGTCTTTGGATCACCAAGAGTTCATATGGAAACAATTCCTGTCCTCGAGGGAAATCTTCCTAAGATGATGATGACCACCGGAGCATGTACTCTTAAAAACTACACCGATTCAAAATCAGGAAAGAAGGGTGAATTTCATCACACATTAGGTTTTGTTATAGTGGAAATTAAAGATGCAAATACATTCTTTGCCAGACAGGTTACAGCTACCGAAGATGGGGATTTCTGCGATTTATACTATAAAGTTGAGGAAGGGGAAGTTTCTAAGATTGATTCGATTGCAGCTGCTATATTAGGAGATATTCACTACGGCCAGCATGACGAAAGGGTCATTTTAAAAACACTTGATCTATTCAAGAATCTAAAACCGGAACACGTAGTTCTTCATGATGTATTTGATGGGCTTTCTATTAACCACCACGAATCAAAAGATCCTTTCATACAATATCAAAGAGAATTAGACGGAACTAATTCTCTTAAGAGTGAAGTTGATGCCATGCTTGATGGATTAAAAAGCTTTGAAGAATATAACGTGGTAATTGTTAGAAGTAATCATGATGATTTTTTGGATAGATGGCTAAAAGGAACTGATTGGAGAAAGGCTTCGACCATGAAAAATTCCATAGAGTATATGGAATACAGTGCATTGCTACTTAAAGGTGTGGCTCCAAACGGTGTTATACCTTATTTAATAAACGCTAAATACCCCAAGTACAAAACTCTAGGCAGAAGCGATAGCTTGGTAATCAATGGCTGGGAATTAGGCCAACATGGAGATATTGGTTCTAGCGGAACCAGAGGATCCTTAGTACAATTCAGAAAACTTAATACTAAAATAGTAGTCGGTCACTATCACTCACCGGGTAGAAAAGACGGAGCACTTGCAGTAGGTACATCAACTAAGCTAAGGGTTAATTATAATATCGGGCCTAGCGGATGGCTTCAATCGCACGTTATAATTCACCATGACGGTAAAGCTCAGCACATCAATTTCATTAAAGGCGAATTCACCACACTTAAACCATAAAAATTAAGAATAAATGTCCGATAGAAGAACCGAATATAGAGCAGCCGGATTAGGATTACTTATAGGGTTTGTTATTGGAATTTTTATAGGTATGACCGTGTTTCAAGAAGGTAATAAATGTGAAGGAGTCATTCAAGAAAACAAATTACTTAAAGATTTAATATTTCAATATGAAAATTATCCAATAGAAAGTCCATGAAAAGATTATTTAAGTATTTACAGTGGTTGCAAAAAGAAAAGATAAATGCAATGGCATATTGTCAAAGAGGATTTTAATAAATTAATAATAAAAATAATGATAGAAAATAATAATCCGCCTCTTCTACGCGAGCTAAGATTTATTGCTGGTGTAGACGAGGTGGGCTGAAGGAAGAGGATGTCTTTCTGGCCCAGTAGTTGCCGCAGTAGTTATTCTACCCAATGATTTTTTAGATCCTAGAATTAGAGATAGTAAAACCATAAAGAGCTTAAAAAAAAGAGAAGATGTGGAAGCACTAATAAAAGAAAATGCAATAGCATGGGGAATAGGTGCAGCATCGCCACAGGAAATAGATCAGATCAATATTTTACAGGCAACATTTTTAGCTATGAAAAGAGCTATTGATTCTTGTAGCGTAGTTCCGGATTTCCTTTATGTTGACGGCGATAGATTTCCTGGACATAAGGGAATAGATTATGAGTGTGTGATAAAAGGAGACTCTAAAGTGCAATGTATATCTGCAGCATCTATCTTAGCTAAAGTTCATAGAGATAGGCTAATGAAATCTATCAGCCCAGAATTTTCACATTATCTATGGGAAAAGAATGTTGGGTACGGTACACCAGAACACATCTCAGCAATAAGAGAAATCGGTTTATCCAAACATCACAGAAAAACATTTTGTCAAAACTTTATATAAAATAACATGGAAGATAATAACATAGAACTAAAGGGGGAATCCGCTACAATAGCAGGATTACCAGAAAATTTCAAAGATGCCGAATGGGTTTTTCAATTTGATAACGAGAATCCTATTGTTTTTGCATGGAGTGACATTTCAGAAGAACCTGGTGATGTTACGATTACACTGAGGCCAAACGAGAAAAGTAGAATTACTTTTACTAATGTAGAGGGAACTAAAATAATGAGTCTTTATTCTCGACCGATAACAGAGGAAACTATAAAAGTTAGGGGAAGCCAAATAAAATAGAGAAGCATTATGGGTATATACAACTAAAAAAATAATGAAGAATTACATTTTAAATGCAGAGCTAATAACCAATAACAAGTTTAAAGCTAGCGAAATATTAGATATTAAATTACTAATGGAATCAAGAGAAGATTTCATTATTTTATATAATATCTTTATTGATTGTATGGAACCTAACTTTAATGAATATTTAGAAATATACGTTGATGATGTAGAACTAGACACAGATCTACAAAACGATTTAGAAAAAGTAGTCAACGATCTAGATTCAATTATACCAGGAGGTTTATCGAATGATTCAAAAATAGAGTGGACAGCAGGAACACCCGCTATAAACACCGTTTGGTATAAAGACAACGGGGATTGGTTTGAAAGAATTTCTGAATCAGAAAGGGAATTCCTTAGCGATGCAGAATTTGAGGATGATGACTATGATAATTCATTGGGTGGTTATAATGAATACTCAAATGGGCAAGAGGGAGAAGATTTCTGGTAATAACCAGTGATTATATATAGAATGTATTAAAGGGTGCCTTTCGTACTTAGTGTCCCGGGTCAAAATGGCCTTAGAGTTGTTAGCAATAGCAGCGATGGGATTTTAAAAAAAAGAAAAAGGTAAAATGAAAAACAACACGATCGGGGTATACAGTACTCCAAAACCACAAGCTTGGATAGCCGTATCCAACAACAGACAAAAAATCTACGGCTCAAAGGAAGATCTAGTTTATCTAGACAATGGACAAGAGTTTCAAATCGAGCTCTATAATCCAACATCAACATCCTATTTAGCTAAAATCTATCTCAATGACAAGATTATCAGTAGCTCAGGTTTAGTACTTAGACCCGGGCAGAGATACTTCTTGGATCGTTTCATCGAAGAGAAGAAGAAATTCTTATTCTCGACTTACGATGTTGATGACACAGAAGAGGCTAAAGAGGCAATCAAAAACAACGGTAAGGTAAAGGTTGAGTTCTATCCGGAACACACGAGTTACAGTTGGAGCCCTCTTTCAACAGGGACAGCCTATGTACCTTATCACCAAACTTGGACGAACGACCCAGGAACAGTGAATCCTATTATTTTCGGAGGAACTACGACCAACAATGTTTATTACGCTAGCAACACTTCAGCATTGAGTGGTACGATTGGTTACTCTTCTAAAAGATTATCTGGACTAGTTAACTGCTCGGTTGCAGGTTCGCTTGAAACCGGTAGAGTAGAAAAGGGGGAAAAATCTGATCAGGACTTCGGAAAAGATTCAGGTAGTTACTCCTGGTATTGCGGTTACACATCGGAGTATCAAATTCTTCCGAGATCAGCTAAGCCTGTAGAGGTTACTGAGATTAGGGATTATTGTACCGGATGTGGAACAAGATCCAAGAAAAAAACATGGAAATTTTGCCCTAACTGTGGCGAATCTCTAGATCAATAAATTTCGTACAAAGGCACCCCTTTAATACTTTTACCCGAAATTTTATTTGACTTTTACAATAGAACCTATAAATACAAAACATTGAGAGTTTTTTATATTGTACCATATCTGTCTACCGGAGGAATGCCGGAATATTTAAAGAATAAAATAGACAAAATCAAAGACGAAGCTGAAGTTTGGGTTTTTGAAAAAAGACACGAGTTTTCCTATAATACAATCAGGAAAAGAATAGAATCCATACTTGGTGCGGAGAGAATAATAACATGGGGGGAAAAGCCTGAGGATATTCTTATCAAGGCGATTAAGGAGATGAAACCTGATATTATACATTTCGAAGAACCCTGCGAGCAATTCTTAAGTCACCATCTTTTGGATATTATATTCTCCGACGACAGAGAATATAAAATATTTGAGACCATGCACGATTCATCGGTTTCACCTGAAGAAAAAATATACCTTCCCGATAAATTTGTGGTCGTTAGCCCTTGGCAGGTTAATCTGTTAAGAGATCTTAAAGTACCCATAGAAGTTATCGAGCACGAGATAGCTAAGAAACCTGTAAGAGATTATTTAGATAGCAGAGCAAAATTAGGGCTGGATCCTAATAAGAAACACGTAATCCAAATAGGTATATTTACACCAAGAAAAAATCAAAAGGAAACAGCAGAGATTGCAAGGCTACTACCAGAAGTGGAATTTCATTTCATCGGTACAATGGCTGATAATTTTAAATGGTATTGGAATCCTATCACAAGCAATCTTCCCAGCAATTGTAAGGTATGGGGAGAAAGGGATGACGTAGATCTATTCTATCAGGCAGCGGATCTTGTTATATTCCCGTCAATACCTTTATTTAATGATAAAGAAACAAGCCCTCTTGTTATCAAAGAAGCAATATCTTGGAAAGCCCCATTGCTCCTAAGAAATCTCCCTGTCTACGTTGACATGTATCAGGAATCAAACACTCTAAAGTTTTTTATAAGTGATGATAAAACAGGGATAGCAAACCAGATAGGAGAAATATTAGAACTTAAAAAAGAATTAGCTATGAATAATAAAAGCGATATGTTTATACATAAATTTTCTCCATGGGATAATAAACTTGATATAGTTTATATAGGGGATTCAAGAAACATAAAGGAACTCGATTGTGATGTTTATGTTAAGGATGTGGACAGCGGTTCTAATATATTTCATTGCACTATAAACTTTAGTTTAGGTGGATCATATTGGATAATCCCAGTGCCCATCCACATTTACGATTTCCAAAATAATGCAAATTTTGGTGGATTCTTAATTGAATATAAACAGGGAGAAGAGGTGATCTCAGAATCTATAATAAGATTTAGGAACGTAACAAAGAAGATCTGCAGATTGGATACAAAAGATCCTATATTTAGAAACTATGAAGAGTTCTTTACTGACCGAATATATGACATTATGACCGATAGCATATTCCGAAAGAAAGTTGCTATTGACGTTGGTGCTAATGTTGGATTATTCACAGAGTATTGTTTAGATGTAGGGTTTGAAAAAGTTATCTCAATAGAACCAAATCACCTAGCCGCTAATGAATTCAGAAAAATGCACTCAGAAAATCCAAATGTTATCTTCAGTGAGATTGCTTTGACCGCGGATGGCGAGGATGTTAATCTTAGTGTAGATCCAGGAAACAGCCTAGTTTCAAGCATTGCTAAAACTATAGGTGATAATACTGTTTTGGTTAAATCGCAAACACTAAACTCTTTGATGTCTGATCATGATTCAGTTGATCTTCTAAAGATTGATATAGAGGGTGCTGAATATGATCTTCTTAGTAATACTGATATTGCATCTCTAGCTAAAGCTAAAAATATAATTCTAGAATTCCATGACAATAACGACGGAAGGGTCAATATGTTAATAGAAAAATTAGTTAGCGCTGATTTTGCGGTTAAGCTTTATGATGAATTAATACAAAAAGAGGTTGATAACAATGCAGATCACGGAGTAATATTTGCAAAAAGAAAAAATTAAGAAATGAGAATAGCACAAATCACACCAGGAGTAATTCAGATACCCCCTAACGGATGGGGAGCAGTAGAAAAAATAATCTGGGAGTACACAAAGGTATTAAGAGGTCTTGGCCATGAAGTTGAAATAATTTACACAGATGACGTCAGGGTAGGTGAATGGGATATCGTTCATGTACACATGGCTAATCTAGCTTTAATTTTAAAAGAGAGAGGCATTCCTTATGTCTTTTCTCACCACGACCACCACGCACATCATTTAGGAAAGGATTCAGCTGTTTATAAACAAAATCTGGAAGCTATAAAGGGATCTGTTCTATCTTTTGTTCATGCTAAATATCTTGTCGATTATTTCGATTCTTTACCACAGCTAAGATATCTCAGCCACGGAGCTAATTTAGAAGATTACTATTTCGAGGATAGATCAAAAGACCTTATCGAAAAAGGACCAAGTTTAATAATGATGGCAAACAACGGTCTTTTAGGAGATCCATTATTCGATAGAAAGGGATTCATTCCTGGAATAGAGTGTGCTGCAGTACTGGATCTACCAATAACTATAATATGTCCAAGTAAAAACAACAAGGAGTTTTTTGAGAAGAATAATGTGGTAGCATCATACAGAAAACTTAATTTAATATATGATTTGAATTATGAGGATTCGCTTTCAGAAATGAGAAAGCACCACATCTTTTTAAACCCAGGTTCTATTGAGGCCGGGCATCCCAATCTAACAGTTACTGAAAGCATAGCAATGGGTATCCCTGTTGTCGGTTTAATGGAGGCTGATTTAAAGGGGATGAAAAGAATAGATACCGCAAACACAGTAGATCTAGTTGATGGTGTTTCTGATGTGATGAAAAGATATTCACAGTATGTTCTTGAATGTAAAGAGGAAAGAAGTTTAATATCATGGGAGGTTATCGTTTCACGAATGCTCATGGACTATGCATCATTCGGTAAGATATCGCAAAAGGATCTTATACTTAATGATTATCGGACAATTCCTAAAAGAATAGAAAAGAGAGAAGATCATGGATTTTACTCGTGGTTTAAAAGACATCCTCATTTTTATAAATGCTCATATCCGGAAGCTGTAGGACAATCAATATTTTTTAGGGATGGCAGAACTGGATCGATTAAATCATTTTTAAATACCGCAAAAAACGGAAGAGCTTGGTCAACAATTCCTGATGATAAAAACGAGTATATTGACTGGGAGATCTTTATAAAGGATGGTGTGGAAGTTCTAAAAACAATTAAGATGGATCTAACAGATCAACATGTGTTGATAGAGGACGGAACTATAAGAAGAAACGATATCAAGGACATACTCAAGGACTTTGTGTCTTCGACTAAGTGTATTCCTTCAATATCTGAAAAATCAAAATACCTTGAAGACATTTATGTACCACATTTTAAATATAATGGTGATGACGAGTCTGGATTTTATAGAGTGCTAAACACGGATCAGATAATATCTTACTTTAGCCCCAATCACGTTAAATCCCATAATCCGCTTATAATTTTAAAAACAGCTGCATTGGGTGATACCATATCGTTCATGCCGTATGCAGACGAGTACGCTAAAAGACATGGGATTGAATGCGATGTTGTTGGTAATTTTGGGTTTCTGTATCAAGATCTATATCCCAATGTGAATCTGATACAAATGCCAGGCGATTTAAGCGCTTATACAGACATTATATGCTGTGACTATATCTATGACTTACCTTTACAAATAGGCTTCGCTAAACAGCTAGGATTAGCCGATATGGGCAAAGTTAGACCACAGTTAAAGACATCTGGTAAACCTTCTCCTTTAAATAAGAAGTATGTTTGCTTCTCCAGCCATAGTACGGCTCAGGCTAAGCATTGGAACAATAACAATTCTTGGGAAAAATTATGTGACCTTCTTACTAAGAAGGGACTAACCCCAGTTTGTATAGATCGATATTATAGCTTTGGTACAGAAGGAAATTGGAACGAGATCCCTAAGAACTGCATGAATAAGACAGGCATGGAGCTTACAGAAATGATGCACTGGATAGAGCATTGCGAATTCTTCGTAGGGCTTTCCAGTGGATTATCTTGGGTGGCACATGCACTAGGGAAAAAAGTTGTCGTGATATCAGGGGTAACCAAGAAGGATAATGAGTTTGATGAGGATTGTATTAGGGTCCACAAGGAAGACGTTTGTAATTCCTGTTTTAACTCACCCGAAAAATTCCCATTTGATTCCGGGGATTGGTTCTGGTGTCCAGAGCATAAAGGAACATCTAGACAATTTGAATGCACCAAGAGAATATCGGCAAAGCAGGTAATGGATGCTATAGAGGCTAGGAGCTGGACTAAATAAATTCAGATATTTTGATAAATAGTAGTAAAAATTGTTAATGAAAAAATTAATATTAATACTATTATTACCGACCTTAGTATTTGGGCAGAAATTTAGAGAAGAGGTTAAGGTAAAAACCCCAATATATGAAGTGGTATACAGCGAAAAATTAGAACAGCCCACCTGGATACAATATATCGTACAGTGTCCAAATGGGACGGCTTCTAGAGCAGGCATGGATTTTTATACCAATGACTCGATCAAAACATCAGATAATGAAGATTACGTAAAGAATATTTATGATAAAGGGCATTTAGCACCTGCAGCTGATTTCAATTGCACTAAGGAGCTTTTGCACCAAACATTTAGTTATTTAAACTGCGCTTTACAAAACCAATATTTAAACAGAGGGGTTTGGAGAATGCTAGAGGAATATGAGAGGGAATTAGCTAAAAGAGAGAAAGTAACAGTTACTATAACGCTAGTTTTTGATAAGAAATCAATTAAACTCCCAACGGGAGCCACCGTTCCTAGCGGATTTTATAAAACGATATACCTAGAAAAGTCTAAAAAGACAATAAAGTATTATTTTCCAAACGAAACACCGGCAAAGCCTAAATACACAGATTACATAATTAGATAGTGAAGATAGATATATACATAAACATAAAAATTTAAAAAATGGAAAGAATAGTATCATTTGACGACTTCAAGAAAAAAGCTACGGAAAT